GCTGGCTACCCTAGCCATGCTGGAGCGCCGCGAAGTACAGCAGCATGGGCGCATTCGGACTATCAGGATGCGGTTTGGAGGTGCGAAGTGAACATCGACAGCGGAGTAATCGACACTCTAGAGACTTGCAAGGTAGAGGACGGCACGCTCGATTACGATGCCGTGGCCGAGGTGGCCCGATGACCCATCAGCAAATCTGTGATGCCTTGGACGTTTGCGTACCGGCGCGGCGTCCAGTGTTCATTAACGGCGCTCCGGGATGCGGCAAAACCCAGCTATCGGAGAAGTACTTTCACGATCGCGGCTACCAAGTCATTACGGAGTCCGCTGTTCACTACGATCCGGTAGACATCAAAGGCACGCCTTGGCCGGATCGGGAGAACAACGTTACCCGCTGGTTTCCGCCCGAACTGATACTCAAGGTCCGCAACAACGGCGGCAAGGTAGCGGTCTTCTGGGACGACCTGCCTACGGCTCCGCCGCTCGTTCAGGCCGCTCTCTACCGCTTCATGCTGGAACACAAAATCGGCGAGGAGAGGCTTCCCGATAGCGTCTACGTCTTTGCGGCTGGCAATCGCATGATCGACGCGGCGGCGGTTCACGAAATGCCCGTACCGCTCCGCAACCGTCTAGTACACCTGCACCTAGAAACCTCGCCCGAAGCATGGACGAAATGGGCAGCGGACGCCGAAGTGCAACCGGAACTGATCGGGTTTATCCGCTTCCGGCCTGAGCTTCTCCATGTCTTCAGCAAAAAAGACTACGCTCAGCCTTCTCCGCGCACGTGGGAGTTTGTTTCTCAACTCATGGCGCAGAATCCATCCCCTAATATCGAGTTTGAGCTTTACGAGGGGTGCGTAGGCACCGGAGCCGCAACGGAGCTAATGGGCTTCCTGAAGCTGTTCCGCGAACTGCCTTCGGTTTACGAGATTCTAATGCACCCGAAGGAGGCACCCGTACCCAAAGATCCGGGTACGCAGTACGCAGTCTCGTCCGCTATTGCGCGGGCGGCTACCAAGCTGAATCTCGAAGCGGTTATGACCTACGCCGACCGCCTGCCGCCCGAGTTCGGCATTCTCACTATCCGCGATGCAACGGAGCGGGACGCCAGCCTGATGCGGACGCCGCTATTTATTTCGTGGGGACAACTTCACAACGATTTCCTGCGGGGATCTAACGGGAAGTAGCCGTGGATATCCTTCACTGCATTTCGGTGGTCAGTTCCGGTTCGTGCTATTGCAACATCAATCTTTACCGGGCTACTGAGCACGCCAAGGAACACAGGAAGTGGTATTGGACTAAGATCAAAACCCTGCGGCACATGAGGGCCGGGGAGCGTGCATTGGAGTTCGCGGCGCAACTCGCATACAAGGAGAGACAGAATGAAGCAAGCTAAACAGCAGCGGCCCGAGGCCGGTATCGATCTCGGGCTACAAATAGTCGTGATGGACCGAGGGTTCGTGTACGTCGGTGAAGCGCATGTCGTAGACGGATACTATCTTATCCACAACGCTAGTTGCGTTCGAAGATGGGGAACAGCGAAAGGATTAGGGGAATTAGCGGAGCTTGGTCCGCTACCGAATACGGTGCTGGACAAATCCCCGTTGGTTCGCGCCGAACGCAAGGCGGTTATATTCTGCGTTGAGTGTAACGCAGCGGCTTGGGGGAAGCGATGACCCCCTTGTGGATGATCGCCCATGTCCTTAACGGCAAGCAGACACTACTACTAACCTTAGCCGGGGACGGGTACGGGGACGGGGACGGGGACGGGTACGGGGCCGGGGACGGATCCGGGGCCGGGGACGGGTACGGGGACGGGGACGGGTACGGGGACGGGGCCGGGGACGGGGACGGGGATTAGAAAATTTTCGACAAGACAGGAGAGACAACAATGAACACTAACTTTTCACACGATCTATCATCAAAGGCCATGCTCGCCGGTTTGAGCATCAGCGTTTGGTCCGCTCACAAGTACGACGCCAAAATCAGCCGCGAGGTAGCCGAGAAACGCGGCGCTAACGAGTCTGTAGGCCGCTACCGCAAGCGTCTCGGACCCGATGAACCGCTCAAGAAACTGCGCTCTATCGCGTCCGAAGCCCGCGATTACTACTACAGCGTCACGCTGGCTTGGGCGAACGACGGGCGGCGCATTTTGTCCGCTACGGCGCCGCGAGGCCGCCGAGGCAAAGGCAAAAAGGAGCAGAGCATGACTCCGCACAGTGAATACCAATTCAAGCGGCTCCAGCGGGCGAGAACGCACCTAATGTTGAATAGCCCGTTTATGAGTTCGGTTGTGCTTCGGCTGATCCTAGCCGAACGCGATGAGGCATGGTTCCTTGCTAACGGGGCTCCATGCGCCACGGCAGCCACGGACGGCAAACATCTGTTCTGGTGCGCTAAGTATATCGCTACGCTCGATGACCTCGAACTGACGGGCTTAATAGCTCATGAGGTCGGACACTGTTTAATGGGCCACATGGCCCGCAGGGGTGATCGTCAGCCGCTCAAATGGAATAGGAGCGCGGATTTTACGCTTAATCTCTGCTTGGTTGACGCCAAGTACACTCTCCCCAAAGGTGCGCTGCTCGATCAGAAGTATGCCGGAATGTATGCGGAGCAAGTCTATAACCTACTCCCCGATCCTCCGCAAAGTAAGAAGGGCGGCGGCAGCGGCCAAGGCAAGGGGCAGGGCGACAGCGACTCCTGGGACTTCGGCGGCGTTCTCGATCCGACTGACGACGACGGCCAGCCGCTAACCACGGAGCAGAAGCAGCAGCTTGAGCAAGAATGGAAGATTGCCGCTTCGCAAGCACAATCCAACGCGAAGCGGGTAGGGTGCCAGCCGGGCAGCCTCGAAAAGATGGTGGCTGAATCTCTACGGGCCAAGGTGGACTGGAGAGAAGTTCTTCAGCGGTTCATTCAAACATCTACGGAGCCCCGCGATTACCAATGGACGCCGTTAAACCGGCGGTATCTCGCTCTCGGGCTAGGTCTTCCGTCTATCCGCCGCGAGGGTATTGGCGCAATCGACGTTCATGTGGATTGCAGCGGCTCAACGTGGCAAGGGCTACTGGATCAATGGGCGGCGGAATTGAATGCCATAGCGGGCGAGGCTCATCCCGAGCGGATACGGGTGATCTATTGGGACACGATCGTCCAGGGAGTTGAGGAGTTCTCTTGCGACGAAGAGATTACCTTCAAAATGCGCGGTGGTGGTGGAACTGACCTGCGGGCCAGCTTTGAGTGGGTAGAGCAGTCCGGTATCGAGCCGGTATGCTCAATCGTCCTCACGGATATGTACATCGGGGGGTACCCGCCGGAGCCGTCATACCCCGTACTTTTTGCTACTCCGACCCGCGACGTACAGGCACCGTTCGGAGAGACAGTACTCATCGAGGACAACTGACATGGGGACGTTAGGGATGGCAACAATTGGGCATGCCCGCGACTACTTACAGGAACGCCTATGGCTTCCTCAGACAGAATCTCACATGCGGGACGATGAGCGCCGAGCGATTTTTGATGCACAGCAGATCCTCGCGGCGTGCTATTGCTTGGCGGCATGGGAAGCCTACGGCAACCGATTAATAGTCAAAAAGCCCGGCTACGCCGAGTTGATATTTAGCTAAACGGTCTTGCGGGCGGACATCAGGGGTGGTGATCCGTCCGCAACTTGCGCAGCGGTTTCGTTTTCAGTCTCTCCTGTGGCGGAGCCGACTGCGCATAGAAAGGAGACGAAAACACATGCGACTACATGACCGCATTCTACTCGGTGGCTGGCGGGATCAGTACGGGACTATCGATGGGTTACAAGGCCATCGTGTTCTCGAAAAGTTCATCCCTGTAATGCAGCAGGCTAAAGTCATCGTTGCCGACAATGTTGCCGACTATGCGTTGTCGAATATGAGGCAGTACGTTCACGATATCGGCGCGGACGGGCAAGAGACAGTTGCCAAGATCGATTATTCCCAATTCAATTGTGCCCCACCGTTTCGCAACTTTATGCTCTCGGTTAAAGCGCACAGCGGAGCCAATATCCCGTTTCTTGAATGGGTCATATGGGCATCAAGCTGGACGCTCGAAGAAATACGCACCTTAAGCGAGCGGCACGTGGGTGAAGATAACGAACACGGCTCCGACAAGGTTCTGGCGGCCATGCTCCGCGATAACGGTAAATGGTACTGCCGGTATTTTCTCTTTGTAGATTTAGGACACGACGATCCGCCAATGCTGGCGGCTATTTACAGCGCCTTCATAGACGAAGATGGGCGGGCACATCATTCGGTCTATAGTTTTCCCGGAAGAAAAGAGCGGCTCGAAGAGTACGCGCGCCGAATCTTGTTCGGTAACGACCCAGAAGCGGAAGGCGCGATGGAGCGACAGCGGCGCATGCCGGATATCTTCAATACGCTCTGCTTTGCGGCTTGGCTGGCGGTCACGTTCATGCACTGCAAGAACGTAGAGATCACGGAGCACAAGCCGGACGCACCGCTATCCAAGAAGCATCAGACGCGGCACGGTAGGCCGCTCTCGCGGTTCCACACGATTCATATCGAACCCGTCCGAAAGATCCTTAAGCACGAGGGACAGATCGAACATACCGGCATCGAAAAGGCGATGCACATCTGCCGGGGGCATTTCAAAGACTACCGTCAACGCGGTTTGTTCGGCTCCGAATCTCACAAGGGTGTCTACTTCTGGCCGGATCATGTGCGGGGCAAGTTGGAGCGCGGGCTAGTAACCAGTCAATACGACGTTAAGGCGGCCAAGGCTTGATCCGCGTCACTAACTCAACCCCTTACAACACCCACGACATGAAGCGCCTAGTGCTGCGGGTAGCCGATGACGTGCGGGGCCGCGATGTAAATGTGCGGGTACACTTCCCGGGATGGATGGGCGATCATCGATCTACCTCATCCGCGCGTGGCGGTGAACTACGGGCTGCCGATGCCGGAACTGGCTTGGATGATCGAGCGATTCCTGTGGTATCACCTCGGCACTACGATACAAACACGTCCTGGTAGCGGACGCTTCACGGCAAATGCGTACGTCTACGCCGAGCAGTACAACATTAGACTGAAATCGCCTAAGCCGGAGCCGACCAAAACGGACAAACAGGCCAAGAAGCTGGCGCACGCCCAAGCCATGCTTGCCCAGCATCAGTCGCGGCTGAAGCGGATACAAACGATTATTAAGAAGTGGCAGCGGAAGGTAAAGCACTACTCTAAACGGCTGCCGGAAAAGGAGAACATATGACCGTAAAGCAGGCGGATACCATTAAATGGTTTTGCTATGAACCTCTTGGGTGGGAAAAAAGCGTGGGCTATAGTATTGCGAAAGGAGAAAAGGACTGCCGCGCATCGGTACACGACGAAGGGCGAGGCGTTGGGTTTCACCAGTGCGGCAGGCAGGCCAGCCAGACCGTGGAAGGTTTGCGCTTTTGTGGTTTACATGCAAGAAAACTTCGGGAAAGGCTAGGGGTGGTATGACCCATCCCGTCCGCAAAGCTACGATCCTCTACTCCGATGGCAGCGGCCTAACCTTGACATTACTGAAGCTCAGGGAAAGGGCCTACCGTTGGTCCAAACGCGAGCCCTCTGGGGCGGAGGTTCCGTTTGACGATGCCGAGCACCCTGACATCGCCCAAGCCATCAAGGCCCTGCGGGTCGCTTGCGATGCCGACGAGAGGAAACCGGATTTGACTGTCATGGGGATTGAAGACGGTCCCGACCGGCGCGCGGCGCGGCGCATTGCTAGCGAGCTTGTTACCGTTGAACTGGTTTGTTCACCCGAATGGCAAGATATGGCTTCCGAGATCATTGCCGAGGAAACGAACGTTGCCAATCTGGCGGCGGCCTTGAACGGAATCCTGACCTATCTACTGACGCGGCTATCGACCAAAGACCAACTTCTGAACCCGCTGATGCTCGAAGCGGTTGTTCAATTGGAAAAGGCCGACAAAAATGACTATTCGAACGTCAAGAAGCGGCTGTCCGAGGCGATTGCGGAGGCGAATCAAATGATTAAACTCGCGCAAACAAAGGGATATGTAAGCCTGAACTGAAACAAAACTCTTGACTTCACACGCGGGGGGCCGCATAATTGATCCGCCGCAAAACAGTCTAATATTTTACAGGAGAACAACTGAATGAGCGAAACCGCAGTAACAAAACCGACCGTTGATTTAAGCCCCTTCACGGACTTCAACGAAGATCAGGTAGCCCTGATCAAGTCCATGATCTGCAAAGGTGGCGAGAGACAGGCCACCGACGATGAACTACGCTTGTTTCTAATGGTTTGCAAGCGAACTCGCTTAGACCCATTTGCCAAACAAATTCATGCAGTCTTCCGCAAGCAGAAGGTCCGTGACCGGGATGGCGAGCGGTGGGTAGAGATTATGACCATCCAGACCGGAATCGACGGCTACCGGCTGATCGGGGAGATGACCGAGGAATACAACGGGCAAGACGAGCCGCTATGGTGTGGCGAGGATGGCGCATGGAAAGACGTTTGGCTTCCCAAGGAGTTCCCGCACGCTGCCAAGGTCTGCGTATATCGTAAGGGTATCGAGCGGCCCTTTGTTGGCATCGCACTATGGTCAGAATACGCCCAGACTTACGTCAAGGACAGCAAGGAATACGTCAATCCTACGTGGTCCAAGCGGCCAGCCGGACAACTGGCGAAGTGCGCCGAAGCCCTCGCGTTCCGTAAAGCCTTCCCACAGAACACCTCAGGGGTGTACGTCAAGGAAGAACTGGACCAAATGGACAACGAGCTACCCGAGGAGCGGCAGTTAGAGGCTCCTTTGGGGGACTTTGTTGTACGCCTCAAGGAGCAGCCAGCCCCCGACGCCCCCAAGCCCGAGCCGCCTCCTGTCCAGACTATGCAGGTGCCCAACGGACCACCTGCACCGCCCGTGGCCGAAGCCAAGACCGGAAAGAAGGGCAAGCCCAAGCCGCCAGAGACCGCTCCCGCCCCCGTAGCGTCCGCTCCGATACCGGAAGTCCCCCAAGCCGCTGCGGAGCCGCCCAAGGCCGCTTCAGGCCCCGTATTTGTGATCTACAAGGTGCCGTCCGAGAACGCGCCGCTGGTCAGGGCGGTAACGGAGCCGGATTACGTCAAGGAAGACGTAGCAGCCCTACGCGCCCAAGCCCTCGCCAACGACACAGGGATTATTCATGCCGTGGTGCGACAGGAAGGCGCGTCAGCGGTTAAGGTTCACGAAGCCAAGCCGCCCGCTGCCAAGGCCACCACAGAGCCCGTAGCGGCCCCAGTTGCCCCTCCGCCTCCCCCTACTGAAGCGAAGCCCGCCAACGAAAGCACTAAGCGGCTCAACGCTTTAGCGGAGTACATGAAAGTCCCGCCGCCGACCGCTCTACCGCGTTTCACCAACTACTGGTGCGGTTTCTTTGGAATAGACAACCTCAAAGAGTTCCGCTCGGAATGGGACAAGCACTCCATAGAAGAACGGGGCCGCGCCCTTGATTCTTTGGAGCTTATCGTCTACCGCGATGCGGATATGTTCAACTCGAATCCGCGATCGGCTGGCGCTATGGCGGCCCGTACCGTAGCCAACGTACTCGACGTGGCCAAGGAATTCTGGCCCGGCCTGACTAACGCGGAGCAGGCGGCCAAGGCCCGCGATCTGTCTTGGCGCGTAGCGATCTCCTACGGTTTCACGGACAAGCACCACTATCAGAAGTGGGCGGAGAACGTGAAGTTGGACAAGATGGGCGCATCGGATGCGGTGGCGTTTCAGCGGCTGGCCCTGCGCAGCCGGGACGCGCACCTAGTCAGCAAAGCAGCGGACGCGGCCATACTCAACATGGACGAGATTGTTCGGCAAATGGAGGAAAAGATCCTCAAATGCCCGCTAGAGCAGGCTGAAGAGGCGGCTATCTCCCAGACGATCAAGGTGTTTCTGGAGCAGGTGAACGAGACACAGAAGAAGCCTGCGGCATCGGCCCCGCCGCCTGCGTCCGCAATATCTTCGACGGATGAAGACCTCGGAGGACTGTTCGAATGAGGCTGCTTTACCAGCATGTAATACCAGCGCTTATATTGCTGATTTGGCTTTCCGTGATCCTATTCGCCCTTTGGCAGATAGACAGGATGCTTCCGTGACCGGCCTGACCCTAAACGAGTCTGCCCACACCTACCTTCTAGACGGCAGTCCGCTGCCCTCGGTGACGCAAATCATCGAGGACAGCGGCTACGTGGAGAATGGGGCTAACTTCTACACCCCTACTTCGCGGCAGCGGGGCAGCGCTACGCACGAAGCGGTTCGGCTGGCGAATCAGTACGCTCCCAAGGCAACGGCCTTGGCCGAAGTGCTCGATGTGATGGAGCTAGACGAACGGCTCCACGGATCGATTGGCGGCTATATGCTATTCAAGAAAGAGACTGGCTTTGTGCCGTTCAAGTCGGAGGTTTTGGTATCTAGTCGGCGGCTTCGGGTGGCGGGTAAGCTGGATATTTGGGGCATGATCGGCGAGCGCCGCACGCTGGTAGATCTAAAGGGCTGGCGGAATCAGGGCATCAAACCCAAGCGGCCCGCCATGCTGCAGACCGGCGGCTACAAGATCCTGCTGAAAGAAACAACCAGCGACGAGACGGATCAGCGTATCGTCCTGAAGCTGCCCGGCGACGGAACGTTTCGGATGTACGTCTGCAACGATGCTGGTGATGAAACGGTCTTTACCGCCTTGGCTACTGTCTGGTGGGACCGTTACGCTCATGGGTACGTTAAGATTCGAGGGGAATAATAGGATGCGGATCGAGAGAGAACTAAACCACTGGATTATCGTACGCGGGAAGGAGGGCGGAAGACAGAGCTTCTTTTGCTTCTTCGTAGATCACGACAAATCTAGCTGGACGACCAAAAAGCCTTGGGCCTGCCGCCAGTATCCATCAAAACAAGCTGCCCAGGTGGATTTGACGGAGCTTGCTCGAAGGCGATCCACAAAAAGGCAGCAGTCCAAGAAAATCTACAGGGGAGAGGGGAATATTGAATGACCGTGGAGGAGCTTGTTTACCAACCTTACAGACAAGAAGGGGATCATATGACAGAAGAAGGAACCGAACAGGCAGCATTGGAAGGACAAGTGATGTCACCGCCCTCCTTCCAGATAGAGCGCTACAGAAAAGACGCGGAAACCCTACTATCTACGGTCGGCTCGCTACTTCCAGGACGGCAAGCCGCTAGCATCACTATCGCCGTCCAGCAACTGGAAGTGGTGGACGACGCAACATGCGAAGAGTGCATGACTCTTCGGAATGCCGCTGCTTTGGCTGAGAAGAAGATAAAGGACTACTGGGAACCGCTTCGCCGAACGGCAGACGACGCCAAGAAGAAGATTCTTACTGCTCGCGACGAGATGATGAAGCCCTGGACCGATATCAGAGATCTTGCCCAGAAAAAGGCCGATGCCTACGCCGCCGCCTGCCTTGCCGCAAAACGTGAAGCCGACAAGCGGGCCGAGCAGTTGGCCGCCGAGGAGCGCAAGCGCCTCGCAAAGGCCGCCGATAAGCTCTTAGGAGAGGGCAAGGTAGCCGAGGCCGAATCGCTTCAGCTCCAGGCCGAGGTCATGAAGGCTCCGGTTCTGCCTAGCGCACTGCCGCAGATCGACAACACCCGCTTCACCCAGAAGTGGAAGGGTGAAGTAACGGACGTGATCGCATTCCTGAAAGACATCGTTGAGGGAAAGCAGCCGCTTATTTTTGAGCATCGCGGCGAGCAGCGGGCTATCGTCATCATTGACGAAGCCGTTCTCAACACAGTCGTAGGAAGACATGGCCCGTCACTGAAGTGGCACGGCCTAACCGTCAGCGAGACGGTTAAGGCGGGGGCGAGGAAGTTATGACGGAAGAGTTTGAGTTTCATTCCAGTATGCTTTCATCGCCCGCCTCGTATGACGAGCACGAGGAGGGCGGGCTGCTGACGCTTACCTTTTGCACTAGCGGGCGGACGTTTGTCTATACCGATTTCCCGCGATCAGAATGGGAAGCGTTCAAGGCTACCGATTCGCATGGGCATTTTTGGCATGTCAGAATCAAGGGTAAGTACCCGTTCCGGGAGGCGTGAAGATGGCCCGCCTAATGGTGATGTACGGCAAGAAAAGGACCGTACGGAATACCCCGTTCCATCCAACCCTGAAGATCCGCCCCACCGGGTATGCCACAGATCATTGGCAAGAGCAGTTTTTCCGCCAAGGATTATATGTTGGGTCAGGTACGGTACGCGAGCGTAACGTAGAACAGGCGATTGCCCACTATTTTTCTAAGCTAAAGCGCTGCGGTCATGTGCCGGTGAACGAATGACCCTCCGCCCTTACCAGCAAGCCTGTGTTCGCGCCGTGGCCGACGCTTGGCAGCGCGGAGTGAGCAGGCAGCTTATTACAATGGCAACCGGGGCGGGAAAGTCGCGGACAGTGACAGCCATACCCGATATCATCTCCCTGCCGCCACACAAGCGCATACTCTTTTTGTGCCATCTGGATGAGCTAGTCCGACAAATTTCCGATACGTTCCAGGAATGCCTGCCGCTGCGATCGGTGGGTATAGAGAAGGCCACCGAGCGGTCCGGGGACGCCAATATAGTCATTGGCTCCATCCAGACCCTTGGCCGCTCTGCTGGACGATTAGATCAATTCAACCCCGACGATTTTGGGTTAATCATCGGCGATGAGGTTCACTTAGCCGGTAACAGTCAGGTATGGCGCAAGATCCTACGGCACTTTCGTGTGCTCAAGGGTGAGTCCCCCGACGACAGTAAACTCTTGGTCGGTTTGACCGCCACGCCGAGGCGCACGGACGGCGTAGGGCTGGAGTGTCTGTTCGACGAGATCGTATTTAAATACTCCTGGATTCGCGGCGTCAAGGAGCGCTGGCTGGTTGAGCCGAAATGCCACGTAGTGGAGACTGAGATCGATCTAAGTAACGTCGCCAAACGAGCCGGGGATTTTGCTATCGGAGAGCTGGAAAATCTAGTCAATACCAGGGCGCGAAATGAACTTGTGGCCCAGAAATACCACGAACTCACCCCTGGATGCCCGGCTCTTTTTTTCACTACAGACATTAAGCATTCGATGGATCTGGCGGAGGTTCTCAGGGCCAACGGTATTGACGCTTACGGCATATCTGGCAAGACGCCTAAAGAGGAGCGCCGCGAACTGATACGCGCATTCAAGGCCGGTGAGATCATGGGCCTGTGCTCTTGCCAAGTACTAACCACTGGGTTTGACGCTCCGAACGCCACCGCTGCCCACCTATGCCGCCCCACGATGAGCACCCTTTTACTGTGTTTGGACGTAGAGACGGAGATTCTTACGAGTCGCGGCTGGAGGAAGAAGGGGGAGATATCAGAGGGTGATAGTGTACCGGCACCTGACCCAAAAACCCTAGATATTAAATGGGTTCCGGTGCTCAAAGTGATAGAAAGAAAGCTATGTCCTTGCTGCGAAACAATGCTCTCAATGGACAGCGTACGCCTAGACTTCAGGGTTAGTAATGGGCACCGAATGCTATACAGGACAAGGAAGCGCCCGTGGAAAATAGCTCCAGCCAGCTCTCTCCTAAACATCTCCAGCAGCTTCCAGCTCCCGGTTGCAGGGCTATCGAACTTTAAAGATGTCAATCTTACTGACGACGAGCTTCGCTTTATAGGCTGGTTCCTCGCCTCATGTAACATGCGGTACAGTGAGAGCGTAAGCGAAACACCGTCCAACTTTGGCCCAAGAAAGAACCCGTTGCATATGTTTACTATTTGCAAAGGAAAGCCGCGCGGGCGGCTGGAGAGAAACAAGCGGGGGTGGGGGTATCTGGCTTCGTACATCCATAAAGAACTAGCCGAGAACCTTCTTTACGTGTCCGATAGGCAGTTTGCCATTTTACTGCACGCCATCCATCTGGGAGATGGGTCTAAGTATTTGAACCAGACATGGACACGGAGAAGTTATCACATTTCTACTGGCAATAAAGTATTCGCGGACCTCCTTCAGCACGCCTGTGTGATCCATGGCTGGGCATGCAACATGGGGAGGAACAAAAAAGGCACGTATTACCTACATACCAAGAAACGTGTTACTAGCTTTGTTGGAGGAGTTGGGTCTACCGATAGGCCGACATTACGCGAAGAGCCTTGGAAGGATGAAACCGTGTGGTGTATAAGTAACTCCGTTGGCACTTTGATAACGCGCCGGAACGGTAAGGTGGTGGTAATGGGTAATTGTCAAGAGTTGGGCCGCGTCCTTCGCCCGTTTCCGGCTCCAGAACAGTTAGAGCACCTGTCTAATATTGGACAGCGGCCAGACTGGATCAAGCAAAATGCCATAGTCATCGACTACGTGGACATCTGCCGCCGCCATTCCCTGATCACCACACCTACCCTTATCGGCCTGAAGCCGAACTTTGACGCCAAGGGCCAAAGTATAGTCGAAGTAGACCGTCAAGTCCGCGAGCTGGAGCAGGCGCATCCGACTCTAGATCTCCGCTCCCAGACTTCTCTCGATCAGATCAAGTCCTCGACTCGCACTCTTGATCTAATGCAGCCGCCCGAGGTCCCTGCCGAGGTCCGTAAGGTTTCCAAACTGGCTTGGCTGCGGGAACCCTCAGGCCGCTACCACATTGGCATGGTGAAGGATGTTGGCCTACTCTCAGTCGTAGAAGACACGCTTGGTAACTGGCAGGTGTTCCGGCATTCCAAGGGCATGCGGACCATGCTAGGAACGTCACGAGACTTCAAGGAAGCTATTGCGCGGGCCGAACGCGAGATCCCGCCCGAGGACCTGATTGTTCTTAAGTCCAAGGCTGCGTGGCGGGGTAGGGAGCCCAAGCCCGAGCAGTGTAAGTACCTATGGGGGATCGACCGCGAGGTCCGCAGCCGCTTCAAGACCCACGACGACTACTACCAGCACGCCCTTGAGCGCTACAACGCGGGAGACTGGCGATACGATCGGGGCGCGATCTCGACCATGATCGACCGCGCCCGTACCGCTACTGGTTGATTGTGTACCAATTCTCCTGGCCGAATGGCGTAGCCGATGAGTGTCTGGTGTAGGCGTGCCCGTCCGGGGCGTTGACCACCATTCCACTCGGCACTGTGTCGCCAGACAGAACGTAGTACATCGTCCCACCCCACTGCGGACCGATCACGGCAGTAAACCCGCCCGGTACCGCGAACATCATCCCTGAGACTACTGGCTTGGGGGGCGCTGGCGGTTGCGGCAATAGGCTGAGACTGGCGGCGCTAGCGGCGGCCTGCACGTCATCCGGGATGGCGGGATATGGCAGTTGGTCCGGGATTCCTAGTCCCTCGCGAGAGTCTTCGTTCTGCGCCCACGCTCCAACGAGATTCTGCAGGGTTACCAGATCAACGAATAGCTTGCGGTCGGCCCAATCCTGCCCTCGAAACGCCTCCAAATCCGCCAAGGCTGTGGGAGAAAACTGAAACGTCCCCTTGTCCAGGCCCTCGAACTGGGCGGAAAACGCTTGCCACTGCGCATCGTCCTGCTTCCATTTGGCCTGCACGTTAGCCTTTAGGGCTCCTAGGTTAGCAAGAACCGGGAGCACATTCTGTACGTTACTCATGAGCACGTTTCTCCTTTTAGGGAATCACTACGCCGCTGATCGGGGCCGCACCTTTCTTGGTACGGGAAAATATTACCTTGGTTGTGCAATGCCCGGACTGCCCTACCGGGGCGAGGCCGAACGAGGTGTTATCCAGAAGAACTTCTTGCCCGGCGAACTTTGTAGCAAAGTCGGGCGGAGAGACTGACTTGAAATAGGAAGTTAGGGCTGAGGCTCCGTACGTTACCCCGAATCCCACAGCCCCCCAGATACTGCTTGCGGCTATCAGCTTCATGGCCAAAAGCCCCGTGACGAGCCCGGCACCTCCCTGGATGGCCTGTGAGCCGACTATGGGTCCGGATTTGTTCCGCGACAGGCTATTAGCGATCTGGGCGTCGTCCTCGTCAACGTAAGAGATACCCGCCGAGGCGGCAGCGCTCTGTAGATCCCCGGCGTCAAGCTCCAGGGCGACCGGCTGCTGGTTGCAGGGAGTTACCTTCCACGCCCAGATGTCATACCCATTGGGGTCTTTGCCAACCCGTAGTCCGGGGCTGAAAGACACGCGGGCGCGCGGTCCGGTTACGGCAGTGGATGCCTGCGGCGCATTATAGTTAGGCGGGGCGATGCTTTGCCAGTCGGCATCGATCACCCGGAGGACTTCCGTGATCTGGCTCGGACCTTCTTTGAGATCCAGATCGTTCGGGATCGGCATCATGTTCGTCCACTGCTCTTGTAGCAGATAGCCATTGACTGCGTTGGCCCAACATTCTTCTTGCGTCAACGCCGGATTACAAGCGAACGACATCAGCGGGAAAAGTGCCAGCAGAAACAATACGATACGTGCCATGCCAGCCGTATTCTGTCAAATAAGCAAGGGCCGCGTCAAGATGTTTCTCTTGACTCCATCAGGGGTATTGCCGCACACTCGTACTGCAAAGGAGATTCAGCCACTATGAAACTTTTCGTTCTGTCTTTACTTATTCTGCCGCTAGCTACGGCAGACAAACCGAAACCACAGTGGAATAACGCCACTTGCCCGGATGGATCTACACCTACTGGACGTGGACCGGACTACATCATTTGCCGAGGCCCTGCTGGGCCGACAGGACCAACCGGGGCACCTGGGCCGCAAGGACCGATAGGCTTACCCGGAGTGCCTGGAGTCCCTGGGCCAGCAGGGGCGACTGGTTCGCAAGGGCCACAAGGCCCAGCCTATGTTCCGCCTAAGCCAGCACCTTTGCCTTGGTTCGGCTGGACTGCCAAGAATGGCGCTACTGCTACGCCCAGCGAAGATAGCAGTCGCATATTGATCCGTTGCGTCGGTCCTGGCATTTGTGGTTTCACACACCCACTCGAAGGCTCGATGACCGTAAAAATTCGCCCGTCGTTCGATCCCAAGTGGGGTAGTGCGTGGTTCGGCGTGGTAACACAGCCGGAATCCGAGCCAGTCGGCTTGTTGAATACTTTCTCAGCATCTGGTTGGAGCGTTTGGTCTGGAATCCATACGCCATGGACGAACACTACCGGATATCCGCTACCGCGCAGCGACGAGTACTGGGTCCGCGCGAAGGACGGCACCGTGGACTACTCGTCCGATGGTGTGTTGTGGTACCCACAAGTTACAGTTGCCGGGGGTCAGGCGTTCCTGGGCTGCTTCAACGGCGGCGCATTAACGGTTCTGGACATTCAGTAAAATATTGGACTACTCACCATGAAACTAACAATCACAACGACGATCATTCTCCTGGCGGCCATCGGCTGCCGGACCCATAGCCTCACACTGACAAAAGATGAACGCCTGCGCTATTTCGACGCTCAGTTTGCGTACCAGAAACGCATGAGCGATCTGAACAAGAAAGACGTGGAACTTACCGGCGACCTACAGGCGAAGCTGTCGGCCAAGAATGCCGAACTAGACAAACTTCTCACGCCCGAAATTCGCAAGAAGCAAGCGGAAATAAACGAGATAAGCGGAAAAATAAAAGCCGCTGTCGATCCACTGCAGCAGCAAGCCAATATCGCCGCCGCCGAACGTGATCAGGTCTTTGCGGATATCCTAGTCGCGCATAACTGCAGAGGTTGCCAGCTAGAAGACCCGAATACAGCCAAGAATCTACTCACCCCAGAGATGATCAGGGCCAATGCGGAGCCGGGGAAATCCAAATGACGGACGGGGCAGAACTGCGTTCACCATTGAGTAAGGTTAACCCCGCTCCGCACCGAAAAGCGGCAGGTCGTTTGATCGTTATAGTCGCATATCTCGCCACATCTTTCCTGAACTTTGGGGCGCTCAATGCCGCAAACCGATATGGGAGGCATTGGCGTACCCCAGACGCGGTGGCGGTCGAGGCCTTCATTGCGCTGATTCCAGCCAGCGGGACAGTTACAGCTATTTTTGACACTGAGTTCGGAGAGCACGGGTTTAGTTGGAAGATCGGATGTGACGCTAATGACCGACACTGAAGCGAACAAACTGGCGAGAGAACTTTCCGGCGGGATAACCGAGTTGGAACCGGCGATTGCTCGGGCGCTCAAGCGCGTGGCGCTGAAAGCGGAATTAGAGTCGATTATTAATTACGGCTACGGGAGGCAAGGGCCAATTGCGCGGGCTAGAGCGATCCGCGTCGAACTCGCGGAACTGGAGAAAGAGAAGGGGAAATGAGGTTCTATCGTAAGTACACAATTAAGTTTGGCACCTGCAAGCCTGGATGGTGGACAATTTACGATCCACATCCGCTCTATCATCGGCGTACATTCCGGGAGATATTCAAGTTGATCGAGGAGCGAACGCGATGACCAACGAACAACTACTCGAACGCGCGAAGGAAGCGAGGGAGAGAGCGGAGAAGACTACGCCAGGACCGTGGTTCTGCAACATAAATGATTTGATTGGCGGGTGGTGTGTTGGAACCAACGCTGTTACTGCCGCAGAAGGTTCTAACTCAAGTAACGTAGCGGATTTAGTTTTAGAAGTAGACGGATGATGTTTGGACTGGCGGGCAACTGGACAGCAGCATTGGTGGCGTTGTGCTTAATTGCACTTACGATAACCGCAGCGGGGGTGCAAGAGGAGGACGAACATGAGCAAAGCTCTTGATATCATCTGCCGCGCAGTAATCATCGCCGTTATCTCGGGGTTGGCCTTTCTGGGTTTCCTTGCGATGATGACTGGGCTGCACTACCTGCTTTACTGCCAGATGTGCTGGAATTGGTGATGGTCAACTAAATGCCTTTATTTGCTTGTGCATCCTGCGATGCCATCGACAACACAGCTATTAGCGGGTATTGGGAGCAGCAGTTCGACGCGCACAATGCTGGCAAGAAGTTTGAGCCAAAGTGTTCCGAATGCTATACGGGGACCTGGCATGGAAAATTCCCGAAGCGCTTCGCGAAGGCCGAGGGATATGTTCCCGATTCCAAGCTAACGGGATTTATCATGCCGAATGGAGGATGGGGACGTGACTGAAGAAATGAAACGATTGCTGCAAATCCTACACCGCTTGCTGCGCCATCGGCCTATGACAATCAGACTGCAATACGGGTATCTTGGAGCCGCGTGCGGAAACCCAGAGCGCCGACTGTTCCTGATTCATTCCTGGGGCGACGACATGTGCCTGCCGAGGTGGCTGGAGGGATTTCTACATCGTCTGCACGTCGCTAGTTGCTAGCACGTTGTTGCTCGAATCCAGATAGGTCATCCGAAAGTATACTGTCCCGATATTCCGGTTTACCGGCAGAGTGCAAGTGGACGTACAAACCGTGACATTGTTCGTTGGCCAGTCGAGCAAGTATCTGTCGTAGGAATAGCGAAAAGCGATCTTGGCCGCATTCGGTATGTCGGATAGATTGAATCTCATTACCGGCTGGTTCAACTCGGTAGCGAACGAGGCCGGAAACACATAGGCTACGGCTTGGTTGGGCTGGAGGGTAAGGGTGTCCGAGGTAGTTCCAGCGGAAATTATACTCATGATTATGCCCTGCTGGTCCACGACATATCGCACGATGTTTTGGCCGCTTTGGAGATAAGGTGATAGGCTAAACGTGCGTAGTTGCGGGCCATCTGTTCCATTCACACACAGCATGATGTCGCCGTAGGAACCGGCCCGCGCTGAACAGTCGATCTTGTCTCCGTAGTCGGGGCTGTTTAGGCGTGGCTGGAAGATGTATTTTAGGTGGGCATTTATGAACAGATTGGCCTCGCCCACCGCATGGGCCTGTGGCACCGCTGTTCCCGTCTCGAAATGCGGATGAGAAGTCAACTGATTCACTGTAACTGTGTTGTCCTGGAATTTACTGATCGTACTTTGCGCCAGCCCTACCCAGTTGCCTTTCGCCTTGCCGCCATTTGAAAGTGAAATTGCGTGCGGGTTGTAGCTCTGCCAACCCCAATCCATTTGGTAGTGTCGTAGCCCCGCCCCGCCTAGGAGGGCGATCTCCCAAGCGTTGACAAACCCAAACCCTGGATGGTTTAAAAGAGATGTTTGGCTGCCACCGGAGTTTGCTGCGGAAACCTTGAACCCGTTTCTCCCGCGCACAAAGGTGTTGTCGGCCACAATGGTTGCTGTTCCTCCGGTTGTCGTGCCGGTGGGCAACTCCCGGTATTGCATGACGGACGAAGCCGAACCGTTTCCGTCTTGTGCTAGATCCAGATTCTCGGACGAGTAGAAGAACGTGCGCGTGGTCCAGGTGCCGTTGCCAGTGCCATTCACGCCCGCCAGCGTGAAGGTTTGCCCCCGATGTTTGGGTATGTTGTTGTCCGCGCTTCCCAGGTATGTCAGGGAGTCGCCGCCAATCGAAGACTTGTTGCCGGTTGCGCAGATGGAGTTTGCTGTAGTAGATACCGCTTTTGTATCTCCGTTTTGGAAAGTGATCGTGCCACTGTTACCTGTGCAGCCGGGATTGAAGTCCGTCGCGGCCAATGACACAGATAGCTGAGTTGGCGAGAGGATGTAGTTCACAACAAAGTTCGTATTATAGGCGCTGTTGCTGGAACCCAAAATCCAAAGCCGCGTAGCGCCGGGAATGACAACAGGTATCTTGTGGCCTCCGGGAAATGTGCAAACATCATTCACACACGACACGCTCGACACTGTGTAACCTTGAAATCCAAACGTTACCGGCGTCCCGGTGACTATCGCGGTCCACGGTTTGGTTGAGTTGAAGCCTGTACCGTAGAATGTTCGCGCCTTGTATGCCAACTCGGTACTATTGGCATAGTTGGCGCTGTCAGTTGTCAGCGTCCAGGTCGATGCCCGACTGCCTAGGTAATTTTCAAAACTTGAGTGCGCGTAATAGGTGTCGGCAAAGTCCGCCACGTTCGTTACGCCGCCCAAAGTCTGAGTATTGTTAGGTCCCCAATTGTTGATGGAAGGAATATTTGCCTGGGTATCTCCAAGTACGCTCCCCGCTGTCGCCGTATAGCCAGTTACTGCCGTTTGCCAGCCTCGCCACTGCGACCAGGCAGTGTAGGGAATATAGAGGCTTCCAAACCAACCTTGGCGGGCGTATGGCTCGATAGTTAAGCAGTTCGTTGTGCCGGGGCATCCACTACCATCGGTTGAGGTGTTGTATGTTCCGTCGGCTACCGCTGGGCAAGAGAAAGTCCAGGTTGTCGGTCCGGTGGCACTCCCCGCCGATGATGGGCTGAAAGTAGTTCCAACGGAGCTATTGAATCCGCTGGTTGTCGCGCCGTGGATGATGAATGCGGAAGGGCCGCCAAACCCAAAACTGAATCCGCCCAAGGTGTGAACAGTGCATGTGTGACTCGCGGCTACGATGCTGCTGAGCCCAAACTGTGCAGCGGAGGAAGCGAACGTTACTGGCCCTTGCAGATTCGCAAAGCCAAATTTTCCATCTACCTCGTCGGCGAGTGAAGCGGCAACGTAGCCAGCGTTGGCCATGTCCTGGAAAGTGGTCGTGACGTAAGGCGGAGAAGCCCCTGTGCCCGTAGGGTTGACCCAGGTGTAGGCATCTGTCGTGATCGAGTCCATGATGCCGAATATGCGGGCATTTGGCCACGGAGCCATCAAGGCCGCATTGGCGGTGAAGAACGTGTTTTGATTCGCGGCAAAGGTGGTTGGGTTCTGGCCATTCATGCATACGCTTCCGCTGCAATTATTGGCTGCCATCGTCCCCATCTCCACGGTATTGAATCCCAGAGCCAGATAGTCGTCCATTGTCCCGAGGTTTGCATGGGCATTTGGGATTTGGGAAGTGTAGACTTGATCTGAAAATAAATCACCCGATCTGAATGCTTCCGCCAAGAAGAACGAGTTAGAGGGATTGTACGCAGTCAGGAGCGAGCCATCCAAGCCAAAGTGAGGAAGCACGTTCGTCGGTGCTACCATTGCCCACGTTGTGCGTGACGGCCCCGTGGCGAAACTTCCGCCCGTACAAGCCGTCGTCGCGCCGCCGGGGCATGGCGTGCCCGTGGTTGTGAATTTATTGCCGTTTACGTCAACAGATCCAATTTCATACGGTCCAGAGACCCATCCTCCGGTGTTGGTTTTGATGTTAACGACTTGCCCAACCATTGAGTCCGTTGCTGGCACGGACGATGAAGAGAACTGATGCGTTTGTCCGGTAGCACTCGCTAGATCTGTCCCATTGCTGACCTCTGCCATCGTGCGGATCTGAGCGTTGCCGGTGGCCACCGCAGTGAGCACGCTCGTCGATCCGGTTGCGGAGCCGACCGTAGCTACCGCAGTGTTCTGCGAGTAGTAGTCGAATGTTATTCCGGTTGCCGTTGTTCCGTCCGTATTGATGAGGCTAGGGGTAAGGGTGAACGTGCCAGCGGGGGCCAGGAACACCTCGTGAGCATTCTCTCGAAGCTCCATCGGCACAACTGGTCCGTCACCACCAATTCCGTCGTTGGCAAAGTTTACCGTCGCCGACCACTCGCCTATCGCGCCTTCGTAGCTATCCGAGTAAGTGGTGCATGTCGCCGCCATGTCGTCCTCGCGTGCGGCAACAACGTGCGGGCCGTTGTTCCAGCGGGTTGTGTCCACGACGATATTTGTGGATGTAGCAGTCTTGGTGGTGCTGTGTGTCTGAACCCCGTCGATGAAAGTAAGAAGTTGTTTGTTGTCGCTAGCGCTTGCTCCGGTTACGGCAAGAGTAAGCGTAACCGAACCGGACCAATTGGAGGTCACCGAGGTACTGGGCGTGACGGTAAATCCCGGCGTCCAGGAGCACGGCCAAGCATTCGCGACAGTGAACGACACTGCGGCAGAAGTGGCAAGCACGTTACCCGCCGCATCGTAGGCGGTAGCAACGACCTGATGTGCCCCATTCAATACGCCGTAAGTGTTCCAGTTCAGGCTCCAGGGCGGCGACAAAGCACAGTTACTATGATCTGTCGGGGCGGGGTAGGCATCTACTGTTTGACATACACGATTAATCGCCGAAGCGCCGAGCCCGGAGGTGGAAACCTGAAACGAGAATCCAGTGAATCCTGAAATGCTCTGGCTGGCCGTAGGACTGGTGATAGACAGAGAAACTGGCAAAAACTCAATCGCGCCGTAATCGTAAGCGGTCCCGGTTGGGCGGGCGGTACCATTGTAATCGGGGGAGGCCGGAGAATAAGTCGTCCCTGCGTTTATAGCCGGACTCGTATACAACAACTGAAACTGACCCTGCGCCGGATTAGCTAGCTTTGGATCGGCAACCGAGTTTCCGGCCTGAGTGACTCCACCCGCTCCGGTTGATCCCGCCCCGCATGTAGCTGTACCGCTATCGAATAGTTCGGAAGTTCCGTTTCCGAAGGCGAGGTTATTGGAGATGGTCATCGTACCGCTGAGTGCTACGTCGCACAAGACAATCGCCCCTGGCCCGAGTCCATTCAGGAAAATATTGTCTTCAATGTCGAAGGTACTTACACCCGACCCATCGCCTGCGCCAATCACTATTTGCCCTTCGCGCCCGTTGGCCACCGCGCCGTAGAAGGTGTTGTACCGGATTATCCAGTTTCCAACCGACGAAGGCCCGCCAACCTTAACCGCTACCCCCCAGCCGGATTGCCCGCTTAGGCTGACAATGTTGTTAACAATGATGTCATTAGCTCCCTCGGAGTAAATGTTCTGGTCTCTCGGGCTGCAAGTGACCCCGCCGCAAGTACTGTTCGTTCGCCCGATATCATGAATGAAATTTCCGTCAAGGATATCGTTGCTCTCTGTGGAATTGGTCAGGATGCCGACATGGCCGCCGCTCAGTGATTCGTCATCCAGGTTGCCAATGAACCCAATATCGTTTCCAGAGATGACGCTGTTCCCAAGCCCGGCATCCCCGATCCCCGCCCATACGGCGTTCTTGATCACGAAGTTCTTGATCGTGATGTAGTTGGTAGTCGTGTGGAGTTGAAAGTAGGAGTGGCAGAGCATCTGGGCGTCTAGGATCGCTCCGTGGTAGACGGTCGATTGAAAGACGATCGGGTTGCCCGAAGTGCCCGCTGCCGTTACCGTGACGGCATTGTTGTTTAATGTGCTCGGGCACATTGTCAGATTCGCCGGGTAGACGCCTGGGAGGACGTTGACCGTATCGCCGGCTACGACAACTGAATTCGCTTTAAAAATAGTCAGGAAGGGCGATGCGGATGTACCGGTGTTAGAGTCGGAGCCGGTGGTCGCGACGTAGTACTGAGTCGCCCAGGCGGGCGATAAGAACAAAAAGAGCGGTAGTAGTCTGTGCATACTGAGTAGGACGATTTGGGCTGGTTACTTTTGTCGCGGTTTACATCTCCAACTCACAGTAGCTCCCCCGGTAAACCGTAATCGAGTCCGACCCGCTGCCGGTCAGGATCATGATGTTCAAAGTTGTACTGCCCGCACCGGGTTCCAACGTCCCCCAGAGATCGACGGGAAACATATCGGCTACGGTGCCGATCGATCCTGCCGCGCCGGGAGTGAATGCCACCACGTTCGTTGCCGTTGTGCTGGCGAGTGTTGGCAGTACGCCGTTCGTTGGAGCAGTGGTTAAGTTGGTGTAGGCGATGCCTTGAGCATACAGATTTGTTGGGGCAGTAGTGGATGCCTGGACGCCAATCGCATCAGCCGCCGCTGCTGTTGCCTGCGAGTAGGTCATGTGGCAACGGAAAGAATAACTCGTCTGACTTGGGGAGTTATTGGTAATGGCCGGAATAGTCCAGGTCAGGCCGGTGATTGTAACGAGCGATGTGGAGGCCGTCGTGAAGTTTGACGTAACGACCGCGCGGTTGAACGCGCCATGAACGCCGCTGCTGTCTACCTGAAGATACGGGCGATTGATCGCGCTGTTATAGGTCACCCCCAACGATTGGTTTGCCTGTAGGTCGAAAATGGTGTTTTTTATGTCAACGTTACCGCCTGGAGCCGATACCGGGATTAGGCCATTAGATCCGGCGTGCCAATCGTCACTCGCAACTGACGCACTCGATGCTCCGTAGGTGCATCCGGTTGAGGGAAACGGGATTGTTGCTGTACCTGCCGCCGCTGCGATTACGATCCACTGAGCATTCATTCCGCTACATCCGGTCCCCGTGGCCCCCGTGATCGTAATCGGCATCCCGATTGGGTATTCGTGATTTCGTGCGAGCGTTAAGACCGTCGTGCTGCCTGTTGCTATCGACGTAATGACGTTGGGGTGTTCGCTGTGAATGGCGCAGATGTCCTCGTCACCGGCGATGGAAACCCAACCGAGGCATCCGTTCGTCACAATAAACGCACCATTAGTTGCCGACTGGTTTGCGGGGCCGAGAATTAAAAATCCTATGTCCTTGTTTGGAAATAGCTGTGCCACGTCAGCAGAATTTATATCCAGAAATTGCAGCGGCCAGCCCGCCACGTTCCGCACATATAAACCCTGTGTGCCGCCCGATGTCTCGTTGTCGATGACAACGTAAGGCGTAGAGACGGCGGCCGCACGCATATTTCCAACAACGTTTAGATCCGAGACGGAGTGAGGCGAGTTGGAGCTTAATGGGTTCAGGGAACTGTTGCCGAGTGTCGTCGGAAGCACGAACTGAAAACCAAAATTGTCATCGCTTGACGAACCTGTAGAAGTTTCTATGCCAAAGTTAGCTGTTGCTGCCGGTGCGGTAGCCGATCCCCATGTGGTGGCAAACCACGCAAGACTGTCCCTAGAAGCTAGCGCGCAAGAGTTGACGACATTTACCGTAGATGGCACACATGCCTGATTGATAAGATTGGGAATTTTTCCCGAGTTTGTCGCCATGCCTGCTATAGTTAACAGCAGACCACCCGCCCCAACGGGCGTTGTTGAACTGATGGTTAGTGCTGAATTGTTGCCGCTACCGCTCCCAGGCACCCCATCGACCGTTGCTGATACGTTAGGAACATTGATGATAACGCAATCCGCCAAGTTACCGTTCGTCCCCCAACTTATTGAGTAGGTACTAGGCTCACTCGACGTGGCCGTTTTTAAACCTACTTGCCAAGCCAACTTACTGCTTCCTGTCGATATGCCCGGATTGGGCGTCCCCGTGGACCCAGTAATTAAATTGAAGCCGGTCGGGAACGTCCACGTCTCACTGCTGACTCCAGTTACCGTGCAGGCTAGCCCGAGAACGTTACCTTGCGTAATACCCAGTGTCGTCGATACGGTCGCCGTGCCGGAACACGTCGTAGCCGTCTGGTTCGTTAACGTCGCTGTTGTGGGTGCTGCCGTGTAAGCGCCGCCGCCAGATAGCATTGTGATTGTGCTGCCGATGGTCCCCGAGGTGACCGTGACAACACCGGACGCCCCATTGCCGCTGGTACTAATAAACGTTACCAGGCACGTGCCAGATCCAGTTGCGGTGCCGCCAGAACTGTACGTAGCCGAGATCACATTGCCATTTGGCGCGTTCAGCGTCATCGGACTCGTGCCGCCGCTGTTATTGGTCTTGTTGCTGATCTGGTTAATAGCTGGCGGCTGCGCAGCTAGATTCCCGAGACCCGTGTTCTGCGCCAAAGCGACGGTAGCAGAAAAGCAAAATAAGACGATACAAATAAGCGTTTTCATAGAAGCGTTAATCTCCAACGAGAGACACATGAACGTCATACGTCGCGGAAGAGCACGTGCCAGCTACCGTAGAAGTGTATGTGACATTTCCGCTACCGACGTACGTCTGTACATCGCCAGACAAGAAAGCATTAGCCGAAGCGGTTGTTTGCAAACTTAATGGCTGAGTTGTCAGCGAGCGGGCCACTGTGCCATCAGTCCAGTTGAAAGTAAACGTTACAGAACAAGTCCCGACCGTGGACAAAGCGCTCTGATCGGCGTAGTAGCTGATCTTATACCGACCCGCCGCTGGACTTGTGGCTAGGGTCACAGCCGACTGAGAGCTGGACTGACCAGTGACATCGGAATTGCCAACGACTCCACCCCCGCATCCGGTACAGGACACAACCGTGAGCGCGCCACCCGTCGTCAATGTGGCATTCGTGCTGCCTAGGTTCAGGGTTGTGCCCGCCGTGTTGACCGAAATAGTAGAGAACCCCGGAGACGCCCCCGTTCCATCAAGCGTAATAAATCCACCCGCAGAGCTAGACCCGGCCATCGTGATATTTCCGACGACGGAGTTTTGAGTGCCGAATGTATTTCCGCAGTTGTTGCTGCCGCTCGTCCAACCTTGCGAGAACTGGGACGCTGTGCAGGCTGAGGCTGTGGCGGCAGCGGCGGCGGTCCCCAGCACCCCACCGTCCTGGATCTCACCAGCCGTTCCGGTGAACTGAGCGACGTGGAGGTTTGTGATCGTGCCAGTCGTCCAGTTGGCGTTTACGTTGCTACCGCCTAGGGTGGCGGAAGTTCCATTAAAATTTATCGTTGTGCTCGTCAGGGCGACTGTGAGTCCCGTGGCTGTTGGCGTTAGCGTTATGTCCGTCCCAGCAACCAGCGTTGCCTCGCCGTAGTAGTCGGTGCTCGTCGCTGTGTCGGCAAAGACCGGAATCACGCGGAAACTGTTCAGCGCTGGGACCGACCCACCGCCGTTCCAAGTCATGGACGAACCAAGCGTTAAGGTCGCGACCGAGGACCCAATCGACACGATGCGAACGTTGAAGTCCGAGCGCGGCTGCGGATTCGGCAGGGTCACTGCGCAGGCCGACGAGCAGTTCATAACGACCAGACGGTTGTTGTCCGACATGCCGAGCGTATGAGCGGACGTGTAGGTGTTAGACCCGCCCGAGGGCCACGGCCCCACCATCTGAAAAGCCGTGCCGTTATAGAAGCTCGGATAGGGGTAGTTGGCGAACAGGACACCGGTAGGGGGAGTCGTGGCTCCGTCTGGCATGTACCAGGATTTTGCGCCAACCGAATCTATGTTCACGGTCGGGAGGGTTCCATTGCCATTTGCGGTCGGCACGATTGTGAGGATTTGTCCGGTCGTATATGCAGTCAAGGCCGTCGCTGCGCTTAGCGAGCAAGTCAGGGTTTGGGTGCCGGAAGTGTCCAGGCAGTACCAGGGCTTACCAGCCTCCGCATTGGCATTGGTCAGAGCAACCGCCGTGTTGAGTTGCAAGTTTCCTCCCGAAACCATCAGGCCGGTACCGATCCCCGTGCTAGTTAGCAGAACGTGACCGCTCGAAACGGAAATGGAGGCTAGATCGGCATTGGTCGGCGCTCCGTTGAAGGCCGCCGCGATTAGAGTCGCCCCGTTAGATCCAAAAACTAAGTTATGTCCCGTGGAATCGTCAGCAATAAACCCATCGGCGGTAGGTACCGCTCCCGCTCCAGTTGGTATCTGTAAGCCTCCCGTAGTTGCCATGCCGCTCATATTGACGATGGCGCTAGAGCCAAAGGTAAGCGTATGAGTACTGAACGTGATGTCTCCACCGATACAGGAGACGGTCGTGCCAGTTGCTGCGTAGTATGCTAACGATCCACCCGTAGAGCAGTTATTAACCGTGCCAGATCCGCCACCACCGGTTGTCGCCAATGTGGCCGTGTTCATTTGGATAACAGGCAACGTTGTAGTGGATGTGAAACTTGTTCCATCTGGTAACGTCCAGGCCCCCGAGGTCGCCATCACCACACCTACCGTTACTCCTTGGGAATTCGTGCAGGTTGACGTTCCTCCGCTATCGGTGACTTTTCCTCCAGTGGCACCCGCGCAAACAGTGTCACCGAGCGTGACCGCACCCGAAGCCGAGATCGGCGTTTGCCCATTGATTGTTACTTGTACGATATTACTGCCGACCTTTTCAGCCACGCCCACCCAATTCTGGGGTGACGCTCCGCAGTCACCAACTGTCATGGCAGCAGTCTCGCACTCAAGAAACCATTGCGTGGATGTGGTCCCTTTCACGTAGACGGACTGCTGCATCCCGAGACCCTGTAAGCCCTGCGTTGATCCCGTAGAAGCACCTGGTAGTATCTGGTAGCTGCCGCCCTGGCTCGCTGCGTTAGTGGCGGCATTGCTGCCGCCAGAGAGAAGGAGGAATCCACCAGCCGAAGTAGCCCCACCTGCCCCGGTCTCATTTGCTCCCCGGACGGTCAATCCTCCCAGGACGGAGTTCGCGGAGGCATCCAAGCCTCCGTTGACGATTACGCTCTGCGTGCTGGTAATGCTGCTTAACTGATTCGATGCGTCCTGAAGGTCTCCGGCGATGACCGTGGCGCTTCCGTTTCCCTTCATCAGGTAGTTTGCGGTTGCTGTGGTCGTGTCGGTGATTACGTTGGCCGCCACGATGCCCGCATCTGACAGCAGCACATTGCCTGCGGATACAGTCGCAGACACTAAGTCTCCGTTGGTTGGAGTACTCGCGAAAGCGCCCGCGATAGCATCTGCTCCGTTGGCACGAATATGGGTATTTAGTGCGGTTGAGTCATAGCAAACGGTCCCATTGGAACCGGCGGTGCAGCCGCTTTGCACGGGAACGCGAAACCCGTTGGCTGTTGTGACGGCGGCCATATTGAGAGTCATCGCCGCTGCGGCTACATTGGTCCCGTTATTGCGAACTAAATTAGCGGTATCCGTGAGGTTTGTGGATGCGAAAGTGGTTAGAGTCGGGGCCGATATGCCACTCGACTCTGCCGCATACAGAAAGAATTGATTCGCAGCCGCTCCTGCCGCCGGTAAGCCAAAGTAATGCTGGCCACTACATGAAGTGGGGCCTATGACGCCAACAGAGTTGCTCCCAAGGGTCGTCAGCCCTTGGCTTCCACAGGCAGTTGAGTACGCCCCCGCATTCGAAGAGTCTCCCGAAATAGCTGACCCCGCCGATGTCACTGCGAAAATCTTGGTTCCTCCACTTAGCACGCCGTTGGTAACCGTGCCGCCCGTATACATATCAACAAAATCTCCCGACACGGCGGTCTCGTTAATCAGCAGGGGCACCTGGGCCGTGCCCGTACCGTTGCTGGTAACAAGTAGAGCACCGGATGAATTATTCGAATTGCTGGTATTTTGCGCGGTTAGATAATAATGCAGCGCTCCGGTTTCAACGCCCGCGAATGTGTAATTGTCGCCCGCCGCCGATTCGGTCCCGGTAGCTTGCGAAGTAGACCCAGTAACAGAAGACAGAGACGGACTGGAGGCGCTGGATTGCCACGAAGGAACGCCCGAAGCGTTCTCAGAGAGAAATAGGGTGCCGGAATTGTTCCCGGCTAGGGTGCTCCATGTCGTACAATTCCCAGAAGCCCACGCTGAGCAGTAAATAATATCCCCCACACGTGTTGCGGTGGGGAATATAGCCACACTCGCCTGTGCGGGACTGGCGAAACTTGCGGTGGAGTCATTGGGAGTCCCGGAAGCCGCCGCGAAAAGCATTATGGAGTTAGCAACGGACGGCGCAGCGGTAGGAAGGACTAATCCGTAAGACGCTGAGGTTGAGGGTGGCCCCAAGATAACCGCCAGACTTGCAGGCCATGAACTGGAGGGCTGCGTCCCAGCAGCAAGCAAATACTGCCCAGCCAGGCCGCTACCCACCGCCGATGCGATAGTTCCGTTGCAGGAAAGATTATTCAGTCCAGAATCCACTACACAGTTGGTCACCTGAGCGTTCTGTGAACCCGCGCCAGCCATCACTGACAGATTCGTCATGGATGACGATGAGTTCACGGACGTGGGCGCTGCGATCGTCGCCACGCCACCGGCAAAACTTACAGTCACTGGAAGTGTGGCTGCGATGTACGTGGACGACATTGCCAGCGACGGAGTGATTGTGTTTCCTCCAGAATTCGTGAAGGTGAAGCCGTTCGCGTTGGCTAGGGTCAGCGCCCCGGTTAAAGTATTCAAGCTGCTCACCCCGCCAGCGCCCGAACCGCAATCCGACCCCGTACCGCTGACCACGCCAGAGGAGTTGACATGCAAACACTGTGTAGATCCGGTGACGGCAATGGTTAGCGTTCCCGTCAAGGTCTCAGCAGCTCCGCTTAGCGTCCCAGTGAACGTTGGATTCGCCACGGCCAAGAAGTCCGTGTTAGGTACGGCCACCGATAGAGCGCCGGTGGTGGTTGTGTTCTTTACGATGCCGGTGCCCAGGGTACCCCAATTCTGATTCGAGGTGCCAAGTGTCAGCGTTGCTGTGTTATTGATCCCCGTGCCGCCATTCGCCGTGGGCAAGATGCCGGTTACGCCGGTGGTGAGCGGAAGGCCGGTCAGGTTCGTAGCCGTGCCTGAAGCCGGAGTTCCGAGTATTGGAGCGATAAGGGTGGGGCCGTTGTTAAATACCAGCACTCCTCCTCCGCCGCTGCCTGTTTCGTTACTGATGACGCCAGCTAGCTGGGCCGAAGTGGTGGAAGCAAACTGGGCGAGTGTGCTGCTTTGAAGGGCCACATTTGTTGCGACTATTCCCGAATCGGCTGGCGTATTTCCAGCACCGAAGCTCACCAAGTGCCCGTTTGTTCCGGTAAACGTCGTCCCATTGATGGCCACGACCGTCACAGCGTTGCTGCCGCTGGTAGTGGCATCGCCGGACAATTCAGCCACAGACAAAGCGCCTGTGGTGGTTGTATTGCGGATAATCCCGGTCGCCAGCGTTGCCAGATTGACGTTGGAGGTGCCTAACGTCAACGTAGCCGTGTTGCCAACGCCTGTGCCGCCGCGAGCCGGGGCCAGGGTTCCGCTCCAGCCTAGGGTATGAGTGCTAGCCGAAGACGTGATCGTTACGTTTGTGTCGTTTTGGAAGGTCTGGGAGGCCCCAGTTAACCCGTTAAGGCTAGTGATGCCGGACCCGGCGGCTGTTCCCTGAATGTCCCATCCGGTGGCCGTACAATAATGGATTCGATTCCCCGCAGTACACCCCACCCCAAGACACAAATATACGCTCCGCCCAGCCACGGCAGGGTTTGGGCAATTAGGACGAGCGGCAAGGGTACCTTCTCCCACCGTAGTCCACCTAGGATCGCGTGGGATAGTAGACCCTTGGCCCCAAAGGCACACCGGGACAATAAAATACAGTAGCGATAAACGGATCTTACGCACTGGTTCCCCCGTTGATTGGGTACAATTGAAGGTGCGGCCCGGCGAAGCGCTTCAACGTTTCACCGAGCCTAACCAAAGGATCTTGGAGTGAGATCAGATGGCTATCAAGTATTTTAGGCCGATCCCAGAGTTGTCGTACGAGCAACGAAAGCGTTTTTGGTCGCGAGTGGATAAGCGAGGTCCGGATGAATGCTGGCCGTGGAAGGCGCACTTGCAGCCTGACGGCTATGGAAATATCTGGTTGGTTAATAAATCCTTCCTGGCGCACCGTATTGCCTACTCTCTGTGGCACGACGAAGATCCTGGGGAGCTTCTCGTTTGCCATGACTGCCCAGGCGGACCGAATCGCGCGTGTTGCAACCCAACGCATCTGTATAAAGGAACATACTCCGACAACAATAGCGACACGACGAAGCATGGCCGACGCAATGACGCCACTGGCGACAGGCATTGGACGAAAAAGCATCCCGAGCTTATTAGATACGGCGAGCAAACATCCCATCCAAAACTGACCTTGAAGCAGGTGGCTGAAATTCGCACACTGTACGCCACCGGAAACTACCGCCAAAAAGATTTGGCTGCCATGTTTGGAGTCAGCAGAACTGGCATCGAGCACGTCGTCTTCGGCGACAGATGGCGAGACTAGTCTAATATTGGACACTCGCAAGTATCTCATTCTTAAGCCTCATAGAAGCTGGCAATGGCATTATCCCCGCCAACGCTACCATCCACACAGAATTGGCCGATTCGGATTTGGTTGAGCATTTGTGCGGGGATGGACCACGTTTCACCAGCGGACAGGACCTGTACAACATTAAGAAAATTCGTTGTGTCGGCTCCGTTGGTTGTTCCCCCTCCGGGAAGCGTCCACGTCGGCTGCGGCGGCATTGGGTAGGCGCTGTTGATGAGCACGTAGATCAGTCCCGTATTTGTGTCCAATGCGCGAATGGACAGCCATTTCACGAAACGCCCGTCTAGGTCCGTAAAGTTGTGGGTGATCTTAGTGGCGGTGCCGGGGGTTCCGCTGACCGTCGTCACGCCAAGCGGGAACGGATTTGTTGGGAGTAATGTATTGACCAAGCCTGCTACGGGCAGCGCCATAGACGCACCTCTCTCCGCTACATCGTAGAGACTACAGCGGCTTTCTTCAATTGCATCCCGCAAGCAAAGTCTTGACTCAGAGCGCTTCTCGCCTTACAATGCTGCTGCTATGGAAATAAAGACACAAGAACCTCCTAAATTTCCCCTCCACTTCTTTTGTCCTTGGTGCCTAAAGGATTCAGTCGCCCCTTGGGCTCCGGCTATCTGCGGAAGATGCGGGCGGGAATTGCACGACTACGACGATTGGAGCCATTTATTGGTCCCGTACCGTGGCGGGTTACGCTTCAAATGACGGAAAGAGAGATGTGGACCTTAAACCGCCGGGCTGAGATCGTTTTCCGTATCCTGGACGGCTGGACCACGAGCGCTATAGCGGATAAATTCGACCTGACCGGACGACGAGTAAACGCAATCCGCCACGCCGTGACCGAAGCGGATAAACAGGCATACCTCTATCGCAGGCGGAAAAATATGACGGATGAGTTCAAATGACATACCGCAACGGTTCGCTGCCACCAATTCATATAGTAGGCGACGGTACGGCATAGGTGTTCCTTACGGGAAAGATCGGCGGGATCGCCGAGATCGACGAGGCTGACATACCGGCAATTTGTTCTATGCACTGGTTTTCCTACAGGGATAGACATACGTATTATGCGCGTGGGTGGGACCCTCAATCGCGTAGGCTGGTCAGAATGCACCGCCTACTGCTTAACATTAAAGACCCGGCGATTCTGGTTGATCATCATGACCATATCGGTTTACATAATCGCAGAAGTAATCTTCGGCTATGTGATACTTTTGGTAACGCACGCAATCGTCCTCATAGGAGAGGAAAATCAAAATATAAAGGCGTCACCAGACACGGCCCCAGTTGGAGGGCTCGAATAACCATAGCTGGGCGCAAAATTCAACTTGGCACTTATTCCACCGAAGAACAGGCTGCGCTTGCTTACAACAGGGCCTCCGAGCAACATCATGGGGAGTTCGCCTTTCTTAATGACGTTGACAAATAATCATGTACAACTACCGCAAGACGGCTGGATGCTTACTCCACAGCGGGGCCGACCCTCGCTTTCATGAAGACCCCTCGGCTCACCGGAATCTAAATACATTCCCTATTCGTCCCAAGGGCCGCTGTATGATCCCTCCGGATGGCAGGATTTGGTTCCACACCTACAACCCGATGCGGGATGGACCACTGGTGCCTTGTCGTTATCCGACCGCTGCTTACTAAATCTTTCCTGTGGAAAACCTCACAAAACTCTTGACAAAGTGTGCAAAATTGCTCATTCTTGACACTGCCCCGGAAGTCGCGATCTGGGACGTTCTTGGAAGCGGAGGTCTACAGGCTACCGCCTGAATCGGTAGCCTACTCCGCACCCTAATTCAGGAGGGTATATGAAACACGCACGCCAAAAAGAATGTTTTTCTTGTGGGGCCATTAAATCCATCGAAGAATTCAGTGTACATAGCAAGACATTTCGCCATAGGTCTACTTGCCGTGCATGCGAGAACCGGCAGCAGAGAAATCTTAGGGCTAAACTGCGGGAAATGATTTTTACAAAGTACGGGGGCCGCTGTGCGTGCTGCGGAGAAACGATCAAGGAATTCTTGACGATAGACCACGCCGATCAATCAGGCAAGGCTGACCGTAAACTATTTGGCAGTAAAGTTTACAATGCTGTGCGCAGGCGCGGATTCCCTCCCGACAAGTATAGGATTCTTTGTTTTAACTGTAATTGCTCCATAGGTCATTACGGATACTGTCCGCACTCAAAAGAGCGTAATATATGCCCAGAGAAAGCTGCATCCAACACCGAAAGTATCAGCGAAGAATCATCATCCGAGAAGATTATGTAGACCTCTGCGGTGGCGATCACTGCGCATCGGCTCTGCTCAGCCTATTCGAGTACTTGACTAATGGAGAACTCGCTCGTATGGAAATGGCAGAAGAGGACGGAGACCCGTGGATAAAAGCTAGCATGAACCGGATTGTAGAGGATTTGATGGGACACTATGAAACCTCTTCAATACAGAGGCGCATAGACTCGCTTGCTCGGCACCGTATCATTCAAGAAAAGCAGGCTAGAATCGGGCAAGTTAAGCAATACCTTCTACAGTCCGAGCGTTTAAATGAACTACTTTTTAGGCGATCCGTCATCGGTAATTTTAACGATGGGCCATTGGTAGGCACTAACGATGTGGACAACGATGTGGACAACGATGACAGTGGCCCATTAAGAGTTAAGGTACTTCCTATAGAGCTAGAACCTATAGATCCCCCTACCCCCTTACCTGAATCTGAACCCCAAAACCAGCACCCTGTCCATGAACTGACCTACGTTCGCTATCGAAGGGAGAAAAAACCTTCCAAGAAAGCAGAGCGCGAAAGAAAGCGGTTGGAAATGGAGCAGGAGCAGCAACAGAATATTTCTTTAAAGTTTACTTTAGCGGAGTATTTGAAGCTCTGGAATGAAAACGTTCCTCCGGAGTTTGCCGAAGACCCTACAGACGCCCGTACCCAGAAGACACCTCCAGCCCTACTTGAGGAACGGTTTCAGGATAACGCCCTGCTTGTTTGCCACACCGCCGGAGAAGTCTTACGTCGCGATCCCGAATGCTGCTCGTGGCTGAATGCCTACTACCCATTCAAAACTCACCGCGACACTAAAAGATTTAACTACCTCGAAATGATTCGCCCCGGCTGGATGCAGCCACTTAAGCGTCGCGGTTTTCAGCAGGCCGAAAATGAGGGCGTAGTCGCCCGAGCCCTGGCGAAACGCCGGAAAGGAACTGAACTACATGGAGCGAACTGACGAAAATATCGCGCTAGCAATTGAGAAACTTTCGATGTTTACCGACTGCAAGGGATTCCCGAGCAACGAAGCAGCCTTGGATCTTACCGCCGAGATTGTATGCGCGATCGTGCGCAACCAACCCTGCTGGGAGATCATTGAGCCGCGAATTATCAAACATCCGGACTTGCCAGAGGTCAATCAGGAAGAGTGGCTCGCGAAGCGTAACCTTAAGCCGACCGACACGGATCTAGACTACCTATTCCGAAAGCTCTGGGAAATGTCGGAAGGAAAGTTCCCTTACCCGGCCACCATCCGCCGCGTGTACTGGAAAATCATGGGAGCGCCCGCTGACGGAAAAGACGTGTTCGTTCTGGATGAAGAGTAAATGGCAAAGCGAGACCAGAACAGTAAAATATTAGACAACTCCATCGCTTCCGTAACCGGCCTCCCGTGCAATGTGGATGTAGAGAGGTTTGTACTGGGATCGATCTTTCGCAGCCGCGATGCGCTCACCTCCGCCATTGGAAAACTTACCGCAGACGACTTCTCGCTCGAAGTAAACCGCCGTATTTTTCATCACATCCTAGGCGTCCATAGCCAAGGAATGCCCGTGGACCGTGTGACTGTGGCTAACGAACTAATGCGGGCCAAGGAATTGACTAATATCGGCGGGCTTAGCTACCTCACTTCGCTAGACGATCAAATGCCGGAAGTGAAAAGTATCGATGGGTGGGTAGCTATCCTGCGCGAGAAAGCAGGATTACGGCGCTTAATTTTCCGATCACAACACGAGATGAATCAGGCCCTGTCCGGAGAACCGCTACGGGATATTTTGGAATCTTCCGTAGCGGCTCGGCTAGATCTCATGCCGGAAGACCCAGATACCAGGAGTCTTCTACCGGGAGAAATTGTCGATCAGTTCGAGGGTGGAATAAATTCGTTCCTGCAACCACATCTGCGCTCAAGTGGAATTCTGACCGGGTTCACAAAATTCGACGATATGACCGGCGGCCTACAGCGTGGCGATCTGATCGTCCTTAGTGGTAGACCTGGACATGGAAAGAGTGCGTTTGCGCTAAACATCTGCGACTTTGTGGCTCTCAAATCTACCGAGGGGCGCGCGCTTGTATTTTCGCTGGAAATGTCACGCGAGCAATTGCTACAACGAATGATTTGCTCACTTGCTCGCGTGGACAGTCAGCGATTCCGGAGAGGTTATGTGAACGCCGGGGAGCGCGAGAAAATTACCAAGGCAGAGTACGCACTTCACTCTTCCAACCGGATCATCATCGATGACGCGGGATCGACGAATCCTCTCGATGTACAGATCAAAATCCGCAAATTGTCCCGCAAGCACGGTCCTATATCGCTCGTGGTCATCGACTACTTGCAGATGATGGCCGCCAAGGATCGGTCCGACAACCGTAGCCGGGAAATCGGGATGATGACGCGAAGCCTAAAATTGACCGCCAAGGAAGAGGGTGTAGCAATGCTGGTGATCAGCTCGATCAACCGAAAACCTGACGAGCGTAAGGGGAATTTCCGCCCGATGCTATCAGATATGCGCGAATCGGGCGCAATCGAAAGTGACGCCGACATCGTAGCCGCTATGTTCCGCGAGGAGCTGTACAATGCCACGGAAGACAACCGGGGAGAAGCGGAGCTGATCCTACTCAAGAATAGAAACGGTCCCTCGGGCACGGTAAAGCTCGTGTTTTTGGGGCACCTAACTAAGTTCGAGTCCAGGGCGGAAGACATCCCTGACGATCAACCGCCGCTGCACGACGACTGGAAAGAACGCCAATCTGGAGGGAAGCACAAATGAGCGCCTGTGACTGTTGCGCCCGCACCGAGTTTTGCCGTTGCGGAAGAGAGCGATGCACTCGCTGCCGCAAATGCAGGGTGCATTGTGACGATTTCACGTTCGAGGCGGCGGTCCCGGCGGTGAGTGCGAATATCAGCCGCTGCCGGGGATGTGGGGCACAGATCCGGTGGATTAAGACGCCGAAGGGGCGTGCTATGCCGGAAAATCTGGATGGAAGTCCGCATTGGAGCACGTGCCCACAAGCCAAGTTGTTCCACAAGAAGAATCACGGGCAAAACAAAACTCTTGACTTTGGCGGAAATCCCAGTCAGAATCAACCCCGGAGGTGAACGATGAAGTTATTCGTTGCGGCCCTGGTTATTCTGACCGCAGGCTGCTCGCGGGTTTCGCTCACAAAAGAACAGGCTCTGATCGACGTTGTGTCCAAGGCGCATGTCGTGTCATTCGGAGATCTGGAGAAAATGCCTCCCCCGCAGGCCAAGCAGGAGTTGGATTCGGAGCGGCTGCGGATCGAGGATCTGTCGGAGATGTATCAAGACCCCGATCACCGCTACTGGATAGAGGCGTACAGCCGCCAAGTTGAGGGCAACAAGATGCTGTACGAGCGGGATCTGCGGATGTACACGGCGAAGCAATGAACTCTCCCGCCCCAAAACTAGAGCCGGTTACTCCCCGCAAGCGCGTGCGGCGGCGGAAGGCCAATACCCCGATGCCGCCGCGCCAGCTACGGTTCCCGGTGGACAAGTGGCTGCCGGATTCGCGGCTGCAGGCAGCCAAGGCTTTGCTCGGAAAGCAGTCTAATATTTTACCGGAGGCGAAGTGATGGCCTTGTACGACGTAGTGCTTGGCTTAGTGGTTGACGGCGAGGATGAAGTGGACGCGGCCAAGAAAGCGGCCCGCGAGGCGGCTACCAACCCTAACGTAACCGTCTTGGTCGGCAAGAAGGTCGGACTTATGTGCTTCCAGTCACTCACCCATTGCGTCCGTCTGTCCGACTGGGCCTACTCCGAGATCCCGGATAATATCCGCCAGCGCGGAATAACGGACTACATGGATGAGGCCAACGGAGTGGAGGAGAAATCCTAAATGCCCCTCGATCCTCCCATGAGCGCCAGCGCCTCACTGATTCCTATCGTTGAGCAGGCCGAAGGATTTCTACCAACTATCGGCTCGGATGAAGGTAATCCGGTTATCGGATTCGGTTGTGATTTGTCGGCGTCCGAGGTTGAACACTACCAGACAATCCAGCCGATCACTCGCGACGAAGGGGTGGATCTGCTGATGGCCCGTATAGTTCCCGTAGAGCACGTCATAAACCGGCTGATAAATGTGCCGATTACACAGAACCAGTTCGATGCCTGTTGTGATTTCGTATACAACGAGGGTAGCGGCCATTTTGCGTCTTCTACCCTACTGAAGTTGATGAATCTTGGCCGGATGGAGGACGCCGCTAACGAATTCCTCAAGTGGGATATAGCCGGTGGGCAGGTATTCCCCGGTCTTCTTGCCCGTAGGCAGGCCGAGCGAGCGCTTTTCCTCACCTAGCCCCAAACATAATTCTTGACTTCCCTCCATTTCCGTCATATTCTTGACTGCGTAAAGGAGATTCAATGCCTGACGTAAACCCGTTTTCCCCCGCTAGCGATTCCGAAAAGAAGTTCCTGGCCAAGTTGGTGCGGCCCGACGTGACCATCGATCTAGTGATCCCGGATAAGGTTGATTCCGAGCAGTACTGGGACACTCTCGGGGCGGTCTGCCACCAGATCAGCCAGTCCATGTCGCGGACCCAGATCCTGTTGCCTGCTTTGGGCCGCCTGCTTCTTCTGGCCAAGCAGGACCCGGAGAATACCTACAAAGCCAAGGGAATCAAGAGCCAAGAGAAGTTCTTTGAGCAGATCGAGAAACAGTACGGCGTCAGCCGCCAGACCTGCTTCGAGGCCCGGACCCTGTACGAGCGCTGGAAAGATGTGGCTACGCGCGAATTCGCCGCGATTGGCCGCGTGCAGTTCCAGATCATCAACAAGGCCGTGAAGCGCGGGGAGGAGTCGCAGCCCTACGCCCGCAAACTGATCGAGCAGGCCAAGAAGTCCGAATCCGTAGAAGCCTTCGAGGAGCATGTAGCCAAGAAGGGCTATCTGGAAAAGGGTGAATCAACGGGCGTAACAATCAGTATCCAGACCAACAAGAAGATCTCCCGCATGTGGAAGAAATTCTGCGAAACGCCGGAGATCCAAGCTGTAGTCGAATCGGAGCGCCCGGACCGCATTCTGGAAGCCATGATGCAGGAATGCGAAACGGAATGGCTGAACCGGGGGGCGGAGCAGATCAAACAGAACGCCGAGAATGAAGCGGCAGCCAAAACGGCGACTGCGGATTAAGGCGTGACCCTGCGTCAGGCAGAGCGGATCACCGGGCTCATGGCGGCCCTTTCCACGCGCAACGGGAAGGGCCTGTATGAGTGCAACTTGTATCTGGAGCACCAAGGGGAGCCGCCAATCGTCTCCGGCAGCGGTAGGCTGATTACCGAGGCTATCGGGATTGCGGTAGAAGCCAACTACAAGCGAGTCGCGGGCATTACATTCAAAGAGCAGGGTTTTCGCTGCTTTGTTTGCGGAGCTATACGACCCCTGCAATGCGACCACATAAAGCCGCGCGCTCGTGGCCGAGACGACCGCAGGCAAAACTTGCGCGGAGTCGATGCGACTTGCCATCGAAAGATCACAGACAACGTTCTAAAATACCCGGAACCGCATCCTTCCGTCGCTAAATCCATGCGCGATAATGGATGGGCATGGCAGGGAGCCACACAAAAGGGGAACTCGATTACGTTCGGAGAATTTGGATGGGTTAGGATCTGAGTATGGCCGCTGAGTCCTACGACTGGGGCAACTCCGAGGACCGCGACCGCTTCAACTTTCTCCTCAAGAGCCGCATTGTGGATGAAGCCGTAATGGGTATTCGGGTGGACAACAACAGCTTTGAGTTCCACTTTGAGAACGGAGCGGTGATCCGAGTTGAAGCGGAGAAATTCAACGTGATCGTGAAATTCCCCGAGCAGTCTAATATCGGACAACCGGGGATGGTTCAGTAAGGAGGGTTTATGGCGGAAGAAACAGGCTGCATGTTCAGCTACGAAGGCAAGGTGTATCTTGCTCAGGACACTGCACGGAACTTCCTCGGCGAGAATATCTTGGTCGGCCCGGATACGTGGGAGGAGCTAAGTAAATTTCTTTCCAAGGTGACTATCAGCGGGCAGGACGAGTCGAGCGAGAATTCAGCCTCGTACGAGTGCCTGTCTCTCGGGCCGCAGAGATTCGTGGTGCGGGTCGAAGATAAGAACAAGCTGCCGGGATGAACTGGACGCAACAAGACCTAGACGACCTGTACCGCAGGCGGCAATTTCCGCAGGCCGAGAAGATTCCGCCCGTCAAACTAAGGGCGCACGGATCGCACACGCCGGGGAAAATGAACAAGACCGAGGCCGCATTCGCGCAGCATCTGGACCTTCTCGTCAAGGCAGGGGAGATCAATCAGTGGTTCTTTGAGCAGATAACGCTTAAGTTGGCGGCTGATTGTCGCTACACACCCGACTATTCTGTCATCAGGAACGACGTAGAATCGGACCCTACATGGGCGTTAACGTTCTACGAGGTAAAGGCCCGCCGCAAAGGTCGAATGTTTGCCGAGGACGATTCCAAGGTTAAAATCAAAGTGGCGGCCAGTATGTTCCCATTCCGCTTCTTCTATGCGGTTCCCAAGAGCAACGGAGACTGGGAAGAAATCGAGGTGCCCCGTCTATGACCAAAGCAATGCAGCAGGAGATCCGCTCTAGGCTGGAGGGCTTAGAGGGGCGCATTGTGTTCCGTAGCGCCAAACGGGCAGTGCGGCAGAGAAAGGCATGCCTACTCGGTTTCCGTAATGACGGCCTCCTTGACGATCTATCCCAAGCGCGGGCGTTCTTGGCCGATAAGGGTCTGGAATTCCAGGAGTCCGCGCACTACGGACTGAAGCAATTGCATGTTCGGATTGGGGCAGGCGTGGATCTCTGGTACGACGGGATGGGAAAGATCACTTACCCAAAGCGGCGAAGGGTTGCCGATCCGGAGCCGAATCCATCGCTATTTAGCGAGAGCGTTTCCGCCGCTTCTTTCGATCTGGGTAGCGCCCGCCGTGCTTCTTCTCCGCTCGACGTTCACTCAACATAATCGCGATCGCCTGGGAACGGTTCTTCACCTTGGGTCCGCTCTTTGATCCCGAACGTAACTTCCCCCGTTTGAATTTCGACATTACCTCGTTGGATGGCACCTAGGCTGCTCCTCCTACCCGCATGACCTTCGTGTGTAGTTGCCGCACTATTTCGTGATTGTAGAACCACTCATCGTGCTGCCACTGATTTTCAACCATGATTCTCTTCACACACCAAAGCTCTCCGCTGCCAGTTGACCGCACCCTGTACAGTAGCTTCATCGCAACCCCGTTGTGCGCGATCTCCATGCCTACTGCCAGATGCTGCACGTGTTATCACCCCGGCGGAGCCTTTACGGTTTCTGGAGCAAGGAACTTGACCCAAGACTTGATACCGCGATTCGGCCCGAGCGGGATGATCTCGATCTTGTGTGCGCCACGCAGGTATTTAAAGGCGGACTCCACGTAATCCGGCGAGGCATCGCCCTCATATTCGCCTGAATAGATCTCTTCTCCCTCAGCGTTCCTGACGCGGATCGAGAAGCGGTCGATTTTGGCGCGCTGCACCTGATCCAGAATAGACTGCACAGCCTCCCGGACGGGTGTGGCTGGCTCCCCGGCAGAGGCTTTATCCTTGGGGGCCTCCTGGGAGGATGGGGGCTCTGGCGGAGCGGCGGTTTTGGCAGCCCCCGTTGGGGCGGATTTGGGTGCAGGTTCGCCAGCCGCTATCTTGCCTTTGCTTCCGCCTGGGGTAGCGGGCTGGCGGGAAGTATCTGATGGCTTTGGCTTTGTCTGCCGGACATCCGTCTTCATCCCGTCTTTCTTGTACGGGTTAATCTTACCCCGCCATTTGGACTCCCCACCCTTGCCTTTTAGCGCGGCATCTATCGATTCGATGGCGCGGGATACTTTGGCCAGCATGTCCGTCTTCTGGGGGCCTTCGGGAATATCCCTTAGCTCCTTTTGCAACTTCACAAACTCTTCCCGGCGCTTATTGAGACCTGCGGCGTCCTCGTTGGCTAGGCTCTTTTTGGCCGCTACGGGCTCCGCCTTGGGCTTGGCGGCTGACTTAGGGGCTTCGGGTGCCGCCTTCGTCTCCGGTGGCTTGGGGGACTTCCCTGGCCCCGTGGCTGGGGGTTTAGGATACGCTTCGACCTGCCCCCTGCGGGTTTCCGCCTCGGAGGCGACTCGCGCTATGTCTCGGTACGGCTGAGACGGGTCCGGTATCGGCTTCCCTGGGGCGGTCGATTCTTCTCCTCGCGCGGCAGCCACGGTATCCTTGCCCGGGAGGGGCTTCGGGAAAACGTACCCTTCCGGAGCCGCCGTACGGGCTCCAAGGCCCTCTCTCTCCCCGGCCCATGCTTTGACGTGCCCTGGCAGCCCTGGATCAACCGGAGGGGCGGTAGCGGCCTTTCCTGAGCCCCTCTGGCCGACGATCTGGCGGACTTCCTCCAAGGATTTGTCGTAAATCCCCTGCCACCAAGGTTTTTCGGGTTCCTTGGCTGCGCGTCCCATCTCCGCGTATGGGTCTGGAACATGTGCGGCTGTCTTATCCGGCACTGGGCGAGAAATCTTGCCGCGAACGCCCTCAGCTAACCCCTTTCCGCTCTTGTATCCAGCCAAGGCCGCTACGGCGTCATTGCCGAGCACCCTGCCGATTTCCCCCACATTGCCTTCATTCCATGCCTTCTTAAGCTCGGGGATTGATTCTATTAGCTGTTTGGCCTGCTCATAGGTGAAGTATGCGGCTGCCCCGGCCCGAATGGCCGGTCCCACGACCGGGACCTTGCCGCCGAGGGCCATCCCTCCGATCAGCCCTGCGTTCTCAGGTGTAGAGAATTGCGACACTCCTTGGGCGGCACCTTGAGCGGCTCCTCGCACAACCTGCTCCGGGCCGGACTGGCTGGGGTTGGGTGGCGCAATGAGCTTATCCAGGGGGACTGTTGGTTTGCGGTACCAAGGCGTTCCTGGGACGTTGGATTTCTTGGCTTTGAACTTTTCTCCCATGGCCGACAAGGTTCTCTTCTTGTCCTCGTAGGCCATGGAATTGAAGTCCGAAGAGAGACGGCTCAACTGATCAATCTGCTCCGACTCCGGCTGGGAGTAGAACTGCGGGCTGTTGATTAGCTGGCTCGTCTCGGGAGATAGCGGCATTGGCTAATGTATTCCCTCCAGAAGCTGTTCTCCCACCTCGGGCAGGGGCACGGGCGGCGGAGCGGTCTTTTTTTGCTGGTCGGCATCGTGAGCCATCTTGAAGGCCCGGCCAATTAGGCTGACCCCGGCAGGAATACGCGGAGCCACTGCGCCAACCACTGTTTCAGCCGGTGCTCGCCAACTGCCGCGAGTCATGGCGGCTAATCCGTTAACAAAATACGAGGTAGCAGCCGGGCTGTGAATGATCCGGGAAATCCCGTACGGGATACTTTCTTCGAGACCGATCGTTGCTACGCCTTCCGCCACATGCCCAGTAAGTCCTAATCCCACTCCTCCCACAAGAGCCCCGCCACGGATCATAGCCCAGTAACCCATGCGGTTAGTTTCCGGCAGCTTCTTTACTCGAGCCATCACGTCCGCGATGCGGTTGAGGTTCTGAAACATAATCTCGCCCTCTGGGTCTCCCATGAATAATTTCCGGTTCACGTCAGCCCCCATGTCAGTGATTCGCTCCTTCAGGTCCATCAAATCCCTGATGCCGAATTGCTTGCCTTGCGGGGCTTCCAAGATATTAGTTCTGACAACCTGCTGGCGTAGATTATTCCAGGCAGCTATGGCAGCCTGTTTTTCTTGCGGCGTTCCGTACTTGGTGGGGTAGTCGATCACGAGTTTTTTAAGTTTCTCGACAAGCGTTACCGAACCACCTCTGATTTGCTTTACGATGTCTTCCGGGTTCTGCTGCTTAAGCAATTTCTCGGTGGCGGGATCTTCCATAAGATCCTTGCCAGATTTGTAGAATTGCCGGGCCTCCTTCCACTCCTTCGTGGCTTGGATTCCCATGGCCTGCGCCTGATCCTCCATGTCCTCGGTGACCTTTTTAGCGAGACGCGACAGGATCTGCTCAGCCTGACCGGCTGATTCAGTGGGGACCCTGCCGCCCTTAATATCACGGAGAAGACCGAGCATCTCGGAGCGTTTTGCTTGTAGTACTGAAAACGGCACGCCGGAGGGAGGAACGGCGGAGAAATCTTCTAGATACCCGGCGACTCTGGCGGGAATCTTAGTGCTGGCGGGATAGTGTTTTCCGACCCCTTTTGCGCTTGGCCCGGAGGCGTATTCAGCGAGGATAGCCTGAGCTTCTTTGGCCGTCTCTGTCGTCTGGATGCCAAGACCTCCAAGCACCTGATCTACTTTTTGATACAGATCTTCAGCCGTCTTTTCAAAGATATTGTTGCTTAGCTTGATGGTGTCTTGTACCGCCGATCCAGTTATTGCTGGCGTAACGTTAGGGCTTAGCTTTGTGAGGATCGAGTCTACGGCTTGCGCTGCAGACTGTCTGATTCTTTCCTGCGATGCTTCCGCAGCGCCCCTGCCGGTCAAGCTCGATGCGCCAATCTCCTGGGCAAGACGTGCGGGCAAGCCTTTGCGGCCAGCCACAATTTCGCCGGATCGCAAAGGAATCTTGTATTCTTTGGCGGCTTCGAGGATCGGCTTATTCTCTGCTGCCCTTGCGGCCTCACGCAGCGGCCCGCCGAGCCCGGCCTTTAATGGAGCGGCAATTGCTCGTAGCCCGAGTTCCGCGCCTCCCTGTATTCCGCCTTCCTTGGCGATACGCGCGGCGGCTTCGGTTGAAGTTTCTGGAACATCCTTATCGCCCAACCCGCGCTTGATTAGTTGCTTAGCCGCTTCCCCCGCCCCGCCCATAAGGCCGACAAAACCCGCCGCCGGGATTGCGCTCATACCCCCGGTCAACGGAACCGCTGCCATCGCAGCAATCTCCGGTGCGTGTTCCAAGGCGAACCTTCCCGCTTCGGGAGGCGTGGGGGTTGAACGTTGCCCCTTTAGTTTTTGCTGCTCCTTGCCGAATCGCAACTTCCACAGTGCCGCCTTGGTTTCCGGCTTCAACTTGAGGCCATGGAAAACCGATACGAACTGATCTTCAGGCGTATCGACAAAGGCATTCCACGTAGCCGCCGTGGTGTTCGGATCTAACTTCTCTTTGCCGATCGCCTTCTGGAAGTCGCTAATGAGGTCAAGCTGCTGTTTTTCGGCCATGGCATCACGGTGTCGGCGGCGCAGCCGTCTGCTTGATCCAGAACTGCGGATTGCCGGGATCTTGGTCAGCAGGAGGCTTTTTGCTTGACGGGGCCGTTTCTTTCTTGCCCTTGGCCGGAGCCGGGTCTTTATCTAACGGCGCGAATAGATCTTTGTACTCCGGACTTGCCTTCATCCGTGTGATCGCCTGCTCCATCGTTTCGTTCTGCGTGTTCGTGTTCTGTTGAAACTTGTACACGCCATCGGCGATCGCAGCCAGGGTCTTGGCGACTCGTGCCGTGTATTCCGGGTTCACGTACGGATTGTTTAAAATTTCCTTCCAATGGTCCACGTACTTCACACCACGAGCATTATGCACGCCGGTAAGAAAGGCTTCGAGTGAACCTGCCTGCGCTTCCACGTCGGCCACCCAATCCGGCTGCACGCCAGCAAACTTTTGTATCCCCATGGTGCGCCCGACAAATCTTCCAAAATAGTCCGGGTTCTCTTCCTTGAGCCTGGGCAACATTTCCGACAACGCAATGCCCGCATCTCGCGCGCCGGAGGCAATCTGCTGGGACTTAACTTGCGCGGCAGATACCGGCTTGTGCCCGACGATCCTTGCTCCAGACGGGGCATTAGCGGCAGTGGGTGGCAAGACTGCCCCATTGGGGGCAACTCCCGGTGGCGTAGCAGTCTTAGGGGGTGCCTTTGGCTGGGGGCTTGGCGCGGCGGAGGGAACGTTAGGTTTCCGCGTGGTTGTTACTGGAACCTCGATGATATTACCGGATTGATCCGTTGTGAAGCGTACGCTGGTGGTGGTTTGGCCGGTCAGATAAGACGGAGGGGCAACGTCTTTTTCGAGAGAGATCACTTTCCCCGCGCTGTCATAAGACACGCGAGCCCACCCAGTACTGGAATCCGGCGTCTGCTTCCACTGCTTGTCAGCGGCCTTGGCCCGTTCGAGGTAATACTTTCCCGTGGTCGTGTCTTGCTTGTAGCTTGCGCCCGCGCTCCGATCTATTGGGTTATTGGTGGCGTCTTCGATGACTTCCTTGGGAACTTTATCGCCGGGGATTGATGGTGCCCAGTGAGGAGCCGAAGGCGCGACGTAAACCCCTAGCAGTTTGTCGGCTTCATCTTTCCCAAGTTGGCGACCAAGAGCCTGCTCGACCTGCTTCTTCTTTTCCAGGAAAGGATTACCGGGAAGGCCAAGTAGTTGCTGTTTTTCTTGGTCCGTGAGCTTGCGTCCAAGCGCCTGCTCCGTCTGCTCAATACCCTGCTGCTGCGGATTATACGGCTGTTTGGGTTTCCCGTTCTGATCGAACAGCAGTCCCGAAATCTGCCCGATCACCTCATCCGGATTGATGTTCTTTACCCCCTTCGGCAGCTTGCCGCCGACCGCCCCGAGCGCGACCTGCTTGATGATGTCCGCGAAGTGATGCTGGACGCCTGTCTTTTCGTCGCCGCCGCCCTTACCGCCATTGGCCGTTGCTGCTGTGATATCCGTTCCCAGCGCCTTGAAGTACATCTGCTGCGCTTTGTTCTTGTCATCCGGAGAGAGGTTAGGATTCTGCTGGATGTACATCATGAACGAATTCAGCCGCTGGAGTTTCTGAATCTTGGCATTCTCCTGCATCTGAAAATTCCGGATGCGGGACTGGGCTAACCCCTGCAGAAACTGCGTGCCGATGTAGGCAGCGCCTAGCGCCTTACCTCCGCCAGCGCCAAGAACGGGCTGTGGCTGCTGCTGGGCTGGCGGCTGGAGGGCCTGGGTGAAAGGTCCTTCGGTGACCGAAGCCGGGTCCGGCATGAAAACGCTACGATTCTGAGAGCTATCAGCCATTTATCCAGCCTACCCGAACGCTGACGAAAGAGCGCCGGGAGGAGCGCCTCCGGTAATCCCCATCTCCTCGCCTCCCATATATCCCCCGCCACTGCTAGCGCCGCTAAAGAAAGCCAGCGCCGCCAATAGCATTGCCAGCGGCTCCAGCCAAACTCCCGTACAAGCCGAGCTGATTTGCCTTGGCTTGGTTACTCTGATTCGCGATATTTGCCGATGTTGTCCCAGCGCCGCTCAGGCCAGACAAAGCGCCGCCTAACTCTTGGAGGCTTAGTCCGCCAAACCCGGAGCCTATACTGGCTAGCTCTTTGGGGGCAGCCGCCACCGCGCTGCCAAGCACGCCGCCAATGGCAGTGTCTTTCTGTAGCGGCAACTGGCTAAGGGCGTAGTCCCGCGCCGGTCCGGCGGGAACGGAGTTCATGATTGCTTCTTTTGAGGCGTTGAACCCCGCAGAGATCTGGCCTACTTGCGGAGACACGGCTTGCAGGGCTGCTTGTGGCGATCCGGTAGCCAGCGCCGTCTGCTGTGTTATGAGCGGCTGCTCCAGAGTAAGCGCGCGCTGGTAATTTTGCTGCTGCAGTGCCTGCTGCTGCTCGGCTATATTGAGCTGCTCTTGCGAGACTTGAGCCTGTGTGTTTTGCGCGTTATTGTAAGCCTGTCCGGGGCCGCTCATGCCTGACCTCTCTGTATCTTCCCCCAGTGGTCCTTGGTGAGTACACTGAGCACCGCAGCGGACCTTTCGCCCCAGAACGACACGTAGTCCGGCGCTATGCCGATCCGCTGGAATCCGACGCGCTCAGTGAAAATGCACGCCGCCCGATTCTTTACGGGGGTCGTCCCCAAGAGGACATCCAGACGCACTGTATCGAACGCGAAATCGACCGACATTCTTGCCAGCTCAAGAGCTGTGTCGTCCCGCTGGTACTCACGGAAGTACGCCATACCCACCTGAGCTTTCGACAGGCCGGGCAGCCGCTGAATCGATTCGGCCCAGCACATGCCGCAAAGTTCCGGCTCTGAGCAGTCTAATATTTTACTGGCGTACCCAGCGAGGTAAACAAGGTCTGTCCTTCGATGGGAAGAAAGAAACTCGCCCAGCGTGGGAACCGTTTGGTAATAGAGCCAATGTAAGAGACGCTCATCTTTCATGCGCAGGTAGAATTCGGCCAGCACATCGTCCTCTACGCTATTGCGGAGAAAGAGTTGCTTTTGTAGTGCGTTGATTTGAATCGCCGCCGCCATCGCTTAACGAGTTTAGAGAGTTGGGCTTAGATCGGCAAGTGCTTTCCGCCTGAAGCAAAACTCTTGACTTCAGATCCGCTCTCGGTCATCATCGGGCCGAAGGAGAAAACACTATGAGACAACTAGCCGCCGTTTTGATATTCGTTCTTGCGCCGATCGCAGCCAAGGCCGACAGCCAGAAAGTTAACCGCACAAACGTGGTCCGCCACGTCACCGCAGCAATATGCAAGCAACTGGCTCCGTGGTACGAATTCCTGGGGCAGACTTGTCGGCAAAGGGTCGAGGTAGCGGTGAGGCAAGACCCAAAGGGAGATACCGACTTTCTTGTCACGATACAGTACACCGATTCAAGCGGATCTTCCCTGTCTGCCAGCCAGCTAATTCCCGCTACCCAGCCGTTCGATCCCAATGGGAAGATCCACGTTCCGTGGCCGCCTACGGCCATGTTTTACTTTGACGACATTACCCTAAATGCCGTTACGATCGAGTTAGTACCATCTGGGAGCACGGTCACGATCACCGATTTCCACTAGCGGGAGGGGCGGCCTTTTGGGGTTCTGGCTTAGGCGGTATTTGGGCCACTACCCAGTGTGGGCGGGGTTTGGATTTGGGATCTTCCTGAAGCTGAACCTCGTCCGCCTTCTTGCCGACTCTCGCAAAGATTACCGCCTGCTCCTCGTCCCATTCCTTCTGCTTTTCGGATAGCTGCTGAGCGACTTCTTTCTGGTACTCCTGCAAGAGCTTAACCTCGGCGACAATCTTGTAGAGGATAGCGTTCTCCTCGGAAGTGGTTTCTACCGGCGGAGTGGGCTTCACCTCCTCGGCGCGAAGCATAGTCGCAACAGCCAAAAACCAAATAGCTCTCTTCATGTCAACACGTCCCTCCTGTCTCTATCCCACACGTGTAGATAATAGTGCAAGTGCCGGTACCCGCCGAATTACGTACGGTGCGCGTTACACTCTGTCCGGCAGCCCCTGCCGCGAAATACGTGACGCTGGGCGGGCTGCACGGAGCCGCTACTCCGCTGCTGCCTATGCCAGCCGCCCCGCCTCCGAACGTAGCCCCACCAGTGACCTGTAAGGCCACGGCAGCCGAACTGGAAATGGTGGCTGAGGTTCCGGGGCCAGTCACTGATAAGTCCCCTGCGTTCACGAATCCGGCAGCCGTAAGCTGAAATGTGTTGATGATGCCACTGGCCAATATGCTGATATTCGAGCCCACGTTTATGCGCCCAAAAGTCCCCAACGTTGTGCCTGTTATATTGTCGAAGGTTACCGCGCAGGTGGTGCAAATGACTTGAGGCGTAGCCAGCGTAATAGAGCTGCCGCTCGGGGTTACTGAGATCTCATTAGGTGTCCCAACTATACTGAGCGCACCTGTGAGGGAGTTGAGCGAATTCACTACGCCGCCTCCAGGCCCGGTAATGGTTATAGTGCTGCCAACTTGGCTGATCGAGATTCCGCCTGCCCCCGCCAGATTCAGAGCACCCGTAAGGCCATCGAGGCTGCTCACCCCGCCAGCGCTCGCGGTGAAGCTGATATTTCCGCTGCCGTCATTGTGAAAATACCCTGCCGCTTGTGCGTTGGGCCAGTTGTAGGTCAGGCCGTTGATTGAAGTCGATCCCCCTACGTTTGTCAGCGTCTCAGTGAAAGTATTGCTCCAGACAAAGCTACCTGTACCCAGAGAAAAGTGGTTATTTACGTTCGGAATCACCGCTCCGTTGAACTGCGCATAGAACTGAGAAGTTAAAGAGTTCGCAACGAACTGAACGAACGGAGGATTTCCCGATGCTAGGCTTGTGTTGATATTTAGAAATGCCGTACCCACGGTACCTAAATACGGGCAGGAGTTTACGCCGATGGATGAAAAGTTACTTCCCGTTGGGCAGATAAACTGCCTCTGGGCGTAGGTATCGTACGTATACGATTGCTTGAAGGCTCCCGATCCAGCCCCCACAGTAGCTGCATCGTCCGCTTCCGGGACAATGCCTCCAAGACTGAATATTGCTCCTGGCAGTACTGACGCGGCTGATCCATTCACCCCAAAGACCTCACCAGTCCCCCCAGCGGCTAACTGGATGTCCCTGCCAGTACTTCCGCCGGATTTCTCCGTTAACAGCAAAGCCTTGGCCGTAGGGTCCCAAAGCAGATCGGCGTCTCCGGAGCATCCACCTGATCCGTTGTTGTATTGGATCTCTGTCGTTGAGCCTCCTGGGCATCCGCTAGCGCCACCCCACGCAAGCGTGTACGTACTCCCGGCAATGTTATTCACCACTAGCGCATTGCCTACCGCAGAAGGGGCAGCATTTGGAAGAACGAGAAACAGATTGGCCCCGGTGGCTGGCGACTTGATCGCCGTCACAGTTCCATCACCCGCTATCCAGGAATGATTGTGCCCGATGATGTTCAGCCACCCAAAGTTCCCGCTGGAGGTGCCCGTGTCATGTCCCAAATTGAAGGTGTTATCGGTCGCGGGAACTACATCTCCCTCGATCGTCACCCCGTTTGGTCCTGGACCAGTGGGCCAACCAGGGGCTCCAGAACCCGCAACTGCGAACACCGGATCTCCCGAACTGTCGAAGATTTCAAATACCGCCGCCGAGGTTATATTCCCCGCCCTTTGCTGGGACACAATCAGAGATGGCTGGTCCGTGCGGGCGTTATTGACCAAGACATAGGCCAGCCCCGCTACGTTTCCGGGGTTGAGAACGACCTCTCCGTTGCCCGACGTGGGGCCGTTGATATTTAAGGCGTTCCCGGTGGCGCTCCCCTCAATGATAGAGAAATGGGCCGTCTGGCAATTTGATATGCTTAGGCCCGCAAGCAAGGACAAAATTATGACTTTTCCCATTAGTACGGCTCCCCGCTGATTGGGACTCCCAATAGCATTGATTTTCCGTCCGGCCTCACTACGAATACTAGCACCGAGTAAGTACTGGCTGTCTGGTCTAAGGCTCCGACCTGATCGGTTACTCCGGCATAGGTAGATCCGCTGGCCGGGAAGGCTACCTGCCTTCCCCCAGTCGCGTCCTGCTTAAGCACGAGCACCCAGAACATGCACGTAGAGCCGCCGGTCACGTTCTGGATCGTGATAGGAGAAGAATTATTTAGGAGGACTTCGGTTACGCTCCAACTTCCTCCGCTCAGGCTGGGCGTGGCCGTGGTTCCACTGGGAGTGATCTGGGTGTATGTTCCCAGCCCTCCCGGCGCTCCGGCTGGCCCCGCTGGACCTTGAGCGCCGGTTGCGCCAGCGGCGGCATTGGCGGCGGAAACCGCCTTGCCCCAAATGATTCGAATTACATGATTCACCCGAGCGCAGTTGCCTTCGAAATCGGAGGCTTTCAATTGAGGCACGGCTTGCTGCTGTTTGGTTATCGCATTTTTGGCGGTAGCCATATTATTAGCACGGTGCTGCCCTAAAGCATTCCGTGGAGATGGCGTCAATCATCTCCACGGAACTAAGCAATCGACCTAAGAGGAGGCCGCATGGCTCTAAGATATCCTATCCCAATCCCATCACTGTCCGATAGGGACATAGAACGATTCTGGTCCCACGTAGACGTGCGCGGCCCGGACGAGTGCTGGCCGTGGAAAGCATCCCGAAACAAGACAGGGTATGGGCAGTTCATGCTTGGCAAGCCAAACAACCGCTGCTGGCTTGCCAGTCGAATAGCGTTTAGGGTTACTCATGGCGAAGACGCTTATCCTCTTAGCGTGCTTCATTCTTGCGATTTCCCTGCTTGCTGCAACGGTAAGCATCTGTTCAAGGGAGACCAGCTAGATAATATGCGCGATGCCTCCAGAAAGGGGAGGATAAACCAGGGGTCCAATAACTATTGGGCCAAGTTGAGTGATGAGAAGGTACGCCAGATACGCAATATCCATGCAAGTGGAAGCCTTGACATGGAGCACATTGCCAAGCGTTTTCGCGTCACCCCATCCCTGATCTCTATGATAATATCCAGGCGCATCTGGAGACATATTTAACCAGCCATAGGAGATAGAAGCTCCGATAGCTTCTGTTGCTGCAGCGCACGATGGCGCGGCAGCCCGAACCCGATCCACTCTATCCGCGAGCCGTCAGGGTAGAACTTTAGCGGACTCGTTACGTTGAGCACCATGCGGTACGATCTGGATTTGTTTAGCACGCCACTATTGAGGCTCGGCAATAGAAACCTTTGCGGATCTCTTGTACTCTGAGGCGGGAGGGTTATTGCATAGAACAGAGCATCCCCCTCGCGGTAAATAGAGAGCGTTGAGCTAGCGGCGCAAATCCATTGCAGGTTGAGAATTTTGATCGCCTTCCATCCCTGGTAGGAAAAGACCAACTCATAGCTGTCCCAAACTGAGGTTATAGGACACGGCTCCGGGATTGCGTCTAGTTCATTCTCGAATACCTTGGCCTTGCCTCCCGATCCGGGGGTGAACGTGTAGCGCCACATTCGACAGATCAGGTTTGAATTGGTTGAAAAAAACCGCTTCCTGTCGGAGTCCGTGGCGTTGACGGTGAACGACTGTTGGGTAGTGCCGTCCCCTTGCAGGGCGACGGTGCAGTTAACTCCTCCGGTGTCGATCGCCAAGCGCACCTGACGCGCAATGCTTTCACATGGGCCGTACGCGCGCCATTGCGTCTGCTCCAAAATATCCGGAGGATCGTTCACGGCGGACCACTTAGGGTCTCCGTACACCCGCAGGACATTGCTCTCGTTGATGACAACCGCCGCGCCTTCGTTGTTTTTGTATGTGATGCGGCACAGCTTACAAATGATGTCGGCTAGTGGGATCGTAGCTAGGGCGCGCGTTCCTGCGGGGGTTGGAGCCAAAACCGCTGATGCAATCTGCGTTGTCTCGGTCAAGCTATTGATGCCCGACATGATATCCACGTAGGCCGTCAGCGTTGTGAATCCGTAGTTCGAATATTCGATTGTGACTTCTTGTAGTCGCTTATCGTACGGATGGCCGAGATTTTGCCACAGGCCCGGCTTGCCAGATTGCGCTTCAGCCAGGATTTCGTATTGGAAGGTCAGCGAGTAAAAGGTGACCCGCTGCTTACAGGTAACGATGAATTCGAACGCAACAGCATAGGCTTCTACGCCCTGCCCCACGCCGCCGCTCAGAGCATTCATCAGGGACACCCTGTGCCGCCCCGTTACCCCTGCTGTTGCGTTGTCCGACAGAGTGAATGTGTCCGCTGCCGTAGAGCTGAAGTCGTAGTAGACGCTGACCGTCACATAGCTAGATGTTGAAGTCGGAGCAGGCGCATCCAACTCCAGAATGATGTCCTGGAATAGCTTGTCCACCGCCGGACTATCCAGGTAGAAGAATCCCGTCTTAAACTGCGCCGGAATCGCCTGCCCATCCGTCCCGTTCGTGCTCCAGTAATCCGTCGTCCCCGAGGTTCCGTCTTTGTCGGCGAAGGCAAAGGAGGCGTTGCCCCCTAGCAACCCGGCGACCATCAGATTCCCCGTGTCCGGCTCGAACCATAGGTCGGACACGCCGCCGTTGAATTCCGCTATGATCCAGCGATTGTACAGAGCCTGATAGCGCAGACAGATCTGCCCGAAGCCAACGGCAAAGTAGGAGAACCAAATTTCCTGGTGATAGTACTCCAGCCGGAAGATTGGCAGAGTTGTCGTGGGATTGAAATTGATCGGCGGCAAGTTACCAAGCGATCTTCCAACGAATAGCTGGTCGATCGCTTCGGAGATTTTACGCGAGCTGTTTCCGTCAAACTCATAGATGCCGTCGTTGCTCAGGTACCAGATAGCGTTATCCGACTTGCACCAAGCCCACGGATCGAGAAGCCCGTGCCCCTGCGAAACTTCCGATGGCGCGAGCATTTGGCCGCTGATGACGGGCACCACGTAGAGCGAGTTTAGGTTTAACGACACCACCATGTCGCGAAACTCGCAGATGTTCTGGATCGGGTTAGCCGGGCTTCCCACAATAATGGCGTCAGCGATGCCGTCCGCTTCCTCGATCGGGAACGATTCAGGCATCCCGGTCTTGGATTTGTACAGTATGTGCGGGTTGTTCGGATCGCCAGCCAGGAAGATGGAGTCGAAGGCCGAGACCGAATACGGCAGCGCCTGATTACAGATCGTGTCAATTGTGAAGATCTCGCCCGACGTGTGGTTCAACTGGAAGTAGGCTTCTACCTGTGTACTGGAGACGACCGAGAGAATAATCACCGTCTCGATAGCCTTGTTTCCCACACAGAACATTGTGCTGCCCGGAGTGAGCCCAGAGGGCAGGGCGGGGCTAAGGGTGACGGTCTGGAACCCGGCGCTGCTATTGGCTTGTATGGCTCCGGTATAGGGGTTCTGTAGGCCGCTGGGCACCGGCGGATCGTTATCGAATTCGACCGTTGGATTGAGCTCAATCGAAACATCCGAGGCGTTATCCACGAACGTCGTGGATGTTGCCGATCCCGGATTGGTGGCATATCCAACAAAGCGGTACAAACCATCCGTAAAGATGCCGCCGCGCCGGTAGATCGCTATGGAGCCAGAGCCGGATATTTGAGCATCCCCGGACCCCCAGACCGTGACCGTGATTTGCTGCAGGTGAACCGCTACGGGCGTCCCGTTGGTCGCATTACTGACCGTAAGCATGGTTTGCGACGGGTTTCCCTGGTTGCCTGTGGTCTTGTTCCGGTAGCAGTAGATGTAATCGTAGGGCGATGAGCCGCTCGGACTGCCCGACGCACCTCCATCCAGAACTCCGGTCCCCGAGGCCGACGCCTGCGCAACGCCCGTGGCCGGTAGGATTCCCCAGTTCTGCGGGGTACTAGTACCAGGGGAGGGGTCTTTGAGCATAGCCAGGGGAGTAGAAATGAAGGCCCACAGTTGGCCCGAAGTACCCGCTGAGTAAGAGGCCAGATTGAACCGCTGGGCCTTCAGGGATGTGCTGCTGACGTTCGAGGCAATATTGGTCAGGGCGGAGAAGTTCAGCGCAGCCGTGCGGTACAGGTTCATGCCGCTGCCGCCTGCCGCAGACAGCACGTAGCGCGGGTTTGTCGAATCGGTTGCGCCGATGCGGAATTTTCGAACACTAGGGCTGTTTAGACCAGAGGAGCTGCCAAGACTCTGGATGCCCGCGCGGGAACAGATGCTGCCTTCTTGGAGTGATTCGCAATTGGCTTCGGACTGAGTTGCCCCCTGCGGAAGCTCCGAGGTGGTCGTCCTGGTGATAATTCCGCGATGTATAAAAGGGAAACTCTTCTCGGCCATTGGATCTCAGCGATATGGTAGCAATGCCGCGTGTTATTCTCTACATAGGCGGCACCGGGATGAAATGACCCAGCGACCGATCCTATGGAGAACAACAATGGTACGAGCAAAGTTTGTAGTCGAAAGCTACGAGACCCGCAAGAGTGATACGCGCAATCCCGATTCTGAGGAACTACGATCCATCAAGATGATTGCCGTTTCGGATGGCAGCGAGGAAAACAAGAAGTTCTTTCGCTGGACGCCGAATGGGCAGATCAACATTGGCATTCTCAACCCCGAAGCATGGAAGCAGTTGGAACTTGGAAAGTCCTACTACGTGGATTTCACGGAGGCTCCGAGTGCCAGCGCTTAAAGAACCACCGGACATTGACGCCGGAGTTCTAGAGGTTGGCCGCAACGGATTCGAGATCGTCATCAATCATCCAGACCTAAAACCAGACGAGAACGGCGTGGGGCATATCGTGTTTTCTCCACGTCAAGCACGTCACTTGGCAAATCTCCTCATGAAACACGCCGCTGAGGCGATGCAGGAATGGAGTGATCTACATGCTAGATAGTCATCCGCCGATAGGTATACTCGGCTTTGGGGATAATGAAAAGCAACGGGAAGCCGCACGGCAGGCCATACTTGAGTTCTACAAGGAACGGCAGAAGCAGTTCGATGCCGAACCACCTCACGGACTGCGGCCATCTCCTCAGGTCGGCTGGAAATGCCCGAACTGCGGCAGGGCGCATGGCCCAGATGTATCGACCTGTCCTGACCCACCAAGGGGCAAGGGACTGCGTGATCGGATAGGAGAGTGCCATAATGGTTGACACCTCCATCGATTACGCCCGCATTTTCGACCGTGTTCTGTCGGACCCTCGTTATAAACAGGGAATCACATACGGTAAGCCACGTCAGGGGCACCAAGAGGGGACTGTTGCTAATCACATTGATCAGTTAGACAGCAACCTAGAGAGGCTTCGTGGGGTTCTGTCTTCAGATGAGCAATACTGGAAGTTACGGTTGCTGATCTACACCCACGACACGTTCAAGTTGTGGGCAAAACGCGACTCTCCCATCGAAGACCCACAGAGCCACGGGTCTCTAGCACAAGCGTTCCTTGCCGAGTTTCTGGACAATAACGATCCAATTGCCAGAGATCTGCTGCATATCGTTAAGTATCACGACGAGCCATATGCCTTATGGAAGCAGGTTGAGTCCAAAGGAAAGTACAACCAAGAACGGTTTCGGCGGAACGTTGTAGACGGCGTGGCGGACATAGAACTGTTCCTACTGTTTACGCTCATCGACGGCTACACGCCAAGCAAAAAACCTAAACGGATTAGGTGGTACGTGGAAGAAGTATCTCGCGATCCAAAGGTCGCCGCCTATCCACAACTCCTCAAAAACGTCTACGCCGCGTTGACTATCTTTGGCATATAACGCTATGCGGGCGGAGAAATTCCGCCCGCTAAACCCTCACTCGCTTTCGTTCAGTTCGCTGGCGATGGCGGCCCCGAGGGCTACCATGTTCTCATACTCCTGAAGGCAGAACGCGGCTTTGTCAGGATCTGCCAGTTCATTATCACCGGAATACACGCGGGCTAACACTCCGTAGTTTATCGCCGTCAGCGCGAATTCGTCAGGAATAGGCAGGCTCTGCCCTAGGGCCGTTAACGTAGTTGGCAGCAAAGTTCCGACTAAGGTTAGCCCTCTGGCTATTCCTGCCGGGGTCAGTGTTACGCCGATCGTAACCGCCCAATCCCCCGACTGCGGCGTGAATGCGGGCGAAGAAAAACTAGGCACTGGAGCGAGTTCGACCGTCTTTATCGGAATAGAATCGTCGTGCCACGCCTGCGGAACGTCCTGGAAGACCTTCCAGTTCTTGAAGCGGCAGTACAGATCCTCCGTTGTGCTCTGTTCCAGATATACGCCGCCGACGTAGGCGGCTTCGACGAGCGCCATCGTGTCAGGAACCGTATACTGGTTCTGCCCTTGAACGATCTCCTGGGTATAGATTTGCTTCACAAGCCCGGTCCGCTTCATGAAGTCCACGAGAACCTCGTTCAGGAGGTCGATCCACTGCTGAAATGTGAGCAGGCCCAAGGAGAGCCCCGGTCCCGCGCCGTTTCCGTAGTCTTCCGCAACGTCGTAACAAAACTGGTTATAAATATCCGTTACAGGCAAGGCCATCTAGCGACCCTCTCTTAGCGCGAACTCCTGCGGGAACTCCATGCTCTTCCATACGCTCATCAATTTCAGGTCAATCATAACCTGCTTCATGATGCCCTGCGCCATAGAGAAGGTGGCCCCCGAATCTTTCAGTTGGCATCGAGCCGCAGCGTACTTAACCACCAACTGCGTCCAGTGATTTTCCAGATCGACTACATCCCCCTGATTCACTAACATCGGCACGGGCGCGATCCCAGTTACCGCGACCACACTACCCCCGATAGAGTCCGCCGGATAGAGCAGAAACTGGGAAATTCCAATTCGGCTCCAATACTTAACTGGCCCGATAAGGTTGCTGGTGTCACTGATCCAGTTGCGGTACTTGCGAGTTAGGCTCTTGAGCCCGACCGGATTCAACTCACGGCCCGCGAACTCAACCCGCATCGGCACGACGATTCCGATCGGCGTGGAATAGAGATACTGGTTTGCTACGGAGTTTCCAGAGACGTTGATGGTGGCTTGGTTCCAACCAACGATCAGGTTGGATTTCTTGAGGCCCTCATTTAGCGCGTAGCGGACGTTGAGTTCGGGGTACCAATTTGAATTTGAGTCCAACCTATCCCAAACTTGCTGCTCCAAATTGGCCAACGTTACAGTAGGCACATCTCACAGCTTAGCAGGGCGCTGCATCGATCTCCGCTAGATTTTGCCTCGAAACTTGCACATCGGGGTTCCCAGCGCCCTGTTTCCTTGAGTCACACTTCGCGGACCATTGTACGCTACTTCTGACACTCCGAGGTTACAAAAATCCCGCCCTTATCCGGGTAGAACGTCACCATGATGCCCTTCTTTAGCTGCGCCTTGACGTATCTTCCCACGGCGGCGTCATCGGGATCTTGGTAGTCAATCACTCCCCCTGCGCTGAAAGACGGCCCCAGTTCTTCTCTCGGGGAATCTGGGAATACCCTGAGATAGCCGCCGACGTGTCCTGGAACGCATCCCGCAACAACAATAGGCTGGCTTGGCATTAGCTTAATCGAGGCAATAGTCGGTCGCTCGTACGGGGGCTTCTCCTGCGCGATAAGAAACCACTGCGGGGTGACTATTACAGCCAGCACCCCCAGTAAAAAAACGACTAATAGCAATAACTGTTTCACGGCATTCCTCCTTAACCCAGTATATCCTCGTGCTCGAAATTGGCTCCGCCCTTGTGGAGCCCCCGCGACTTGATCCGCTGGATGGCCTCGTTTTCCCGCATCCGCTTCCCGTAGTCTCCCTGATCGAACGAAGTCGGCATGGTGTAGCGGTAGACCGACTTGTTGGCGGCATTCCGCTCATCCTGGTTGCGGACTAAGGCGCGGTGCGCCACATGGTCGATACTCTTTAGTTGCGTACCGTGCGTATTGATCGGAGTCGGCGGATGCTTGGCTGTGCTCATGCCGAAAAGGGTAGCACGATCTACGCTGCCGAAGGAAGCTGCGCCAGATCCTGGTTCAACTGATCCAGATCGAGGCCGCTCGGGGACTGTCCGTTCGCGGCCAGCCACTCAGGAGAGAGAACGGCAAAAGCCTCGTCGGCGTAATCCGTAAGAAAGTTGTGCGACATCTTTGTGATCCCGCCCCAGGTGATCACCGAGTCCGTTTCCGGAGACTCTGCCATGACAGGGATACAGTGGCCGCCCCAGCTACCCGGCTCGCCGCCGCTCGTATAGATGCCGCCATCCGCCACAGTCCACAGCGGCTTGCCTTGTGCCGACAGGGGGAGCTGAACGCCTAGGTATACATTGCCAAATATCTGGATCGCTGCCCGCATTTCGTCACGATTGGTCCAGTCCACCGAGGCGAACGCGAGGATCTTGTGGCCCGCTACCCCCGTCTGTCGCCAGTAGTTCAATGCCGTCAGCATATCGGCCCCGTTGTCCGTATTTGGATTTCCGGGGTCATACCCGCCAACGGCTTCATACGCAGTCAGGATCTGGTCGTCAGAGGGGACAAACGGCGATCCAGCAAAGAAGCTCCACTGCATGATCATGTGGCCGCAGGCAGCCAGAACGCAATCGCCCAGCTTGTCGTTAAGAAACATATTCCACGGTTGCGGAACCTTGGTAATCCAGCTCACCTCCGCCGGGGCGGCAGGCAGACCGCCTTTTAGGTACTTGGCCAACTTAAGGGTGCGCTTGTCGATACGCGGTGCTTTCTTGCCGAGTTTGATCGGCCCGTGGACGGGATGATGAAAGGTCGGTAGCATGTTGTGTATTGCTCCTGTCTAAGATTTTACTGCGTCTCCGTATAGACCTAAGTCGTCTTCCGAGCGACTGATAAAGTATCGCCGAATATCGTCGCGCAATGCTGGCTTGTCGGGAGTCAACTGCCAAATTCCCTGCCAGTCCATCCGCAGATCCGTAGACGGGTCAAATTGGTGCTTCACTAAGATCATATCCCGGCTTGAGTACCCGCGCCTCGATTTTGCCCCGTGGAAATTGTGCGTTGCGAAGCAGTCCACATACCCAATATTCTTCTTGAGCTTAGCCGCGTTGGATTGCCAAGCGCGGATGCGCCCAATATAGTCCTTGGTGTAGCCGGAGACGTGCATATCAGGGGCTTCTTCACCGACAAGGCCAAATGTCTGGAACCAATCCGCGTGTCCTAACACGCACACATCCAGCATGCCACCCACGATATCGAACGCTGACCTGCGCCACGCCCACGCTCCCCCGGTAGCACCTACGCCCATCTTTGGAGGTCCGGCCATCATAGCCGCGTAATACCCATCGTCTGCTCCGGATACCTTCCATCCTCCGTTAACGAATCCTTGCGGAAGTTGATACCCGCTCTGGATATAGTTGTAGGCGAATCCGTTATTGATTCGCAGGGGCCTGTGACCCGTGCCGTAGGTCTCTCCTGATAAGTCCGCGTAGGAGCTGAACAATTGGACGAAATCGTAGTGCTGAAGTTGATGGATAGCCTCCAGCGCCATGTCGTGACGCGTGAAGTGAAAATCCCCGTCGATATATCCGCCGTACCTCCAGCCGAACGGGAAGCGCGCTACGCCCTGATTTATCAACTGCTCCTTGTGCCACAGTTCGCAGTTGGTTCGTAGCTGAACATCATTGGGATTGCCTCCGGTGACCTCGAACGGCCTGTCTCCGTAAGTCAGTTCAACTACGTGCAGATCCACGTTAGCCATACCCCGCAAGTGGCGGATACAGTCATTCACCAACTCCCGGCGGGTCCGCCAGCGGAATGGGTTGCTATACGGGACGACAATGTGCAGAGTCTGTTCTTCCGACCACTGGCTCCAAGGTATGTGCTGATCCGGATGAGACAGGTGAGCCGTGGGGACGTTTGCGGGAGGATCATAATGAGGCATGACGAATGACTCATCGTATCCGATCTCTTGACTGATGTAAAGGATTTTCTTGACTATGAAGAAACGGTTACGGAACCGGCCGGGCGCGGGGATTATTTGACTGCACCTTGTGGCGCAAGCGCATGGCGTGGTCCCTATGGTAGCGAATCCCGAATCGCTTCTCGATCAGATCACGAATCTCTATACCGCTCAGGCCAGACAATTCCATGCCTTTCAATTCCCGGAGCTGCTCGCTCGTAAGCCTGCTTGGCCTTCCTGTGGATATCGTTCTTGTTGCTGACCTGCCTTCGGATAGTCGTCTGGCCCAGCGGTGTGCGGACGTCCTTGAGATTGAATATTTACGAGCCACATCCGCCTGCTTCATGCCATTTTGAAGATCTCGCATGCCAGACGCTCGAACAGCTTCTTTAACTATTCGTTCTTCGGTGTTGCCGGATAAGGAAGACATGCCCTGGTCCCGAACTTTTGGAAAAGGCCGCGAAGTTCCTTGAGCTACCAACTGAAAATACTCCCGTCCGCAGTGGCGGCGGGATGATTCCTTAAGAAGTTGTACGTCACTCCATCGGCTAGAGATCGCATATAGCTGCTCAGCAGCGTGCTCGCCCGACCTTCATCGGCCTGCCGCGCCTCCTCGTAGATCGACTCCCACTCCGCCTCGTACACCTGGGCGAGTTGGGGGTTATGATACGGATCGGTTCTACCCTCACGTGGGATGACGGGAATGCGCAGTACGTCAGCCCTTGCTCCCGCCACAATCCCGTCAGGGTTGATGAACCCCGGTGCCATGTCGTTGTCATGCACGAGCTTAGGCCACTGCTCGCAGGTAACGACCGAGAACTGGTAACTGGTGAACTGCGCGGGCCAGACTTCCCACTGCGCGATTCCGACCGGACTCGGCGGCGTCTGTGCTAACCATAGCGGTGAATCCACGTTTGTTCGTTGTGGGTCTTCCACGGCCAGATCCTGCTGGTTGTGCCAGATGTCTATCGGCTGGCCCTGGATCGGGTCCCAGGCGAACATGATGCGTCGCGTGTTTGGCGTGACGCTCACATAGCCGTTGTAGATGTTGTAGGGCAGGTTGTTCTGCGTCTGCGGCTGGCCTTGCCAAGGGTTGTCAATTTGCAGCGACGTAGCGGAGAAGACAGCCTGCACTGTGTAGATCGGGAAATTGGCCTTGAACTGCTGTCCGGCAAGGCTGGACGCCTGCAACGCTACGCCGTTAGCGTGTGGCTTCTTGAAGAATGCCGAGAATTGCTGCGAGAAGCCAATAGTCGAGACATTCAGTACCTGTACGACTTCCTGATTTCCGCCCGTATCCACCACCAGCCACTGCCCTGGCGCGATGTTAGTCATCGCTCCCGGAATGATGTTGCTGACTCCGTAATCCACCACTCCGGCTCCGCTGACGTTGTTAACGCCGGAAATCGTAGTGTTTATCCAGTCGTTGACCGGCCAAGCGGCTCCAGTGCCGGTAACAATATTGGAGTTGGGGGTGTAGCTGATCGTGCCCGTGGTGTAGGAGTTGCCGAGGTTGATTACGCCGATACGTAGCGAGTCGGACCAGGAGTGCCGGTCGAAGAGACGGCGGATGCGCTTATTGATTGCGCTATCCACGGTCTCCTTCGATGCCGAGGGCTTAACCGATTTAACCTCCCCCCGTAAGGTGAACAAATCAGACGAGTAAACCGACACAAGGATCTCCTGGTAGGTCTATTTCGGTGACCCATTTACCGGCCCAGAAGGCTGGGTCTAAAAACCGAAAAGCTACGGGACGTTCGCTGGCCGTACCCTGCGAATACAAACGCCAACGCCTGTAATAAGTGCGGTGCAACCTTGAATGATCCCTACTGCTCATGATTGCGAGATTACTTACTTCGTTATGCGCACGGTTAGTATCAATATGGTGAACCTTCTCGGTCCTTGTTAGATACCTGCCAATAGCCTCTTCCACGATGAGTCTGTGGACCCGTATGCAACCCTTACTGGCAGATGGGTGCTCTGGACGATAGCGCAATACGTAACCGTTATCCCTGTACGACCCGTTCGTCCCATGAGACTCCTGCCAGCGTCTGCGCTTTTCTTCGGCGCTGATCTCTATACCGATCCTTTTAACGCGCCACACGACCGCTTGCAAAGTAACGTTCAAAGACCGGGCCAACTCCGCAGCGGAGTTCAACTCCAAATATTTTCGGGCAAATTCCTCATCGGAGAGCATGTTCTTCCGGGCTGGTCTCGTCAGGCCATAAAGTTTCGCCCACAACCCGACGCAACCCGAAGACACCCCGAGGACTTCTGCAAGAATATACCGATTCCTCCCGTGTTTGTTGTATTCCCTTATGAAACGCTCCTTGGAGAGCGTCATCTTTATGCCCATACCGTTTCCAGTGAAAGGCCGGGGCAGTCTGGTTTTATTTATATCACTAGAGCAGTCTTTGCAGTACGAAGACAATCCAGTGGCCGTTCCCTTATTTTTGGTGAACCTATCAAGTGGCAAGATCGCCCGGCAGTGCCCACACCGCTTGGTTTTGACCATTGGTGATATGGCTGAACTCACAAACTTATTCTACCGGATTCAGCCAAAACTGTCAGCGCTTTGGTCTTGCTAAATAATCCACAACGGCCTGCATAGCCACCTCCCCGGTTCCCAGTCGCGTGTCCGGCAGACCGGCCTTAGCCTCCGCCAACCTCGTCGCCCATTGTTGTATCTTGTTCATGGTCGCTGGCTCCGTAAGGTCCACGCCGGTGGACTTTGGCTTCTCCGGGTGCAGTACCTTGCTGACCTCCGATGCCGTACTGAGGTCAATACAGTCGGGCCATTCCTTGGGCCAGTCGGCCAAAGTTACCCTAGTAGCCATCACCGTTATGAACGGTCCTTCTTCTTGGTCGTATGTTCGATGCGAAGGCTGTACCGCTTGAAAGAAATGGAAAAAGTCTTCTTTTGAAAGAATGAGCCGCCTTGGGTGCCCAAGCTCCTCAATCGCGCGGCAGAGATCCAAAAGCGTGTCTCCGATTAGCGGCCCCGGCATAGTCTGATATTTTACTGCCCCGCTAGCAGTGTCTCGCGTGGGGCCAGTGCAATCGCTCCCAGATCCCGGTCGGCCAGCGATGAAATGTGCTTACGTATGTGGTAGCTCTCGATATGCGGCGCGCAGAAGACCGGAATATTCAGCTTCATGCAGCGGCGAAAGAATGAGAAGTCCTCGCTCAGCGCTCCCATGTGAGAGAACGGCTCCTCGCCCAGTTCCTGCCGGATTGTGTTGAAGACGGGACGCCGCACCAACAGGCACCCCGCTCCGGCGCAATCCACCTTGAACACCGGCTGATCCTCGGGCGGCTCGTTCCATTCCGCGATCACAGCGAACGCCTGATCTTTTTCTGACCAAGCATAGATCAATGGAAGATATGGCGGAGTCCGATAGCAGTAGATCCCGGTCAGCACGTTGAGTTGCAGGCGGTCCATTAAGGCCACCATGCGGCAAACCAGATCGGGCTCGAATTGGTGGTCCGTGTCCGTCTGGAACAGCCACTCCCCCAGAAAGTTCCTGGCTAGATAATTTCTTGCGGAAGCGTGGTCGGACGTGCGCGCCCGGTCGAGATGAACGTATTCCCCTGGCTTGGCGAGAAACTCGTTATTGCACTGAATCATCTGGCCCCACGACCAGCAGAACTCTTCATCCAGGCTGGCCACGCCGCCCATGTATGCCACGGTCCCGATAGGACGCTTAGCGATGATCATACCGTCACCTCCGCCGCCACTGGAGCCTCCACGATACGCGGATCTGGAAACGGCACAATGAACTTCCTGCCCGGCTCCCGCCGCATAAACTCATCCAGAAATGCCCACGGCAGAGCCAGCAGGTAGTCCGGATTTGCTTTGCGCATCTCCTCCTCCGAGGTGATCGGTATCTGCGTTCCGGGCAGAACGCGGCCCCACTTGGCAGGGTTCACATCCGCGACCGCCTTCAAGCGATCGGCGATCCCCGTGTACTGCAAAAGAACGTTACCTTTGGTCGAGGCCCCGTATCCCCAGATAACCGCCTCTTTGGGGATGGACGCCATGAGTTCGCGCAGTCTCGCCGTAGCTGTCTTTACCTGCCCCACGAATCCGCTCCAGTCGTTCTCTAGGGCGTTCTGGAAGTGCAGGAACAACCCCTTGCGCGCCCGCACCTGTAGTGTCCCTCCGTTGATGTCGTTCGTTTCCCAATCCGCAACAGAAACACCTGCCCGGTGTAACAGATCCTGGAAGCGCGGCAAGTCCCAGTAAGTGAGGTGCTCGTGGCAAATCGTATCGAATGCTCCAGTTTTGGAGTACTGTGCCAAATTCTGTAGTTCGACAATCCATACTCCGTTTTCGGCAAGAATCCCTCGTACCTGCTTAGCGAATCCGAGAGGGTCTTCGAGGTCGTAAAACATAGCCAGCGAGGTGACTACCAATGCCTTGCGTCCGGGATATAGTTCTTCTAATCTCCGCGCACTAAAGAACTCCCGGTGATGCTCAGGCGGACAAACTTCGGATGGGTCGAAGCCCACGCGATTCTCGGGCGGAAGGAAGCTCAACAGCGTCCCGTCGTTGCAGCCGATGTCCACCCAGAGATCATCCGGCCCGATCTCGACCGACATGGCGATCTTTTCTAGGTGCTCCCGCATGATGCGGTTGGCCCCGGATCGATAGCCGTATTCGCCGCCGAATAGCAGACCGCGCGACACGGTGTGGGATAGCTGCCCAAGATCGCACTGCGCGCAGCGTACCATAGCCAAGGGGAAGCAACGCACGGGTTCGTTGGGCTTGGGAAAATATCCAGCGACCGGCTGTGCGCCAAGATCCAATACCGGCAGGAGCTGATCGTGCCCGCATCCGCGACAAACTTTAGTGGGCCGACATTCCATGTCTTCCTGCGCCATGCGGTTCAAACCACTGACGTGCCGGTCCCAATTGCAGCGGCTACGGGCCTCCGGCATCATCACCGCCCGAATCCGCTCTTGCTCCTCCAGGTGATCGGCATAGTAGCGGATCTTTTCCGCGAAAGCGGCAATGCCGCTATCTGATCCGGGACTACCCGGAATCATTGCTCCGTGCCGCGTATTCTCGGCCTGCGCCCAGACAGGCGTGACGATCGGGATCGCACCCGCGCACTGCGCTTCCTGCCCAGTGATGAAACTCAGCTCTGCGAATATGCTGGGGTACGCAAGCATGCCCGCACTCAGCCACTCCTTGTACAGATCCGTTTGCGAGACGCGGCCCCGGAAGAACACGCCGGGAATCTTGGAGGCTATCTGATTCATCTCGTCCCGCTGCTTGAGGAAAGGCTCGAAGTCCGGGTTGATCGCCACCAGCTTCTCCAAACCCTCGAACCCGTAGAAAATGTGCAGCTCCAGATCGTTTCGGCCCTCCTGTGCCTTCGCGAAGATCTTCAGCAGTGTCATAAGCCCGCGATCCGGCGAAGACGCGAACATGATCTTCTTGGGATTGCGCGCCGGTCGGTCCGACGTGCTTTCGACAGCTTCTAGCAGATCCACCTTGACACCGTTCGAAGTCACGGAAATCTTGCCCTTCAGCTCGGGATGGCGGGTGATCAGGTAGTCCTTGTGTGTATTACAGAGAACCAAGATGCGGTCCAGCTTTGACACTTCATCCGCCTTCCAGGCGTGATCCCAGTCCTGCACCATAAGCCATGCCACTTGCATGTTGCCATCCAGGCGCTTGGCGATCTCCGGACAGCGGTAGAGTATCCAGACGCCGGGCTGAGAGAAGTCGGCTTCCTGATAGGGATGCCAAGCTGTGCCGTTCCATCCTTTCTGCCCGTTTCCCCATGGCACCTTGGTGTAGACGTTGACCGTATGCCCTAAGCCCGCCATACGCCGCGCAACCTCGGCAATACTGGTTTCGATGCCGCCGATGCCTGTCTCCGTGTTAGTCCAGTCCCACTCCTCCATATGGGTGGGGGAATACAGGTGAAAGGTCAGCGGCTGATCGGCGTAAGCAGGCAGCTCCGGTACCGATACCGCTCTCTTCTTCACGTCCAGGATCTTCTCTTCAATCTGATCCACTACGCGCTCCCAGTCGAACCGCTCCCGTGCATCCCGCATCATCTGAATCCGCGTCTGCTCCTGATACTCGGTATTTTTACACCACTCGTAGATCGCGCCTACGTAGCGGGCCTGAATCAGCGGGTCCGAGTAGCAGTCGCCGATGATCAGTTGACCGTGCATGGTGTATTCGGCAGCCGCCCAGATCGGCGTCGTGATCGGAATACATCCACATGCCTGATTTTCGAGAAGCACGCAAAAGCCCGTTTCTTGAAAAAGTGAGGGGTGACACATTAACCCGCAGGAGAACCGCTCCCGATACAGCTCCGGCTGACTCATGCGCCCCTTGAACGTCACCCCCGGCTGATCCGCCAGCTTCATGATGCGCTCTTTGAGCCGCGCCATGTTCACGTTCCCGCTGGCGATCATTTTGTCGATGTTGTCAAGCCCGTACGCGACCACCAGTTCCAGTCCGGACACCCATTCCCTTGCCCGCTTGAAGATCTTCAGTAGCGCCTCCAGGCCGCGATCGGGGGACGAAGCCCAGATCATCTTACGCGGATTCCGCTCGATCTTCCCCTCGGCTTCGATCTGCTCAATCAGATCCACCTTTACGCCGTTGGGGATCACCACAATCTTGGAAGCCAGTTCGGGATGCCGGGCCGCTGTGTACTGCTTATGGGACTCGCAGATGGCGTGGAAGCAATCGACCTTAGCCATTCGCTCCGGCGTCCACGTGTCATATCCCACGTCCTGTGCGCATAAAACCAGCTTCTGCTCGGGATGCGAATCAGGGAAGGAGTCGAGCATGGGCGGATGACGGTAGAGTATCCAGACGCCGGGCTCGCGCGTGTCGGCATTGCTCACGTTGGTCCAGTTCACGCCCTTCCACTTGCGGACCCCGGTCCAAGTAGTCGGAGAGAAACTCGTAACCTCGTGGCCGCGAGCAGCGAGAATTCTCGCAACCTCTGCTTGCTGAGTCTCCGAACCACCTATGCCCCGAACTACGCCATGCTCATCGGGTTCGCCGGTAGTGTTTTTCCAGTCAAACGGTTCAAAGAACAGGGCTGGAAGCAGATAGATTCGCATGCACGAACAGTGTACGGCCTAACGAGGCGGGAGTCAAGAGTTAAGAGAATTCACAGCAGCGGACAAAATAGGCCTCGTCTCCATTTGTGGGATATTGCGAATCAAATAGTCCCGCTCTGCGGTGAAGATGGGGATATTGCGGTCTACCAGCCAACCGCGTAGGGGCTCCGCAGAGCCAAGAACCTTGTAAATCACAACCCTACCCCGTTTTTCTTCCGCCGACCTGTCGTTGAAGTTAATGCCGCGCTCGCGGAACAGTTTTTCTTGCAACTCGTCACAGCCGAGTCCGTGAATTTGCTTGGGGGGAAACTCGGATTGCGCCAGCGCCAGAATTGCATTGCGCGTAGCATCCTGCTGTCTCCAGATGAAATAGTTCTCTACCTCGATTGGATCAGGGATAACGAATACACGGCAATCGAAATGAGCGCGTCTACACTCTCCGGAAAAGTAGCGCATGAACTCGGCGGTGAATATAGAGGCCACGATTGAGCACACCTTTTGCAGATTACCGTCGAACCACGTCTCCGTGGCCAACTGTGCGAAGTCCGTCAACAAAAAACTGTATTCGTCGGATTGCCCGTAAGCGAACTGGACGCCTTGCGCGTCCTCACATACCGCTACCGCAGCGCGGTCCATGTCTGCGGCGAGCCGGGCGTCATACGGTTTTTCATACTGACGAGTAAAAGCATGGAATGCCCTTCCGCCGATTCGAATGATCGTGTAGGTACGACGCGGCAACAGGATACGGTAGCGGTCCTCGTAGCTACGCTTCATACGATCGCCGATACCTTCTTTGGGTGTGCTCATGCGGTTAGTATGTGGCCGATGAACCCCAAAGTCAAGAGTCAAGATTTGTCTAATATTTTACAGGGTGCCCGGCCCCGCTCTGGAGGGAACGAGACCGGGCTATGGCGGAGGAAAATTAGAGGCGCTGCAAGGTAAGCGCGATGATCCCGATGGGCGGCAAGTTACCGGCGTTGGTGGGCAGCATGGCGAACTCGTCGCCCGGCGCAAGCTGCGTCAGGGCCGTCGAGGCAATGATCGTCCCGTAGTTGGTTCCGCTGGTGGTTGTCGTCAGCGGGATTGTGGACGCCAGCACCGGCTGACCCGAGACCGTGGCGAGGCCGTTCGAGACCTTGGTGATCATGACCGAAGTCGATCCGACCACCGAATGCCGCTCCGTGACGGCGATCAACTGATAGGAGTTCGAGCCATCGGCCACGAACAACTCGCGCGTGGAGGCGAGATCGCTGATGGAGCCGTGGAAGAGAAACTCATGAACGATGAGCTGTCCAACCATGTCATCCGTTTCCGTGCCGGAAATGAATACTTGCTGTAGCTGCATAGAAGATTCTCCTTAAGTGACCGCCACCGATCCGACCGTCGTTACCGGGTAGGCGCTGATTACCCACCACTGCGTGCCGTCGCACTTGAGCGTGACCGAGCAATAGGCATTAGCCAATGTGACCGTATGTCCGCCGTCGATCGCGCCAGTGCCAGAGACGACTACGGTAGCCCCTGCGCCGCTGGCACCTGCCTTGACCGTATAGGTCTTGCCGACGAGATTGGCCGCCGGGACGGGCAGCGTTACCGCCGCCCCAGCGTTCATAATGATCGTCTCATCCGAATTCGCTGCACTATACGCGGCAGTGACCGTCTTGATTGCGGATTGTTGCCCTGCGAACAACTGCCACGCCGGAGCGACGGCGGTCGCTGACGTGAACCCGGTTCCGGTCCCACCACGAGTCAGGTTGCGATAGAGCACCGGAACGCTTCCCGATGTGCCCGTAACCCAGAAGAAATCTCCGATCTCGTAAGGGCCGCTATCCGTGGCCAGCGTAGGCAGAGAATCGCCCGCCCAGACCTTATAGCCGCCGGGCAGCTCGAATGCGACAACGGGTTGATTGGCCGGAATCGTAGACACGCTAAGCCTCCGTTACAGCACCGACTGCGACATATATAGACCCGTGAAAGTCGGCGTCGTGCAGTCGAACAACTGCATATCGATATTGACCTGCCCACCCGAGCAACTCTGGCAGACGCTACCTGTCGGCGTAAACGTCACAGTCGGCATGAATGGGCCGATCTGGCCGATGGGCGGCAGCGGGATCTCGACCAGGGTATTGGTCGAGGGCGTCTGGAATACGTCAAAGTCGTTTGCGAAGAAATTCGTAGCCGCGCCCGCTTTGCCGACCCTGACTTTCATGTCGGTCAGCGATGGTCCCGCGAAGGCCGCCGAAGGGTAGATCTGCATACGCAGAATGAAGGAGCCCTGCGGAAACAGGTCCATCCCGACGAAGCCGGTCGGGGTTCCAGCCGAGCCGAATGTCTGCGCTCCCGAGCCGCTACAGAGTTGCAAATCGGCGGCGTTGAACTGGTAGCTGACCCCTCGAAGAGCCCCGCCAAGATTGTAAGAAAGCCCAATTTTCTGCATTTGTGTCTCCTAGTTCACTGTCTCTTCCTTTGCCGCTTCCCTGGTCTCGACCGCCGGTGCCATCGGGCGGATATCACGAAGCATATCAAGCTCAAGCACCCACCGTCCGGCCCAAAAAACTTGGGTCTTAAACTGAATCGGCTCCGGGCGAACACTAGTCAATCCGAGAAGATATACGGCGACACGTTCCAGATATCGATGGACAAGAAAATGGTCGCGCTTGGTCGGCAGGACCGCGAGGTTTCCGACCGCATTCTCCCTTTTACGCAAGTTAATGTGGTGTACTTGCTCCCCAGGGATTAGCGGCCTCCCTATGGCATTTTCCGCCGTAAATCTATGCTCATCGACATACCCACCCTTGTTCGCTGCCGGATGATCTGGAACCATTACCTTAACGTATCCGCGATGCTCGAACCGATAGGGTGAAGCAGCAGCCAACTTTTCCAACTTCCTTCGCGCAACTTCTTTCATGTCGATCTGTAATCCGAACCTAATCAAATTCTGCCGGACTGTGGATTCGCCGCACTTAAAATGCTGCGCGATTGCCTGCATACTCCACTTCTCGACATGATACAAGCGCTGCAATTCTTTTTCGTCCAAAAGCACGGCAATGCGACCACCGTCCGGCCTCGCGGCGATTCCGTAGTGCTTTAGCCAATTTGAAACCGTCACTTGATTGACACCGCACCGTTGAGAGATTTCCCTCTGTGGCAATCCCTGGACTACGTAGAGATCGTAGAGTTGCTCTTTTGTCACACAGAGCTTGCTCCGCTTTTGCCTGAACACGCGCGGCTTTCTCTCTCGATTTGAATAGGCATTCGGCAGACCGAAACGCTGACGCCAATGCGCAATAGTCAAGCTACTGACACCAAGTTCGTGGGCGATGCTTATGTCCGACTTCTTTTGGCTTAGGACGAGATCGCGGAATTCTTCTTCCGTGATCTTCATCTTCACCGGAACTCCGTTCAGTTTTCTCATGCGGACATTATAGCATCGTTACGACATTACTGGATTAAAATAGTGAGCTCGTTATCTTGAATCCCGTTCTGGGGTTTGGTACGAGGAGATTCGTACCTGCCACGTACTGTCCCGTAACATCGCCGATGGTGTTGTCCGAGCCCTTGAAGCCCGTGAACCCAAACTGGAAAAGCGGGACGTTTGAGAAGTACCACTCGACATACGAAGTGTTCATCCCGAGCATCAGTCCGCTCGTCCCGGTAGGCATGTATCGGTCGATCACTACATCGCCCGCGTTGAAACGGAAATTCGTGAAACCGATGTTGCCCAGGTCGTTCTCGACGTTGGCGTAGCGCTGGCTTGGCTGCAGGCCGTTCCAGATCAGGTTCCAGCCGTTCTGTGTGACCGCGATCAGATCCGGGTGATCCGGACCCCAGCAGGCGTTGCCGTAGGCCGTATTGAGCGTCTGCAGCGTAAAACTGGTAACGTTGGCCGTGAAGGCATTCAGCCCGCCGGGCGTGCCCGTGGCTTGACCGTTGATGTCCGTCCGGTTCTGACCGCCAACAGTCGGGAAATTGGTCCCGTCGTCGTACCACTCCTGCAGGCCGTTGAGGTTCAATGTGCGCCCCGTCGAACTCTGGCCGTTGAGGTACATATCGGTCGCCAGCAGTTGGGCCATCTTCAGCGAGGCGTTCAGGAACTTCATCTCGACCTGATTGAAGATCGCCTCCGGGCCGTCGTTGTTCATGGCATCGAAGCCATACAACGTAATGCCGACCCAGTAGACCTTCATCAGAGCGGTCAAGGCCGCGTCCGTGACCACGAAGTCCACCGGCACCGATCCGCCGCGTCCAATGACGCCGCCGTTCAGCATCCCAACGATGATGGGACGCCGGATCTGACTGTTGCCCGAGAACTTTTCGGCGTTCTGCTGGGACAGCCGAGTGAACACAGGAGATGTGGCGTACACTACGTCAGTGGTCGCTAAGTTGTTTCGAATCAGCTCGTTAGGCCGATCCTTCTGCATGTCGCCATGCAGGCCAGACTATATCACGATCCATTTCTGGACCCCCCGCATTTCGGACCACTTGGCCCTACTCCCTTTCGGGATAGTCGTTGAACGTTCCCATTTCTGGGCTTCGCTGCTGATTGCCTCGGTGAGGCTTCCCAGCAATTAACGGGGTTTGCATGAGCACTCTCATGCTCATGGCGCTATCACTTAACGCGGCTCGATGTGGTCATGTACATAGGCGTCCAACTCAGTGAGTTGTAAGGCCGTATGGATACCCTCCTTCTGGACAGCAACTAAGAATATTTCTCTTGACTCTTACGTAAAGCGACAGCATACTGTTAACGTAAGAAAGGAGAACTTGATGTTTAAACCAATCCCGTGCAAGTGGTGCGGGGATGTCCTTCACACCCGCAGAATACAAACACACCTGATGAGATGGTGTAAGCAGCGGCCTTTTCTGAAGCCACACTGGCGGTTCTGCTCTGCCTGCCAAGATCCGCATCCGATAGAAAACTTCCCGGTAAATCTTGGCCTTCCTGGCAAGAGAGCTTACACCTGCCTCACCTGCTCCCGACAGGCCGCGCATGTCGCCAAGAAATACAAGAATCACCATCCGCAGAGAGAAACCGAATATCGCCCTCGCTTCGGCGCTCGCGTCATGAAGCCGTGCTCCTACTGCGGCGAAGAATTCTCTGCTCGCGAGATCTGGCCCCATAAGGCTCACTGCTCGAAAAATCCCAAGTTTCTGCCGAAGCCCGCCAAGAAAGAGAAGGCTCCTTCGCGCTTCAGCAAGGAGATCCGTGAGCGCTGGCTGTACGTTCGCTACGGCATAACACCAGAGCAATTCGAGGCTATGGCCCAGGCCCAAGGCAGCAAGTGTGCTATCTGCAATGAGCCGCCACGCGGAAAATCTCCTCAAACCTGCGTCCTGCACGTTGACCACAACCATGCGACCAAGAAAGTCCGGGGCTTGCTCTGCGACGGCTGCAACCGATCCCTCGGCTGCCTCCGCGAGGACCCTGCCCTTTTCGACGCCGCCAAGCAGTACCTGCTCAACTGGCGGGCTAAACACGAATTGGAGCAGTCTGCCCATTAAATCTTACGCCTGCTTCGCCAGAAACTCTTCAGCGGCCTTCGCGGCGATAATTCCTCGGCCCAGCGGGGCCTCGATGGTCTTGCCGTCCGCATCCTTCTGGATCTTGGCTTGCACCCGGCGCGCTACGGCCCCCATCGCCAAACCGCCTCGGCTGTCGATCGGGATTGCGCGGCCACCCGTGGATTGCTGGACGGCCTTCTTGCCTTCGGCGATACCTTCGGCCTTGGCGTCGGCAATCTTTTTTTCCATGGCCTCTTTTTCCTTGGCCGCGAACTGCTCGGAGTAGGTCTTACGATACGCATCGAGCGGCTTCACTGGGCGTCCACCAGCGGCCTTCTGTTCTTCGAGCATCGTGCTGAAAACTTTGTTCAGGTCCGGGTATTCTCCGAATGTCTGGAAGTGCCGGTTGACTTCCGGCGTCAACTCGGCGAACGCTTCCTGGAAACGCCCTGCCAACCCGTTCGTCCATCCGGAAACGTCATCCATTGTGGCCACACGCGGCTTGCCTTCCTTGTCGAACAAGCGGTCCATCGGCAACAGCGTCGGCAGATCTTTCTTGGTCACCACACCGGCCTCGGTGAGGGCCTTGTTAAGCTCGGACTTCATTTCTTCGATAGTCACGTCGCTTGCTCCTAACTGTTCGAGTTCGGCAATCCTGGCCTGCGCCTGATCGAGCAATGCCTTGGTGGCGAGTTCGCTCTTGGTCGCGTTATTCTCGCGGTCCCACTGGTCGGCGGCCCATCCCTGCCAATCGGCGGCGAACTTAGCGGCTCCCGCCGGATCGAACTCGCGCCCGGTTAACTCCTTCAGGCGACTCAGATGCGGCTGCGCGGCCTTCACCTTGTCGAGGATGTCCCCGGCTTCTTTGAGTACTGGGTACTTCTTTGCCAACTGCTCGACTCCGGCGCGGTCGGTTTCATCGGCAATGGTTTTCAGTAAATCTTCGAATGCCACAGCTATCTCCTCGGATCGCGTTTCAGTTTGCGGTGAATCTTGTGCGTGACGGGGACGACGCCGCGCTTCATATTCATCCGCTTTTTTGACATTCGTTTCTTCAGCCCGGCCATATGCTCACCTCGTGCGTTTGCGCATTTTTTTCGAGCGCCCCATGCGCCCGTAGATCTTTTCCAGTTGCGCCATGCCCCGCTTTTTGCTCGGCCTCTTCATGCTTCAGCCCTCGTCGGAAAACATCACGCCGCGTTTGGGTCCGGCGGTCCGGAAGCCGGATTCATCGGCGGCTGCTGCGGCGCTACCGGAGATCCCATCGCCATACCCGATTCCTGCGTCATTTTCTGCAGGGCTTTCTGGTATGTAACCAAGCCGTTCAACACCGGCACCAAGAACGCCTTGAAGTCTGGGTTTACCTGATCCCCGAGATCCCGGATCTCCATGATTTGCTTTTCCAAGCCTTGCAATTTCGCGGCAAGCGCCTTGACGTTTTCCATGCCGGGCTGGGCCTGCGGCAACCCTTGCTGCGCGAATACGGACTGCGCCTGCTTCGGGTCCTGCTGCTGCTCGACTTCCGGTGGTAACGGAGGCGCTGCGGTAGCCACTCATTTAACTCTTTCGTCTCGACGGAAGCGGCGAGCGCGGCTGGTTCTTGTTGATCATGCCGTACGGATCGGCCTCGGCCCGATTCAGAGAGCACCGCGTGCTCTCGACTTGAATTTCTCCCATCCCAGCCTTGATCCCGGCCTGCGCCACAGAATGCTCGGTGCGGCTCAAGCTCACGCGAGTCGAAGTGATTTGCGCGTTGGGCTTTTGCCCGCCGCGATCGGCCATATCCTGCGGGCCTTTGCCGAGTGTTACCTTCTCGGCTGGGCCTTCGTTGGTTGGCTTCATTCCGCTCATCAGCGTGACCTCTTGCGGCCATAGAGCTTACGCGCTCCCTTGTGCCGCCCTTTCCTCTTCCCTGCCTTCGCCATATTTCCCTGTTTTTTTGAGGCGGGATATTTTTTAGTTTGGCAAGGGACCCTCCCGCCCCTTATTCGCAGGGCCTCCCGTTGACTTACTTACGGTGCCGACCGCGCTTTTTGCCCCGCTTGTTTTTCTCTTCGGTGCTGTAGAACATTGATTTAGTCCTCCTTCCTCAGAGTGCCTTCCCGCTGACACAAACTACGGGCCATGCGCGCTATGTGTCAAACAAGTGAATCAGTAAAAGATTAGACTGGTTAGCGGGGGCCGATACCCTGCGGGCTTCCCCAGCGTGTCAGGGCTGCGCGGCGGGCGTTCATCCTGCGCTGTTCCGGCGTCAGATTAAGGTTCGTAGTGAGCGCTCCCATGCGGTGCTGTAGGCGGAGGATTGGACTGTGCTTTGACTTGGCGGGGCCGCGCCGTTTGTTCGGCGGCGGCTGGGGATGAAGGATGGAATTTATTGCATCCGGGTGCTTAATGGCGTACACGCACAGAGCGTTCCTTAACTGGCATTCGAGGATTTCTATCTGCGGAACGTCTCCGAGATTGTATTCGATCAGAGCTTCGAGTGGGATGAAGGCGGCAGGGTCGCGCCAAGCGGGATGGCTGTAGTCAATCTCTTGCGGCGGATCGTTATCGAATAACGGCTCGGCGCTGGCGCTCATAATCAGATTGGTGACCCCGTGCGCTGGGAGCGCGAGGTACGTGGAGCACCCGCCGCTGCCTTTTTCGGCTGCGGTCCGATGCCCTCTTTGTGTTCCTGCATTAGTCGCGTTTTTTCTATCTCATAAGACAGAGGGACCTCAGCCAACTCATACAGGCCCTGCATACTGAGATCTCCTTGCCGTCTCAATACGATTGCTTCCGATTTTCTCTGGAACTTGGATGCGCTGTGCATCGACCCCGGAGCGATCTTGAATGGGAACTTTTTCCAGTGATCTTCCTTGGGACTGCTCATCATGCTCATGCTCCCGTATGGCGGCTGATAGTCCTGTTCGGTCTGCCCGTCCGGCCCAAGAACCTGTAAGCGGCGCTCCAGCGTGGTGAACTGAAAAACGTGGCTGACCGCCTGTATGCCCGCGCGCTTTAGTGCGGCCTCGACGTAGCGCCCTTCGAGTTGAAAGGGGCTCGACATCGCGTCTCGCATGTTCTCGATAGCGTCTCCGCCCGGCACCTGTTTTTTGCGGGCAAGGCCGGATATATCCAGCGATCCGGACCGCTTCTTGATTGTGTCGATCGCGTATCGTAGCGACTCAGCAACGTACGCCGGGATTATCGGAGGGTCGAGACGACGGAGGTCGCGCACCGGATCTCCCGTGGGGTTCATGAGCAATTTCTGATTCGGCTTGCCGGGGATGAACCGCTCCCAAGACACCGGATCGATCGCGCCGCGTTTGGAGATTGTGGTCTGGTTCAGTGCCTGCATGATGTTCTCATCGAATCCGGCCACGATCCGGTTGACTAGCATGTTAAGTGGCAGGATATCGCGGTATTTGGAGATTCCTCCGGGCGACCAAACACACGGGTTCAGTTGCAACATGACGAACGGGTAGAGCCCGTGCCAGAACGGTGCTGGCCCGTCGTACATCACCTTGTCTCCGGCGAATACGGTAAGGCGCTTACGCGGGAACAGCCGCGCCTTGGGCGGCACGATGTAGTGATAGTTGTGCTCGTCAACATCGAGATCCGGGTGCTTAATCAGCCAAGCGTGGTCGGTGTCGTTGTAGTGCCAGTCGTCGGAGTATATCTCCATCAGTTCGAGGGAGATGAACGGCGAAACGGGCGAGTAGTTCGGCGGCGGCGGTCCGTTGCGCCTGCTCATCCGCGCCTTCATGGCTGGCGACATTGGATTCCAGACGTACTCAGGAATACTGTCAGGCCGGGCGTACTTGGTCGGCTTCTGTGAGGTGCTAAGCTGCACCGCATAGCGCTGCAGTCCCTCGCAGGCATCGCGCCCAAACTTGCCGATAAAGTAGTCCAAATTTTGATAGGTGCGGTAGATTACGGCGGCGGCGGTCTGGAGATCGTTGCGCATCATCACTGGAATGACCTCATCCAGCCCGTGGGCGGTTATCTCAAAGATGCCCGGCTCGTAGCAGGTGATCTTCCAAAACCCCGTTCCGAATAAAGCATGGTCGATCCATTCGACCAACTTCAGGTCTAGGTCGTCATCGACCCAGGTGTGCTTGATGTAGTCGTTGGTGATCTTCCCTTGGTCCTTGTAGGCTTCCACGGTTGAGGAAACATCGAAGGCGGGGCGGGTGGAAGTTAGGGAGGCCAGGGCTTCGCGGCGCTGGTCGGCAAGGTAGTTGTCAACTACGCTTGACCGCCACTGCGGACGATTTTCGCCCCACCAATTTTTCCCGGAGAGATAGTCTATAAATAGACCAATTTCCTGTAACGATCTGGCGGCCTGCCATTCAGTCGAGGCTTGCTGAATAAGCGAATCGCGCCAGTCCACCATTTTTTTGGCGTACGAGTCACCTATGTCTGTAGTCCCAGACTTGGGCCGTACCAAGGATGGCCTTGGGGCGAACACGCTGTGTTAGATATAACACATGCCCCTAGGTACTCGTAAAGAGAAAAGTTGCAGATTAGGCCAGGGTCCGACTTTACAGCCCAACGACTAGACTTCGCACCCCGGCATCCCGACCGAGTTCTGGAGCCCCTTGCCGTCATCGCGCGGCTGGATGTTATTGCCGCATTCACGGGGGTTGATTAAGCCTTCAGATTTACAGAAGTCCCGCTGCTCCTGCCATGAACTGATAAACCGAGCCCTTGGCTTTTTGTCTGGAGTGTTGCGCTCCCAAGCCCAATGCCCATCACTAGCGGACTCGGAGCCTTTGATCGAACGGTCGATGTAGCGGGAGGATATGATTCCGGTGAACGGGGAATTAAATGCGCTAAGTAGACGCTCTGTCGGCTCGCCGCAAATCTCACATGGCGGATTCACCTCCGGCGGGTGACCGTAATAATGCTCGGCCACCCTTCCGCAAGAGTTACACTGATGCTCAAATACCGGCACGCATTTTCCCTTCCTGCCCTGCCAGACCGGAACATGCCATATCTCTCCTCCCTGCGCCGCGCCTGACCGGACCTAACCTATCCTGACCTCGCCACTCCTGCCACGTCAACACCGGGCCGCTAGATCTCCCCCTGCATCTCGTCCCAGTCCTGCTCTATGCCCTGCTGCGCAAGTAGGACCACGGCCTCCGGCGATAGATCACAGCCTACCGTAATGAATCCGACGTATCTTCCGCCCGACGTGAAAATCAGGCGGTCACCTTGAGGACCTTCGATGGTCCACAACTCTACGCCATCAGGAAGCTGCATCTAGTCCGCCTTTCTCGATCTTGGGGTGAAGCGTATTGATTACTTCAGCCGTTTCCAGGATACCTTCCAGCGCCGTATCGCTGGCGTTTTCGGCCATCTTAACCAGCTTCTCGATCCTTGGATCAAGACGATGCTGGACAGCAGATAGGTCTGATGTGCTGCTGACTGACAAAGAGCCGAACAGCCCTATTGAGGTGCGGAATCCTTGGTACGCTTGAGCCTGTTGCATGCCCGACATCCCGGAGCCGATAGCATTATTTGCAGCGCCCAACATCCGGGGGTCTTGGTCGTAGCCCGCGCCTCCCGAAAAAGGCGCGGTGGCCTACGATCGGCCCTTGCGTTTTATCCAGATAGCTCATCGCCCTGCTTGTCTAATATTGGACTACTTCGCCGCCAGTGGCTCCTCGGTGAAGGGTGAGGTCATGCCGAGGGCGACCTTGAGTAGCTGGGACAATTCTGTCCCGTTAGTGAACGCGCCGCCCAGCACCTGCTCTATGGCCGACTTGTCTTCCTTGGACATCAGCACGCGCTCCGGCATCGGCTGCACATCCCCGATAGCCCATCCCTGGTCCACGCAAGTGTCAATTGTCCGCTGCGCAAGTTCTAATACCGAACACTCCTGGAACGTCGCCATTGCCTCCAATTGCGGCATGTACGTTGGGTCGATGCTCCACTTTAGCACCATCCTTCCGTCTGCTTGACCGGCACCGGCCTCGACCAAACTAAGGATTTGGCCCTGCCCTTCGATGGCTTGTCCAATGGACTGCTCCAGAGCGCGCATCGTGATTGGCTCTAACATCATTCCGCCGTTAGCTAGATCAGTCAGAGCAGTCTGGGCTAGCCCCCCTACCTTCTCGGCCACGGATGCCTCTTCTTCTACCATACTGGTCAACTTTTCAATCTGCTCTGACTCCAACTCGATTTGCGTGTGAATCAGTGTTTTTGGCATGAGAGAAGTATGTAAAACATTTTGCTCAAAGTCAAGAGTTTTGTACTATACTGATTTCGGGCGTGGTGAGGACCGAAGCGGGTAGGACAGGACCAGTACGGAATGGTCAGGCGCGAAATGGCTCGTGCCCTCAAAGCTGGTTCCAACTTAATTCAGCGTTGGAGCCAGCTTCCTCAACACTCCCCGGCGGGAAGTCTATCCTTACTTCGTTTCTCTGCTCAATCTTGCGCTTGCCGGTGATCTGAATCGACCCGCATACGCCGCCATTTACCTCATCCGGCAGCGGGCAGGAGTAAAACACGTCCGGCCTCTCGGCCTCCCATTCCCCGCCGCAGGCACCACAGCGCATTAACCAGTCCTTGGGAGCATTGTTGTCCTCGATTTGCGGGACAGGTATTCTGCCCGTGCCTTCCTGCGTATCGAGTTCATGGGGGCAGTAGAGACTGATCATTGCTGCCATAAGCAAATCATCGTGCTGATCTTGGGCGTGTTTTGCGTTTCTCTCCTCAAAACCTTCTTTGACAAAGGTCGTCATCTCGTCGCGGAATAATTTGGAATGAATGATCCACGCGCCGGATCGGAGCCATGATCTCGCCGTCTGGTAGAGCAGCGTCTTGCTCCCGGCCTTCGTCCACCAATGGTATTTGTGGGTTAGAACGCCGTGGCGGTTTTCTTTGTTTTTCCAGATGTAGATATTGGGGTACTGGTATTTGTACAGCACGTCGTCGCCGACAATGTTGTAGAGGTTGTACTCGATAGCCATCAAGGCGTCATTGTACATGCGGCCAATCGCGTTACAGAAGAACGATACGGCCTTTGGGTCGGTCCAGTTGTCCCGCCAGACGGCGACCTCCTCATCCGGAGCATGCTGCCCCCCGATTCGGTTCACGAAGATAACGCTATAGTCTTCCCCGATCCCCTCGGACACGTCGCAGCCGATAGAATATTCAGCGCCTGGAACTGGATCGCGGTAGATCGTGAACAGCGCGTCCATCGGCGACAGCATGCGGTGATCGTCGGTGCAGCCCTCGGCGTAGCACTTTTTGGTGTCGGGATTATAGCCGTGGAACTTACCGTCTGGGTTGCCAATCAGGCCGACTTTTACGTAAGCATTATGCTCCGGGTCTTCGATCGTTTCCGTGACTTTCTCGTAGCACTGGTCATCAAAAACTGAATAACCGCTAACCTGGAAGCTCTCCTCCGCCGAGATCGAAAATTCCTGCCTGTACTTCTTGACCGCCTCACGACCGTTGGCCTCGGCCTGAATCCTGCGCTCCTCCATCCACCCAAGCTGACCAGGGGTCAGGATAACCTCCAGCATTTTCCCCTTTAAGCACATTGGGCAGGTAGCATCCAGCATCTTCACCCGATCTTCTATGGCGTGCTGAAACTGATTACAGTGATTGCACTTTACCCATTCCTTTCGGACTCGCTCGCGAATGGCCAACTCTGGCCGCTGCGGTTTCCACTCATCAGGAACGAATATCGTTCGACTGTGCTCGAAGAATGACGCAAGAAACAAGGGATACCATTCCGCCCGTTCGGCCAACTTTTCAGACGCCCGCCATAGGCGGTGAGTCATATTGCCAGTTCCCTTGCCGGTTGTTTCGATGAAGGCAAAGTTTTCCGGCGTAGGATGGATAGCTGGCGTGAGATCCTCCATTACGATCTCCTCAGCGCGCTTTTGTTCGTAGTCACTCATTTCGCTAATGTGAGCCGCACTTACGCGGCGGCCCTGGCCGACACCAGAGAACTGCGTGGAATACTGAACTTTGACCTCCGAGTTATTTCCCGGATTTACGGCACGTAAACTTGGGTCTTTTCTGTCAAATATTAGACCGCCTTTGATTTCGCGGGACGAGATCTCCGGCTTCATCCACCACGGCAGTTTGTCGTAGAAGTGCTGCATGAATCCGAACAGGTAGGCCGCATCGTCCTCGTCAACTGAAATTACGATTCCGTACACGTTGCGGAAGAAAATTGCCCTCCAGGCAATCAGGGCCTCGATCAAAGTTGAACATCCGAGTCTGCGGGCCTTGATCACGAAAATTTTCTGCGCCTTGCCGCGTTCTTTAATCCGACGCATCGTTTCTAGGACCAGATACTGGCTCTCCCAGAGACTGAAGAGTTGGTCCTTTGATTCGTTGTTCACCAACCAGAAATAGTTGCGCGCAGCGTATTCAAAGCTGGACTTGCAGAGTTGCACTTGCTCGAATATCGCCTGTCGTTCCTGCGGGGTTAGCATTGCGATTTGCTGCGCCTGCGGAAGCTGTACCCACTCCTCCGGCTTGAATCCGAAGCGGTCAGGAATATGGCGGTCGTAGTACTCGACTAGGGCGTCTATCCCGGCGTCACGCGCCATATACTACTCGGCTGCGCCTTCGGGCGTGGGCTCGTACTGGGCGGGCTGGAGTAAGATCGTCTTCTGCCCTTCCTCGACTAACCGGATCATACTCTCGAAATCGCTGATTCCCTTGGCGTCGTCCTGCTTCTTGGCCGCTATGGCGGCGGCCTGGGCCATGGCCTCGGCCTTGTTCTCGTTGTTGAACTGCGGGGCAATGATAGTCGTAGCCCCCTTGGGCGCGGAGAGCACGCCGTAGGCTTCCAGCGTCTTCTTGGCGGCCTCTATATTGTCGGACTGGATGAGGCGGCGCAGGGCGTTAAAAGCATCGGGTAACAAGTACGGGGCAAAGAACTGGAGTAGCTTTTTCTGGTACGCACCCTTTTGGAGCGACCGGGCGGTGATATTTGTTTTGTTGAGGTTATCGGGTAGCACTAGATCCGGAATTGGCTCCGGCACCGGGGGAAGGGAGCGGCGGCGCTTTCTTGCGCCTATGTTACGGACAATCTTAGCCACGGAGCGATAGTATCACGCAGCGGGTTCGAGTTTCTCGGGCTCCGGCGCGGGCTGCGGCGGAACCAAGAACGGGGCGCGGCCCGCAATCTGCGGCACCATGCCATGAAAGATCCCGGCGGCTAGTCCGAAGAAAGTCAGAAAAGCGTCGTGAGACATGGCTAAACTTTGGCTCATACTGTCCGGCGATACCCACCTCAGGGCTATGATCCCCTCAATGAATATCTGCGTGAAGAAGAAGGTGAGCATTAGCCCGACCATCATCAAGAAGTGCTGCTCGGTTCGGTCGCTTGGGATATTCATTTTGATTGTTACCTTCATGTCTCTCTAGTCCGTCTGGATGACGCCGTGAGCCGAGGACCGATCCGATAAGCGATCCAGAATTTTACGCTGGGCGGATTGCTCTCGCGAGATACCATCCAGCCTTTCTTTGATGGAATCGAATCGCTCGCGGACTCCGGGCGATCCGCGTTCCCGAATTTCCTTGATCGCTTCCGTGTTCACGTCCATCTGCTTGGCCCGTTGTCCGGCTGCGTAGGTAACGCCGATCAGCCAGCCGAACAAGGTAAACAGGCCCGCAGAGTTGGCTATTACGAGACCTTGCCACATGGAATTAGCCGTTTCCTGCACGATGAATTGTAGCGGTTCTTACAAAGGAACTACAACTGCTGCTTGACGTGCGAGGATAATAGCAGACATGAGAATTATCTTTCTCGCCTGCCAGATAGCACTGCTTGTACGCTTGTCTCGCCTGCGCTGGTGGAAAAACTTCCCGGCATTTTACGGGTATCTGATCGCATCATCCCTGGTGACTGTCGCCCCGTTTTACAAGGACAGCCCCGACTGGTGGAACGGCTTTTGGGTGGCGACAACACTCGCCCTGCTGATTGGACGAGGTGTCATGCTACTAGAAGCATTTCACCGAGTAACGCTAGGGATGACGCGCGAGGGCATGCGCTGGCTTCTCGTGGGAGTGTCCAGTTTCTCCCTGTTAGCCATTTTTTGCTCCGTGTTTATTGCGTTCGTTAGCGGAGAGCCGTGGTCCGGGTTCCACCAGTTCGTGATACTCAGGGAGTACATTCAGGTAGCCATGTTCCTCTGGGCCGTGGCGGCGGGATATTTCCTATGGAAGCAAGGGACGCCCTTGAAACACAACACGGCGGTCCACTTCTGGACACTGCTATTATTCCTGGGTTTTCAGGCCGCTGCCGGGTGCTTGGATAATCGTACCGGCATGTTTCGTGGGCTTGTCCCGTGGCAAACTACGGATACCGGATACTGGATTGCGCAGTCGGCCTGCTGCGCGCTGTGGGGCCTATTCCTAAAACCAACTCGCAAGTTTTACTGGTCGCTGCCTAGTCTCCAGCCGGAAGATCGTCCGGGAACTTATCCTGCACCGTCGCCCGGAATTTCTCTAACCGGGCCAGACGCCCGTGTGTTTCGTCATTCTGCCTGAGAGATCGATTAACCTTTGCTTCTATCTCGGACAATTGACGAATAATCTCAATGAGTTGCGGCTCCGAGCGGGCGTCTTCCATGGCCTCATTTCGCCTGAAAGAGGAGAGGTCGGCCTCTAGCTTTTCCATTCTCTGTTCGAAATTAAGAGGGCAATGCTTTGCTTTACGCTCGGCCCGCTCTGCCTTACGTAGGGCATAGCCTGTTAGCCCCGTCAGCGACGTGATCAGCGCCATCATGAGTTGCTGGACAGTATCCTTGGGATCGAACGCCACACATGGTTACCCGGCGAATCGGCTAGTGGGCCTGCCCTCCCGGAGGGCCTTGCGGTTCAGGTTCATTGCTGGCGGTTTTTTCCTCCAACTTGCCTAGCAGCTCTGCGGCTCTGCCCGCTAAGTCCGGGCGCTCGGTCTGTTCGGTGCAGTCTTGAAGAAATGCGCGTAAGTCTTCTTTGGGAATAGCCATGCCGCAATTCTAGGGAATTGTAAAATATTTTACAACTAGCGGTGGGGTATTTTCGGAGAGTTGTCGATATTGCCTTGCTTGACTCGGGATTTTACGAACTGAGTAGCGTCCGAAACCTCCGTGACTACACTGCCGTCACTTAGCGGTATCGGCCTTTCCAGAGTCACTCGCGGGCCTACCGAGTTCCACCCAGAGATCAACCCGGTATCTTCTTGGGCAGTGTTCTCAGGCGCGGCGTCAGCCACTCGTAGCGGTCTATCGGGAGGCAGTGCCGGGATTAGGGTCTGCGGCCTTGGCTTATACATGCCCCTTAGCTGCGTCATGATCGACTCCATAGACTCGGGCAGCGGCAGCTCTTTGTCGTATAGGGTGAAGCACACGCGGGCTACGGCGGGAAGATTGGGAGCGCCAGTAGGCGAACCGTCACTCGCCCTCCCTATGTTCCCTAGTTCGCGGCTGGCGGCAGCGTGGGCGTATTCAAGGTACACACAGTCCATGCCTTCCTGGTTCAAGATGTTGCGTACCGCCGTGATGACGTTCTTGCTGCCCTCTGGCGTGAATTGGATCTCAGCCGGGGTATTTTCGCTGAGCGCCTGGATTAGCGTTTCCGACGACCACCACTTACGGGCTGGAGCCTTGGTCGGCGTCGTGGTTGGCGCAACGCGCCTCAAGGGAAACGATCGGACCTTGGTGTCTTTCAGGCCATCGGGCTTCTTGAATTCAGGGTCGTCCGGTGTCAGGATCAACTTGCCGCTCTTGACGGGCTGCGGCTCGACCGGGGCCATGATGTTAGCTGGCGGCGGCGGGGCAGTGGGGCGCTCTGGCTCCCGGCCTTGCGTGATCGGTCGGATGCCGTTGCCTTCATCTTCAGAATCCATCCAAATCTGTTCGTTGATGTCCTCCCGGATCTCGTTAGCCACGACCATTGCCGCATCCTGGTCTACCCCCATGGAACGAGAGATCCGTCGCGCGATGATGCGAGTTAGTTTTGCCTGCGATAGAGCCACTATCTTTCTCCCAGGCCGAAATCCTTGGCCGTGTACGTCCGCTTCTCCCGCACCCTCGCCTCAGCCTCCTGGCGCGGGATCTGATAGCGCTCCATCAGGTTGTTAATCTCCTCAATCTCGGTGGCTCGGGAGTCATCCACGTCATCGTAGGACTCCCCGCGAAACAAGCCATTCAGTCGCCGCAGTAGTTTGATTTGCTCGGCCTGAAACCGTAAGCCCTCGCGCTGGCCGTTCAGAATTGCCAGTAGGATCTTGTCGTCCTCTGGGCTGTGGCCGTTGGCGGGCTGTCCAATATTAGACTGCTCGGGCTCGGACGGCTCCGGCGGCTTCTTGGGAGATTCGATATCCATCCGCAACTTGTAGATCAGGTCGTCCCGGTAGTTCCTCCAAGCGGACAGGGCCTTGGATATGCCCGATCTGATGGCTATGCCGCCGATGACCGCCATCGCCACCCAGAACCACGGAGACTGCAGGCTATTCCAGATCATGTCTTTAACCCGATAAAACAGCCCCTGTCTATGAGAAACTTCGCGCCCTTGGAAATATAGAGTTGCAAGTTTTGTTTAGAGATCGACCGCCGGATTCCGACTTTTCGAGCTATGCCTTCGTAGTCTTTGCCTTTCAAGAACAGGACCGCACAGCTAACAGCAAACCGTAGACGCTTCTGCCGGTAGTCCGTGTACTCTGGGGGCATGGGCGGGATCGGGGCCATCTTGATCTCTTTCTCCCGCAGCATGCGGCGCAGCTCTCGCGGCCTGACCGGCGACTGCCATCGGTTGGTTGTTGACCCCATAGTTTTGTTAAGCCAAGGCTAACGGCAAGCGAGGCAAAAGTCAAGAGAATGCCGCGCCTCGCCTGCCCTTACACGCCGGACCGATCCTGCCCCAAACCTACCTTGCCCCACCTTGCCTGCCGCACCAGGAGACCGTGAATCATTATGCCTTCTCCGCTGATATCACGAACTTCTCCGACTTCAGCTTGATCTCCTCAAAATTTAGGTCTTTGACGATCATTTTTATATCCGCGATCTGCGCCCGGCCCGTCTTACCGACAACCGTGACCTTTAAATCGCCGCCTTCTTTGGGTAGGAACACGTACTCGCCCTTGGCCGACTCGAACAGCTTAATAATATCCGCCTCATCGACAAGGCTGTCGTTTGTCCATGACTCGATTGACTTTAGGCACATTGCCTTGGTCGGTCGAGTCTCGCCAACTTTTCTCCTTTCATGCGCTGTCACGCTAACCACTGCCGGGCCTTGGCCGTTCTTCGATTTTCTGCTTGCGGCTCTTTCGCGTTTTGCGGCTGGAGTTTCTCCACGTCGGCAATCCGCAACGAGGGTGCCGCTCACGCCGATCAGCTCTCCGAGTTCCGCGTCTGGCAACTTGGCAAGATCGGCGTCTAAAACCGCCAAACTGGCCGCTCGACGCTTGTCCTGGTTCGTGACCTTGATGCCATGCCTGCAATTTTTCTGGATTGAATATCGCAGTGCATCTGAGTGCGTGCCCTTGACGGTTACGGCTGGGATTTCCGTTTTACCGGCCTTTATGTAAGCCGCCCTTCTGTGCGCTCCATCCGCAAGTAGCAGCGCCTTTCCCGTGTCAAAGAGAGTTACAGGGTCCATATCCCTGTCCGCAACGATTGCCGCGTACTCCTTGACGACACCTGTGTCGAAATCGACTCTGATTTGCAACGTTGGATCAACGCTAATTGTGTTGATTGCAACTTTTTTCACGTTTTGTTCTGGACTCATTCCGCCTCCCTTTTTCCACTCCTGCATTTCCATTCCACTGCTCGCCTGTCCATCCCTCGCCTGCCCTCCCACTCCATGCCAACAACAACGCACCCAGCTCCAGCTTTCCTTGCCTGCCGCGCCACATACAGGCCGGGCCTGACCCAGGCGCTCCGAGGCCATCCTGTCCAGGCCCGCCAAACCGAATCCAGCCAGTCCTAGCCGCAACTGCCCCCATCAGACCTGTCCCCTGCAGCCCCCTCCATACCGGCCTTTCCTTGCCATCGCCCGCAACACCTATCCATACCAACCCGGACCATTCCAGCCCTAGCCTGCGCTTCCAGGACATTCCGCTGCCATCCCGACCAAATGCCTGCCACACAAGTCCGCGCCTGCCAGACCTCTCTAAATCCCTCCTCGCCCCGGCAGATCATTCATTGCCACACCTGCCAAAACTCACCCCGCTATTCCACAGCTTAACGGACCCTCCCTGGCCGCTCCTGCCCAACCTTGCCTCCCACTACCGACCGAGACAGCCCGTTACGCGCCGCAACCTAACATAACCCACCATCCCTCGCCTGCCGAACCTTGCCTTGATCGGGACGAGCCTCATCCCACCTTGCCGCTCCCTACCTGCCCAGCCGAACCAAACCGAACTCAAGCCGCCACGTCATCCAAAGCGGCGAAAACCTTAGCCAACTGCTCAAGATCAGCATACTTTTTTTGAAACGCACGCAGCTCTAAGAGCGCATCCTTTTAAAAGCCTTTCGCGTCTTCTCGGGTCAGACATTGCGACGGCGGTTTCAATGTACCCTTCCGCCTCACGCCGATTCTCAGTCAAGGAGACGAACACGCGGCTCATCTGATTCATTTCAGGCCCCGTGTACTCGACCACCACCGAGATTAATTGCCGCGCTTGATGCAGGCGGTACTTTTCAGCGGCGAGATTGTTATCCCAGGTGAACTGGCTGTGTAATGGCGAGGTTTCCTCACGGGCCGCCTTAACAACATCCTTCGGGCGGAGATAGCCGCCATGTTCGGCGGCTACCCTTTTCAATTCTGCGATGATAGTCGGATTTGTCACGCTGCTGCCTCTAATTTATTGTCTTCACTCCCCTTGATACGGAATAGGCCCCAGCCCATACCGCAGGAGTTTTTGGAGTCCGGTCTGCCCTCACATAGACCTACCTGCAATCCTACTCTTGAAAGCAGATTGCTAACATCCTCCAACTTGAACTGGTCAGAGTCCCAACGAATGCGGACCTTGGCGCTCCAGTCATGGTACGCCGCACGCACCGTCACGTACGGCTGGCCGGTTTCCACGCGCGCCATGTCCTCTTGTTTTTTAGGCTCGCCATAGATGCGGACCAGTGGAATCTGAGGCTCGATTGCGTCGTGCCCGTCCGCCAAAACAAAGATGCTCATTTTTGCGAGAGTCATCTTGTAGCCCACTAAGCGGCAGGCGCTTATCATTGCATTGCGGATTGATGCGGCGTGAAATCCATCCCACCCTTCAGGGCTGATGTACCGGGCCGCTTGGTACAAATCATCAGTCGATGTGGCCTCGCGGTTCTTCTTGCTGCCCGCACTTTTACCTTCTTCCATCTTTGATTTCATTTGCTGTTTGGTTTTGGCGGAGAACCTGTGGATTACTAAAACCTCAGTCCCGATGATCTCGAACTCGGCCTCCCCAAACTTCGGGGCCGGAATTGAAACAACTGCCTTTGGTGTTGCGGTGCTGGTTGCCATAAGACAACCTCCTTTTCGTGTATTTTGATGTTCGGCTGTTGCCGACACGTCAAGAGTAATTCCCGCCAAGTCAAAAGTCAAGAGTTTTGTTTTCAGGGCGCGGAGGATCGTGATCTCCACGCCCTGATAGGAGTAGCCGCCTCGGTGTGTTAGGGGGTATTCGCGATGCGGCTCAGTTGGATGAAGTATGAGGCGGAAAGACGAGGAAGTCAAGAGCGGCGAGATCAGAAAAGTGGCGGGACCCGTCGCCCGCCATGACCCGGATCATGTCTCCGGTTTCTGTGTGGTTGTTCCCTAAGATGGCCAATAGTAAAACCGAAGCGGACTACCGTTCACCTCCCCAGGTCACCGGGAATCCGCTTCGAACCGCAGTTGGAGAGAACACATGCAACACTGCAAGAACTATAACGGCAGAAATTCGCGAAGTCAAGACTTTTTACCGGGAGCCTCGATACGCTTGAATTGCGTCTCGTGAAACAACTCGAACATAGTCTGCCCATTGGGGCTCTGCACGTATGGCATAAACACTTCGTGCCGCTGTGCCATGCCGGTCTCAACAAACGCCACCTGCGCCTGCACCCAGCGGAAAAGTTGCCGCCAAGCGATACGCTCGGCCTTGACTGAGATGTCGGTATCGCCTCGCGGGCCGCGACGGTACTGGCTCAGCAACTGCTGCTTCAAAGCCTCAACCCTGGCGGGCATCTTGAACCGCAGCGACTTCCCTTCGATGGTCATCGCCCAGGTCATGCCGGAGATGTGGCCTTGGCTGTAGACCGACGAAACCTCGGTCGCACCGGCCTGCACCAAAAGCTCGTGTATCTCCTGTATGCTGCGGTGAATCGGGGCCTCGGTCGTCCCCATAAAGATTCCGCTCTTGCTCATGGGTTCAGTATGCGGAGATACAAGTCAAGAGTCAAGAGTTTTCTTCTATGCTGGGCGGGCTCCAGACGGGAACGGATTTTTCGTCATCGGGACCGGCTACCCACTCGGCCACTGGTTTGTCACCTACCCACCACTGCGTGCCGTCGCATTTGAGGTGCGCCGTTTTGAAGCTGAACTGATACTCGCCCTCCTCCTGTTTCTTTATTGGATGCAGCGCCTGAATGGTCTTGGCGACCTCTACGAGTTCGTTGAGATTCTCCTGCGACAGGCGGCGGGCGATGGCGGTCAATTCCTCGATAGCTGCTTCTCGCGGACTCGGTGGGAAGCTGGCCTTTGGCTCGATCTGTATCACTGAACCGGGCGGCGAGACGCCATAACTGCTCCCATAAGTAGGAAGCCTCATCTCCCACGTGCCAGCATCCGAGGCAGGATCGTCCTTGCCGGGGTATGCCTCCGGGAACGCAGAAGTCCACCATCCGTTGCCGGTAACCAAGCTAGTCTCGATCTTTTCGTTGATCTCTTCTTTTATCAAAGCACAGCGCGTTGCGGGAAAAGCCGGGTTGATGGAGTGACCTTGCCGCACCGGGCAGATATCCAACAGTCTGTCGATAATCCGCTCTCGATCGGGCAACAGGTGCCAAGTGCCGTAGCAGGTGAAGTCGTCGATCTGGAGACCGCGCAGCCGACCGAGGCTCTCCATGGACCAGACAGGGAAAGTCCTATCGCAACCAAAGCGCACAGCGATAGGATACGCTTCACGCTTCCAGTGGCTGAATTCTTCCGGGCTTCCACAGACAACGGCTAAGGTTTTCATATTCACATCCTAGAACGGAACTGTGTCGATCTTTCGCGGGGTCGTCGGATCATGACCATGATACCCAAAGGAATGCCCGTCCCACGCCATCCTGGTGCCGGTTTCGATTTCCGTTATTTCTCCCCTGACGGGACGCGCCCCGCGTGGGTGCATGGTCCTGATCGTCTCCGCTATTTCGATAAAGCTGTCGAATTCGTGATCCGGCATGTCCTTCAGGATCTGGCACAGGCGGGCCAGACGGGTATCGCTCTCGGCTGGCTTCAACTTCAGCCGCCGTCCGCAGTGCTTGCAGTAGGTTGGCTCGTTCATGATTTCAATTTGTTAAATATTCCACTGCTGTAAAATATCCCATCAGCCAAATGCCCGGCTGAGAATATCTCGTGATCGAGAATTTCCTCGATAGATAGCTTGACCGCCGCCTTCGGAGGATGCAGCGCCCGGAACGTCTCCACCACGCCGAGTAGCGCCTCCATCTGCTCGCAATTCTCGTACTCCATGAGGATATCCTCGATATCGACTTTTGCTTTTGCCCAGCGCTCGACTTCTGGTGTGGTCTTAAGCTGACTGCCGCCGTGCTTTCTGATCTTCCGCCGGTGGCGACTCATGGATTTACTCTGGATTCCCGTGGCCCATCACGTATATCACGTGGCCTTTGGTGTCCTTGGTTGTGGCGCATTCGGTCTGACGCTTTTGCTTGTATGCCGCTGGTTCCGCACCTCGATCCAGACGCTCCAGAGCCTGCTCTTGCGTTATGCGGCCTTCGGTCACATCATCGAACAACTCGCTCAGTGGACCTCCTGCGGTCAGACAGACGCAGCAGCATTCCACGCCATGGCCGCACTTGGGGCAGCGATGGGTAGATTCGTAGAACCCACAGTTACATTCGTCCCAGTTTTTTCCGCAGCACCAGCAGAATTGAGCGCTGCGAGGATACATGCGGACGTATTCGGCTTTGGTCATATTCTCGAAGCCTTCGTGAAGCAGATCGACCATCGGTCTAATATTTTACTGCTCCACGGGAACGCTACCGCCCAACTCGGTGATGATTTTCTTGGCCGTGTTCAAAAGCTGCTGGTGATAGTAAGCAACCTGACCGTCAAGCACGGCCTTAACCGCCCTACCGACTTCTTCTCCTTTGTGCCATCCATTTTCCAGGTCAATGCCGCTGACTTTTTTGAAGTGCGCCAACTCCGCCCGCAGCCTGTCCAACTTCTCCTGATCGTACTTTTTCAGGCTGCCGCCTTCCTTCTTTCCGGCCTCAAACCCGGAGTTGTATGCCTCATTGATTGCCGCGTCTGGGGTGGCCGTCTCCTGGGCTTTACGGAGTATTCCGGCAATCATATCGATATTGGGGGATATGGCCCCTCGATACCTAGCCTTCTTTTCCTGGGACAGCGAACGTAGTTTGCAGTTGTACTGCATCCAGCCCCACAACTCCGGTATTTCAGCCTTTTCCAACACCACTCCGGCATCGGTAACAATCCACCAGAAGTTACAGTACTGCGCAATTGCCTCGGCCTTGTCGGGCCGCTTCAACTCTCGCAGCCAATCTCCCCGGTATGACTTGATTTCAAAGCCGTGCAGATGAATTCCGCGAGACGGCCAAAGCCCGAGGGCTACTGCGTCGGCGTGGCGATTGGCATTTGACCCGGTTCCGTTGGCGACCTGCGGAAGTAGCGCGTACTGCTGCGCCGGGAAATGCTTGCGCAGGGCCTGGAAGAGTTCAAACTCGGTCACGCCCTCCTCCCGTTTATCCGATGCGCCGCCAGCGTGATCTGCTCATTCTCGTAATCCGACGCTAGGCGTACCAGCCGCATCTCGTCTTCGGCGGGAGTTAAATCCTCCTCCTCTTCTATCCCGGCCTGAATCCGCGCGGCGTAATCCAGCGCGGCCTCGATCAACCGCTGCTCTGTGTCGGTCATGGGTTCCACTCCCAGAGACTCAGGGCTCCTTTGGCCCGAACCGGCTCGGGGAGGCGAACGACATCGGCCAGCAGCCATCCCCAGCGGCCTGGAGAGTAATCGCCGAATGCCTTCTCCTGTTCCGTCATGTCCGCTCCGTAGACAGCATTCAGGATTAACTCCTCCGTCCTGACGCAGGCTTTTAACTGGCAGGTCGCGATGACAAATCCGCGCGGCAACTTCTTGTGCAGGGGAATATCCGAGTGCATCAGAAAGTGCGGCGACAGGCATTTTCGCGCGATCTCCGAGTATGTAAAGTCCTGCGCATCCGCCGGATACCTCATGGCTGCATGAATCGCTAGCGGACCGCGATAGGAGGTCCACCAACTACGGGTTTCGATGCGCTTCGCGCCTATCGTCACCAGCGAGGCCCACGGCTGGGTAAGGGAGATTGCCTTCACTTACTGGTTCTCCGTGGGCTCGTTGCTCTCCGTGGGCTGGTCGTACGAATTCATCTCGACCCAGATCGTTGTGTATTTGTCGCCACGCGCCATGTCGGCCATTACGTTATCCGCCATTGCCCGATTCTGAAACGGTCCGACCTGACACTTTGTGCCGTCATTTCGCACCGCCTTTATAAGAAAACCGGCCTTCATCATCTTTTCGGTCATCTTTTCGGTTACTCCTATCTCTTCCAGCACGCGGATATGAAGACAGACCCCGGTAGCCTTTAGGCTTTGGGCTGTCTGCTCTGCGACTTCTCTCGTAAATGCGCCGCAAAAATGAGATCTCCCGCCCGCCTGCTCTGTCTCGACTGCGTGGACGTAAAAGTTTTGGGCCATGCCGCTCATTTCACCCCTCCGCCTTTTGCATTGCCTCGGCATTGGGGCGCAGGTTCCGCGCCTGCCTGATTAGGTCATCCAAAGTCTTCTCGGCAGTAACTGGCCAGCGATCCCTATTACGTTCTTCGGACGTTCTCATTCGCGCTACGAGCAAGACGAACTCGATCTGCTTCCTCACTTCCCGATCTCCTCCGCCAGTTTTTCGATCTGAGCGCGGCTACAAGAGTCCTCCACCGCCGTAGGGAAGCTGCTGACCGCCCGGCGAGCCAAGAGCTTTACAATCGCCTCCAGCCGCTCAATGCGAATCACTGCCTGCCCGAAGGCCAGATCCTGAATCGCCGTGTCTGTGAGGTCCGGCGCAGTCAAATCTTGTGCTGCTTCCGCCTCGGGCCGCTGCTGTTCTGTTACTGCCGTTTTTTCGTCCATGAGTTACTCCTTTAATCGTCAAACCCCTTCAAGAAGCCCGCCAGCAGCCGAGCCTTGACGCATTCAATCATGCCGACCAAGTGCGTATAGCTGTACGTTCCGTTGGTGGGCCAAGCGATCTCGTGATCTTCGTTAGTGTAGATCACCAGAACGCGGGTCGGCTCCGATTTTCCGAAGTCCTCCAGGCAATCCATGAGGGTCTGCGTTGGGGTGCGGCTGTCGAGGTCTTCGGGGTCGTCAAGCATTAGGCCGACCTCCGCGATTCCAAGTCTACGTATCGCGCGTAGTCAGCCTCACATTCATCCGAGCACAGCATTGTCCGACCGCCATAGCAGTAAAAACCGCAGTTCATGCACTTTCCAGTAGGCAGAGTATGGGCCTGCGACTCATCGAAGGCTATATAATGCAGATCGCCAGACGTGAACTGTTTGCGCGTGGGGTCAACGATTAGACCGTCTTTCGTTTCCAGCCAGAAGTGCCCGTCTCCGGGGTTGATAAGATCGAGCGCCGGTTGACCCTCATTGTTCTCCACCATCCAACCCACATTAACTACGCCGCCTCGCACCAGTATCAACTCAGGGAAAACGCTCCTCATCTCGCGGCAGGCCGATAGACATTTCCCCTTGAATTTTGCCGAGTCCGTCCAGTCGCCGAGGTAGTTAATATCATTGAGCACGCGACATTCGAAAGCCGCTATCCAGGCTAAATATCGCGCGTCTTTGGTGTGCTCAGTTCCGCCCCTACCCTGTTTGACATCGAATTTCTCGACTGGCATCTATTCCTCCTTGAGGTGCGCGCTGACGCCCCCGCCGATACGCACAAGCACTACCTTGTCGCCGACCACGAACGTGCGGACGCCGATATTGGGGCCGACTCGTTCCATCAGTTTCGACTCCAACGCAATTCGCGTCATTCGCAGATTATTGACCGTCGCCTGAGCGTTTAACAGGGATGTCTCCGCCAGCGATATCTGCCCATCCAATTCCAGCCAGCGCTTTGCCCAACCAGCGGGGGTGTCTTCGTGTTCCGCCATTTTAAAAACCTGCTTTCTTTAACTGCACCCGCAGACAGGGCAACGTTTTTCCGACGCCATCAAAACTCCCCTGCCAACTGAACCGACTCCAACCGCGCAATCTTGGCGCAGGTGAAAATCACCACTGATCCGTCCGGTGAATAGAGCCAGAAGTGCGGAAGGGGCCACTCCTGCACGTTGGTGAAACGAGCCTCGGGGCCGATTTTTTCGTTCAGATCCGCGAAGACCTCGCGGGTAACACTGACGACGCGCGCCCGAGTATGCGGCTGGGTTGGTTTAGTGACCATCACGCATCCTCGGGATCTACAATAATTACGCCACCCAACCGCGAAGGGTTGACCGAGGAAGGCGGGGGTTCGGCAACGCTTCCCTCGATAAGTTCGTAGTTACTGTCCGAGTCATCAAATCCGCAATCTCCTCGCCGACCATGTGCCGCGCAGAACCGCCGCACTAAAATACTTTCACCGCCCAGAGAATGACCCGTCGCAGGCCGATTCCAAACATGCGGGTTATCGCGCGAGAATTCTTTCTTTACTCGATACGTGACTGTAGCCTTCTCCGCGCAACCCTCCTGATCGCAGATATCGTCAACTCCCGCGTAGTACGCCTTGCCGTCGTCGCAAGCCTCATAGTACTTCGCCATAAGCAACCCGCACGCCGTCTCGATGTTCCGGCAACCCGTAGAGCAGATCAGTTTACCCTTACGCCAGAACTCCGTCCTTGCCGAGATCCGCCACTCGTCTCCGCTCAACCCCGACATCTTGTACCTCGGCACCGTCACGATCCTGATCTCGTCAAATGCTTGCGTGTCAGGCCGCAGCGCCCTGCTCTGTTTCACATCCGCTTTATTTTCCATTCACGCTCCTCCCGTTTCCCCCGGCTCGAACGGCACCTCTTTAATAAGGTCTGTCCGCTCGTTGTTGTGCCCGATCGGTGGGGGCTTCATTTTTTAGCAGATCGCGAATTTCCGACAGCCGATCCTGTATGCGGCTCAACTCGGCCTTGATTGTCATCAAACCTACACTGACTCCCGCTAACGCTAGTACTATCGCCAACTCGCCCATCCGTCCCTCCTTTTGCCCGGCTCAGGTCGAACGGACCCGCTTTACCAGCGCCTGCGTCAGCCGTTTCTCCAGTTCTAGGCACCGCACTAGATACCGCCGCTCCGCCGCCATCCACCTTTTTCCGTAGAACTTTCCGTTGTCCCCCAGGTCGCTCCACCCTGACGCCCGCTGTAGCGCCTCGACCACCGTCCGAACCTCCCGCCGCGTCATCCTTATTTCCACTCCCGCCTCCCCGGTCCGCTAGAACCTTCCTTCTCCCCGGCTCCCCGCGACCCAATCGGCATTCCTGGCACCGGCACCCAGCCCACCCAGGCACATGTGGAACCGTACGCTTCCTACCCATGTGCCAGCCTCCTCAGTACCTGAAGCAGACTGGCTAACTGCGCCGCCATGTCCTCCGCCCTCTCCAGATTGATTTCCCATTCCCGCTTCTCTATACCCCGGTCCGCCACACGTTTCGGTCTTCCTACCGGCCCAGCTTTTCTCCACCACCGCGCTTGTTTGCAGTCCGGACAGTTTTTGGGAACCCCACTCGGCTTTCCCATTTGTGCTTGCATCTGGCGCATTTGCAGTCCATACGGGACCCATATTATACGGGACCCGTTTTGTTGTCAATACGGGAACCGTATTTATTTTTGTCTTGTCAATACGGGAACCGTATTTATTTGAGGCGGGCCGGAGAGGGGATCAACCCCGTTCTCGCCGCCTCGCCGCCGGTCCCTGGTAGCCCCTGTGCAGTCCCTCACTCCCCTGCCCCTCCCCCCTTGGGGTAGGTAGAGCAAGCCCCAAAACCCTAGCGCCATGGCGCATGGGTTCAGATGGGTGAGGAATTATATCTCCCATGGAATGAGCAACATGCGTGAGGTAACTCTTGACTCGCATAGTAGTATGAGACGTGCCAACAAGGCACAGGAAAGAGAGGCAGAGGAGAGATGAACACCACAGCACAAACCACAGCACAAACCACAGCACAAACCACAGTATTCGCGGCACTGGACAGAATGACGACCAGCCGTGTGACGCTAGTGCAAGACATGGAAGGTAACTGGCAACCGTCATGTGGGACGGACTCTGACAGACTGCGGGAGATGGGAGTCACGTTCGGGATGGACGGAATCAGCACTGCGGCATTGGATGACGTACTATTCAACGTGTCGGAGTATGGGTATTGGCTAGAGACTATCCCGACAGCGGACAAAGGGGGTTGCTAGCTATGTTTACAGCTACCGACCACGCTAGTCTGACCTGGAAGCAAAAGGCGGACAGGCTAGAAGAACTGCTCAATAAAGCTAGTAGGCTGGCGGATGAGATAAACCGGCATGAGGGTATGCCTGCTACCCTAGAACCTTCAGACGTGCATTTGCGAGTTATCTGTCAGACACATGAAGCGGTGTACTTGAGGCTAAGTGCTAAACTACAGCGGCCAATTGACGGCGGATGCGATTGCGGGAAATGTAGCGGAGTCCCAATGTGGGATACGCTAGTCGTTCCCACGAAATGGCTCTCCGAATGGGCATACACCGTACACCTACCTGATGCGGCCATTTCAGAGTTCAAAGAACACACTATTAAGCGCGGACTCGCCAGATCACTGGAGGTATCCCGATGACTGGCCGAATCCGCCGCATCAACCCAGAACGCTACTACGCTACTGACGCATCACGGCAGACCTTGACGGTTGCGGCCTTAGACCGTGGCCACGGTTACCAGAAGCGCCGCAATCCAGCCAGCTTGCAGGAGCTTAACGACACAGACGGCTGGATACCGGATCTAGCGGAGTCTGAGAGCTCCTACCTCGGCACGCTGGCAGACCTTTGGCTCTTAGCCCATGAAACGCGCTCCGCCATGCGGGACGGGAGGAGCTAGCCATGCTGGTACTCATCGGCCTAGGCTTGCTCATCACGGCTTACGCTGTAGTGGAACGGATTCGCGCGGCAAGTCGCAAACGTCGCATTGTGGCGCGGATTCTAGGGCAGGATTGAACCATGCGGCCTACGGTCTTCGCTCTGAGGACCGTAACCAGATGGCTCAAACCATCACAGCTTGCATTCGGCTGGAAACAACCATGCAAGCCACAGGAGAGAAAACACATGGCAACCACACAGGTAGCACCGAAGACGGCTGGAGTTAGCTTGATCGAAATGCAGGCACAAATGGCCGAAATGCTCGCAGCTATGCAGGCACTGAAAACTGGCACTCCAGCGGAAAAACCGGCATCGGTCACCCCTCCCGCGCTAGCACCTAAACCCACGGTCGAATCGCGCAAGAATGGCAAGACCACGCACGTAACGCCATCGGCCAAAGAAGTCAGCGTCATGAACCATTGGGGCGATTCTATCGCTGAGGCACGCATCCTAGCGGGGAAACTGGTACTTACGCTCTCCCTGCCAGCTGACGGTAGCGTTTCGGCGTCCGGTAAGTCTACCGTGCATCAGAGTGGCGCGGTAGTTCTGTCGGATGGCTCCAAGCTGACCTTTTCGCGGTTTACCAAGCTGTAGACTCTGCGGACACTCCCGCGTTTCACCAAAGCCCCTGCCAGCCGTCCAAACTGGCAGGGGCTTTTCATTGCCCTGCCATTTGCGCGCATCCTGCCCTTGCTGCGATGCCCTGCCAGTCTGCTGTGTCTGATTACCCTGAAACGATTCTGGCCCGGTTATTCGGCCATCGGCCAAAAACAGTCTAAGATTAGACTGCTGCCGGACATCTGACGCTACGCGCTGAGATCGCACGCAATACAGCACGCGCTAGCCTGTAACGTCAATCACTTGGATCTTAGAGATACCGGGTTTCGCTGGCTGGATTGATAGCCGATAGGCTATCACCAAAAAAAACACTTGTCTACTAGAACTAGGCGCAAGGCACTAGCGCGATACCCCGTCAGCCATCACGATACGGGCATCGGACTAGGTTCGCAAAATGCATGCCGATAGTTGAAACGAAACGAGTTAACGTTTCTATTGACAAGATTCCGAATCGCCCTGACAATTGATTCGGCACACAAATGCCAGCGAATCCAATCACATACAGGAGAGAATAACGTGAGTAACACCTACACGGGAATAGACTACGGTCTAGGCACGTCCAATGTGGACGCTGCAACCGGCATACGCTATGGCGTAATCAGCCAACACAGTGTCAACCTTGACGCATGGGCGGAAGCCGAAGCCGATTACGGCGATCCGCATTGCCCGAAGTGCGGCAACGAAACGTGCGCGTCCGATTCGGATTCGATACCCGAGGATGCCGAGTGGATGGACGGCAAGGATCAACGGCGAATGCCGTATGCACCTCGACATTGAACTAGGTGAACCTTTGGGTGTGGAGGTGCGCTCATGACTATCTGGATTGTGACCTTTGGCCGATGCCGCAATGTCTACTACACCTGGTACCATGCGGACCAAATAGCCCGTGCTCTGCGGCTAAACGGCACTCCGTACACATTGGAGGTGTCCCGTGGCGTGGATAACTGGAAAAACATCAGCATCGAACATGCGGATATCTCATGGAACGGAAGCCGAATGCTATTCCGCCAGTGTCAGGCTGTTGACGTTACTCCGATCCGAAAGCCGGGATGGTGCGGCGTAGACAAAACGCGATGCGGAGCGGACGCGATGTATTTCGTGACTCGCACTTCGCTGTTTTCGGGCAATACCTACACCGATGCCATGTGTGAGCATCATGCGTCCCAATGGGGACTATTACCGGAGGTGAAACATGCCCAAAGTTAAAATTCTACCCAAGCGCTGCGATTCCTGTGAACTACTCCGCATTAACGGCGTAGTTTGTCACGAAATCGGTTGCCCCAACATGGGCGCACGATGGGAGAACGGCGAGTGGGTGAAGTACTACACGAGCGTTTTCAGGCGGCAGTAGAGGAATGGCGGCTGGATGTCTGCCGCGCGCTCTACGAGGATCTGGAAGCGGAATACGAGTATCGTACAGCGGACGCCCAACTGATCGAAGACGCCGAAGCGAACGACTGGACATTCGATGAGTACGGCGAACGCGAAGGTTAAACCCGAAGTAGTCCAATATTTTACAGGAGAGAAACATGCCAACGAAAACGAGCAAGTCCGCTAAATTGCGGGACATCAAAATCGATCCGGCGAAGCATGCCGTGCGGTTAACCACAACCCTCAACCGACTCAAGGCCGCTAACGCTTGCGCTGGCCGCTACGCGCATCTAGTCAAGTGCCTAGGTGGCGTTTCGTTCGATCACGATGCGCCGATTAACCTTCTCACAATCCTAGAACATAACGGCACGGAAGACTGCCTCTGGGCGCTATGCTCTACAGCGGAAAATTGCGATCAGGTCGCTAGGCTTATGGCGGCTGATTTTGCCGAAGTCGTCTTGCCGCTGTATGAAAAACACTACCCCAAAGACTCTCGCCCACGCGATGCAATACGAGCCACGAGACAATACGCTCTCGGGAAAATACGGGATGCCGCACGGGCTGCCGCAGGGGCTGCCGCATGGGCTGCCGCATGGGCTGCCGCAGGGGCTGCCGCAGGGGCTGCCGCATGGGCTGCCGCACGGGATGCCGCACGGGATGCCGCAGGGGCTGCCGCAGGGGCTGCCGCATGGGCTGCCCAAGCCAAGATTATCAAACAGTACCTACTGCCGTAGCACAGGAGAGAACCATGTCCGAAACGAAACGACTTGCAAACTATTCCCGCGCGGCCAAACAAGCCGCGTACGACTTTAACAACCCTCACGGAAACCGCCAATGCCGCGCTACAGGTTACCGTAGCGCAAAAGCGCAAACGTTAGCCGACCGCCTAGGGTATGGACTTTGATTTTTCCGCTTCGACGGCTGTACAGGCCCGGCTGGCTACCCTAGCCATGCTGGAGCGCCGCGAAGTACAGCAGCATGGGCGCATTCGGACTATCAGGATGCGGTTTGGAGGTGCGAAGTGAACATCGACAGCGGAGTAATCGACACTCTAGAGACTT